CCTTTTTTGAAGAATGTACCGAAAGAAAAACTTTTTGTACCAACCGGAGGTGTTCAACACCGTATCCGCATCTTACCGCCTTGGAGTGCAACAGGTCTTTTTGCTCGTTTTGCAAAGACTCATTGGCGCGTAGGTGCATCAGGCAAAGCTTTCGTATGCCCTGATATGTGGGAAGAGGGCACTTGTCCTTTTTGCAAAACCTGGGCACAGATCCGCCAGCAGTACGATTTGTACCAAGTTGACGTACTCGCCATACGTGCGAATCCGAGATATTATTCTAACATCATTAATGTCACTGAACCACATAAGGGCGTACAAGTTTACACCTATGGTAAGAGAGTTTACCAAATGCTGAAGGGTATTCAAGACTCTGGTAGCTTTGGTGACATTACTGATCCCATCAATGGCGTGGATCTGATACTTCAGCGTACAGGTCAGGGTATGCAAATCCAAGATGTCATCTATCCCATACCACAGCATACACCGATCCAGAATCCTGATTGGCTGGACCAGCTGTACAACTTGGATGACATTTTTAGCTTGCCTGATTTAGAGGATATTGAGGCATGCCACAAGACGCATCCTTGGAGGGTCTACAATCCCAACGCTGCAGCTGGAGCGCCAGCCAGCATTCCAGTATTTACAATGCCTCCACCCGTTGCTCCTACGCCTTTTGCTCCTCCAGCATCTGTACGATTTACACCGCCTGTGATGCCGGCTGCCACACCTTCCTGGCCTCCCGCTCAGCCTTCTCCTATAGTTGTCGAAACTGCTCATCCTGCTCAGCCTGCTCCTGCTCAGCCTGCTCCTGCTGCAAGCACCATGAGCAGTATTCAGTCTTTGGAAGATAGGATTCGCGCCAAGTTGACAGCAGCCAAACCACAGTAAGGAGATCTATGGCACGTGACGATGTTATTGAAAGAACAGTCAAAGAGTTCACTAAGAAGTTTGGTGAGGGTACTGCCTGTACTTTGACTAAGATGTTCGCCCCTGAAAATGTTAAGGGATTTGTACCCACTGGTAATTTAGCCATCGACTGGGTTATCGGCAGACCTGGTTTCCCGTTGGGACGCATTAGTGAAATTGCAGGCCCATTCTCCAGTGGCAAGAGTTCAATCGTTGCACAGGCCATAGGCGCAGCTCAGAGACAAGGTATTGTCTGCGTATTAGCTGATACTGAGCACAGCTATGATTCCTCATGGTCTAGGCGCTTTGGGGTAGATCCCGAACATCTGATTTTGCTGCAGCCTCAGCATCTTGAAGCTCTTTTTGATGAAATTCAGTTTGTCATTGAGGTTGTTAAAGAGGGGAAGGATCCAACGCCAATGTTTATCGTAGCTGATAGTGTGTCAGCTACGCCAGCGTCTGCTGAACTTGAAATGGAAGATTCGACAGGTTCTCAAGCTCGTGGCTTACATGCCAGGATCATTTCTCAGGGTTTGCGCAAGCTGAGCAATTTGATTTGGAATGAGAGTGTTGCTTTGCTATTCGTCTCCCAGTTGAAAGACAATCCTGGCATCATGTACGGTACTAACAAATCAAAGATTGGTGGCCACGCAATTGATTTTCATGCAGGCCTGCTTCTCGAAACTCGTAAGCTAGCTCAAAAGAAAGGCGAGGGAGAAACTGAGAAGATCATTGGCCAAACCATCCAAGTCCATTCCACGAAGAATAAATTTGTCCCTCCTTTTAGGACCCGGACATTTGATCTTTTCTTTGACTCTGGTATCCGACCTAAAGAAATTGCCCTAAGTTTTCTCAGTGATCCAGATTTGCTTGGTAGGATCAAAGCCGGCGGTGGCTGGTATGAATACGACGGCAAAAAGTACCGTAAAGATGAATTGGCAGCGTTACTTGATGATGCCATTATCTCTGATACCTACAGGTCCTTGGGTTTAATTCAAGTCCCTGCATCAGAGCAAGTACAGAAAGTGATTGAGACCAAGAAAGAGGCGACAGTAGTATCTCCCGCACTTAAGGCTGAATTAGCAGATAAGTTTCCTGTTGTTGATTCTAATAACATTAATCCTTCACAAATTATTCGTGCTGAATCACCTAGTGGAAGTGCACCAATTGTATCTTCTGTGGAAATCGTTGCAAAGGATGACACCGGTACTTTAAACACTACCGTTGTTAAGCTTGAAGGGGTTGTTTCCATCAAGGATCTGTAATGCTATCAGATGAACAAAGATCTAAGATCGCTAAGCGATCTAGTGCCAAGGGTGGAGAGTATGAACGTCGAGTTGCTAAACTCATAGCTTCATACTTTGGTATGGATTGGGGTAAAGCCTTCTTACGCACTAAGCGTACTACAGGGGGTCAACCACATGGTGATTTAAAGCCTATCGACGATATGTACATTGTATGGAAGGGTGGAGGTTATGGTTCCATTGAATGTAAGTGTCGCAAGGAATGGGGCTTTAATGAGATTTTTAAGAATCCACGCAAATGTACTGTCTTTGATTACTGGGTTAAAAGTCGTGACGACACGAAAGATGAAAAAACAGTTGTAATCTTTACCAAGGCCGGTGTAACAGATTACATCTTATTCCCACTTCAGCAGGACTTTATTTTTCATGGTGCCTTTGCGTCCTTTGAAGCTGAAGGCAAACGCTTTATGATTACTACTCTTAAAGACTTCCTCAGGTTTACCTGGCCTAATGAACCAGAACACATCTCCCAGGGTGACGAATCGGGAGCTTAATGCTATACTTATGAGGTATGGCAAAGCAGCCGGATCTCGAACGTAGGCGTAATGCTTATCGCCTCTATTTACGTTGTCGCAACCTTTTACAGGTATCCAGAGAGTTAGGAATACCAGCGGCAACCTTACACGTATGGAAAAAGCAAGAGGATTGGGATGCCAAGATAAGCAGGGATCAAGAATTACTTACTCAGGCCCGTTCGGCTATTGCCCGTGCCCAGCAAAGTGCTGAGACAGCTGACCAGATAAATGAGCTTAAATTACTTGATTTCCTTGAGGGAAAAGTAGCAGAACTTCTGGTCACTGAAGAAGTACGTCCTACCAGTTGGAAAGATGTTCTAGACACTGTTAAGCTTGTTTCCCACCAGCGTCGTTTGATTACTGGTGATCCCACCGAAAATAATACCATTGAGACATCAGCAATGAAAGAAAAAGATCTCGACGATGAGATCATCAAATTACGCCGAGCCTTGGCTGAGGCTGAAAATAAGCTACCTGTCCCTGCAGATATAGTACCCGCGGAGAAGGAACCACATGAATGAGTTCCTTCGACGAAAAATTTAGGTTATATCAGCTTCTTAAAGAAAAGACAATTCGTCGCGCCCGCGAAGATCCTGCAGCTTTTATTCGTTACGTATTTGATTATGAAGCTACTACCATGCACGAGACATGGCATAGTTTTATGAATACGCATCGCTTTGGTCAGATGTTGGCAGCTCGTGGTAGTGGCAAGAGTGAACAGGTTACTGTTGGCAGGGTTCTTTGGGAGATCGGTAAGAATCCCAATCTGCGTGTCAAGATTGTTACTGAAGCTGATGATCGTGCACAAGATCTCATTGTACGCATATCAACGACTATTCTTGAAAATGAGAAATTTAAAGAGATCTTTCCTAATTGTGTTCCTGCTTCTCTTGGTACTTGGACTAAGTCTAAAATTACGGTTAGACGCAACGTGGCACATACAGACGCCACTGTTGAAGGTTCTGGTGTATTGACGTCCTCAACTGGTGGCCGCGCTGATTTAATTATATTTGACGACGTTTCTGGTTATCGTAATAGTTTGGTTTTCCCGCGTTTACGTCAGCAGGTCAAAGAAGCATTCCATTCAAATTGGCTTAACATGTCTGACGGCGCTGCATTTCGTTGGTACATGGTAGGTACACCCTGGCACGTAGAAGATGTTGTTTCAGAGATACGTGCTAACAACATGATACCCAAGTGCCGTGAATACTGGGTTGGAGATAATTTTGAGTCTCATTGGCCAGAGCGCTACGATTCAGAATACTTTAGAGGCAAGTTAGCTGTTTCAGGTACACGGCATTACAACAGAGCATATCGTGGAGTAGCTCTCACAGACGAAGAGTCCTGGATTAATGCAACGGCTGTTGACTCTTCACGAGACTATGAGTTAAAAGCTTTCGACGTTATTATAAACACTGAAGTTATCAAATTCGTCGGTGTGGATTTGGGACATCGGCCTGGCGTCGAGAATTGCCCCTCAGTGATTTATACTTTGGGTCGAGCTCCCACTGCCAAACGTATTCCATGTGAGATTCGTATTCTTAGACGCAACGAGCCATTAGAAACTGCCCGCTCTATAATTGAGGTATGTGAGAGGATGAAACCTGCCAAGGTTTATGTTGAAAACAATGGCGCGCAGAAGTATTTAGTCGACATCATTCAATCTCTTGTACCTCAGTTAGGTTTGCCCATTGAAGGTTACTTTACGGGCAATCAGAAGTTGGATGTTAATGTGGGAATACCCTCATTGATGGCAGAGATTGAAACAGGTCAATGGAAGATTCCATTGGGTGCTGGTGGTGATCATGACAAAGCCTGTCAGTGCTCTTTTTGTTATTGGATGCAGGAAGTTAAAGATTATCCAAACTCACATAGTGACGCCCTGATGGCCGGTTGGCTGGCATTAGAGGCGCTTCGTAAAATAAGCGAACGTAAGGGCGGCGGTTTTTCAGTATGGAATTACAGGACGTAGGTGGAGTGGCATGATCTACGACGCACGTGGCAATGAAGTACCTGCTAGCGATACCCGCTTTGATGCTGAGCCTCTATCAATATCTAAAGCGCTTCCCAATGCTGCCACACGTGCAGCAAGTGCTGGGACTTGGCCTTTTTCATATGCAGTGCATCCCCAAACTTTTGGTCGCCTAAGTTTTAGTTTGTTACGTGACATTTATGAAATGTCATCTAGCGTTCGACCCATTGTGGATGGTCTAGCTCGTGAAGTCGCATATATTCCTTGGAACATTGTATTTAAAGATAGAATGTTCCATGATCCCCAAGAGGTAAAAGAATATTGTACTTTCATGCAGATGCCGAACTTGGATCGTGAAACTTTGTCTACCATAATGACAAAGTTTATTACTGATTTATTGGTCATAGGCAGAGGTGTCATACAGAAGGTTAGGGATTCTAATGGAATACTGCGGGAATTGCTGGCCAAGGATGGCGCTCTTTTTGCACCTAAGTATGATGGCTTCGGTATCCTCTTGGGTTACACTGAATTTGAACGTGGCACCATTACGCCTACTATGGTGCATCCTAAGGAAGATATCATTTTTAGGAATTTTACACCTAACACTTATCGACCCACAGGCACACCTATAATTGAAACCATTGTTAATGAAATTTCATTGTTGATGCTTTCTGTTAAGACCATTGGTTGGACTTTCTCTAATGATGAAATTCCTCCTGGTGTATTAGCCATCGGCAAGATTGCAACTGAAGCATTGGAACGTGCACGTGCCTCTTTCGAAGCTGGCCGTGGTATCAATACTTCTAGCAATCAGATGAAGGTTATTGATAATGTTGAGGGAGAAGTTAAATGGATTCAGTTCACACGACCTTTCCGTGAATTGCAAGTTGCAGAATTAATCCCCATCATTGAAAAAATCATAACTAAGAACTTTGGTGTCTCTGCTGTTGAATCTGGCCTGGCAGATGCCTCACAGGGCACAGCTAAGATCGCAGTCAGTGCTTCGCAGTCCAAATTAATTGGACCTCTAATGGGAATGGTATCTGAAGCCATTACTCTAGAAGTACTAGCAGAGATGAACCCTGATGTGGAGTTCACTTATTCTAAGGTCCCTCAACAAGATTTTTTGCCACAAACACAGGCTTGGATTCAGATGTGGCGTAGTGGTTTAGCTTCGCGTAATCGTGCGCTAACAGCTCTAGGTCAAATGCCTGTAAAGGGTGGGGATATATTTACTGTGCTCCTTGGTAATGAAGTTGTACCTCTAGATGAAGATACAGGCCTACCCATTTATCGCAATCCTACTCCAGGTACACCCCCTGCAGACCAAGCTGCAAATCGAAATCCAGGTAATCAGCAACAGCAAACAGCAGCTGAAAAGGCGGATGAAGCTATAGCCATTGAATTGAATCCTGATTTCTTTGAAGAAGTGTTCGACGTCGAAGACGATGGTAGTCTTGAACATGCTAAACGAAAAAGAAAAAGACGCCGCCTTATCAATCCTTATTAAAAGGGTTCCTAATGTTCAAGCTGCTAAGGATGCAATTGTCCCAGACATAGACATTCCTGAATCTATTCGTCCTGACAAGCTTGGTATTACTGCCCCGTTAGTTATTCCTGAAGGCGAAAGAGTTGCTTATGTTAAGATGCATTCTCTGCGCAAGACCTTTGCCCATCAGCTTTTGCTCCGCTGGAATAAGTTTAAATTGGAATATTTGCAAACACTTGACAAGGCATTGGACAAAGAGCAAAAGAATGTATTCCAAGACATGGTCAATGACTTTAGTGATATTGCCCTTAAGGCTTTTCAGCAGGGTGTCAACATTGGCAACGGTTATTTTGAAGAGCAGTTCAAAGTACGCGGCTTAAACGAAAAGCAGCAAGCCCAGCTGGTTAATAAGCACTTAGGTATTTTCGAAGATAAGTCCTACAATCTTTTTTACAAGGAAGCTGCTTCTGTTATAGACGGTGAAACACCTGCGAAGCAAAAGAGTCTTCTTGACGGCTTTGACCGCTTTCTATTAAACTACGCTAATGTAGCTGTAAGCATTGCTTATGATACTTTTACACGGGGGATTTCGCTTCTTAACCGCTCAGTAGGTGCAGCCTTTAAGATAGGTGGTTTAGGACTGCCCACTGATCCTGTTAAAGTTATTTGGGTACTAGCTGAGGATGCTACGCATTCTATCGATTGTGAAGCCATGGCTCTGGGGGTTGATGGTGATGGCTCTGGTATATGGGATGCTCGCCAATTAGCTGAGATGGGTTTGATGCCCGGTTCTTCTCTTTTAGATTGCGGCGGCAATTGTCGTTGTCATCTATCATCATATGTGCCATTGGATGCAAGCGCTGCAAGCTGGCTTGATAGTATGACTGAAGCCGCTCCAGTTCGTAATGCCCTACGTGTTCAACCTAACTTAAGTAGTGGCGCTTTACGTAAGTTGCTTGAGACTGAGGGTATAACGCTCAATATTGCTGATGAAGAAATTTTTAGTTCGATTCTGGCTAATCCCTTATTACGTCGGAGGGAGTTATGGAAGGAACTAGATAGCTTCACCTTGAAGGTGGTGGAGGGTGAAACTTTTGCAGCTGACGGCTTAACTGTTGTTCGCAATCGTGGTAGTCTTGGTAAATTACCAGATACTATTGAATTGGCTGTTACACTGCCTAAGGGTAAAATATTCACCAGCCTAACACAGTTTGAAAAAGATGAAATTGTACGGGTGGCAGCCCATGAGTTTGGCCACACGATTGCTTTTCCCCTAAAGACAACTGTTACATCTAATATTCTTGATAAGGAAGCAGCTACTCTACTTATTGACACTGCAGGTCGCTCCTTAGATGCTGCCGTAGCTCGCATTAGTGCTAATTTTGAAAATGCTGTCCGTGCTATGTCAGCTTCAACGATGACGTCTCAGATGCGAAAAGATATTGTTGTAATGAAGACCTTCCTGGCAGATCCCCAAAATCTGATTGAGTCTATTTTTGACGCTGTTCAGAAAGATGTCCCTTTTGGATCTGTAAGCGGTCGTGATGCTTGGCGTATGTTGGAAAATGCCATTGCACAATATTCTACTAGTACGCGCCTGTTGACAGCCTATCAGCTACGTAGTTCTAATGAATATCTGGCAGAATGGCTTTCGGTATTGTTTACAAATCCTGAAAGAGCAGCAGTACTTGATCCTGATCTGAATAAGCTTATGGCTAAAGTGCTACCCACCTTCTTTGATTCAGCTGCTGTCCGGCGGGCATCTACTCTATTACCTGATTCCTTGGCCTTGGCCTTTCGACTAGATGTCCCTACGCCAGGCGGTTTAACACCGATAGCACCTAACGTAATTGACTTCGGTTCTTTAATTGATAGTTTTATTTCTAAGTCAAAGCGTTTTACCACTGAAGCAGTTCAGAAAGATTTGTTAAGTGTTTTAGAATCTAATCCGCTGCTGCAGCGTTCTGAATATTTTAAAAACTTAGAGGTAAGTTTTGTGGATCGTATTCAGATGGGTAAGATGTCAGGTTCACGAAATAACATTGGTTTTTTTGATAAGGGCATTTTCACTGTTAATTTTGATTACTGGAATACGTTAACGAAGTCTCAGAAGCAGGCAACATTGGCTGATGTGATTGCTGAACAGCTCTGGCGTGACGCTAAGCCTCTTATTAAGACAGAAATAAAAGATGCTTATCGTAAAGATTATTTAGGTCGTACTCTAGATTATTTACAAAATAAGGCAGGTATCCAGCGTATTGGTACTAAGATGGTAGCTGAAATCAGAGCTACTGCTCTGGGAGTTGGTGAAAAGAAAGGTGATTTAACTTTTTGGACACGGAACTATGAGCAGTACTTTCAGCCAGTGTTAAAGAATATTCCAGATTTACCACTTATGAATCTTGACAGCCTAGCCAGTCCAAAGGACTTCTGGATGTCCTGGTTTCGGTTATACGTGACACAGCCGTCTTACGCAGCGTATTATAGTAGGGACTTGTTTGAAATTTTAGGGGCTCAATTACGTCTAGGCGTTTTAGGGAAAATGTTTAATTTTTTAGGGGGTTGGAAAACATGGCATTAACGCCAAGTGAAGAAAAAACACTACTTCAGTCCTTTGCCCGCCTAGGTCAGGTTTGGGGTGTGGCACGTAAGGGTTATATTGCTACTGTTAATGGTGCCATTGTTGGGACCTGGGCTTGGAATACATCTAAGATGCTCATTAACCCCAATGACAAAGAATTTACTAAGACCATTCGTGGTTTACAAAAGTCAGGTATCTTACATCGCGTACCTGTTCAGGGTCCTACTTTAAAGGATTTTGATCAGGCAGAAGCTGTTTCTGATAGTTCTCGCCTTGAAGCGATGCCTCTTAATCAGGCTAACCCTGGCCTACTAGATTATGCGTTAAAGCAGCTGGGTTATCTGGTTATTGATTCAAATCTTCCTGTTGCCAATGGAGGCGAGTAGTGGAAGAAGATATTGTTTTAGATGTGGATCTACCCCCAGATTTTGAAGGCGCGTTAGGCGCTATTCAACCTGTTGGTTTCTATATCATTGATACACCTGAATTACTAGAACTGGCAGGTGTTGGCGGAGCTGTAGCAGCAGTGGCTGCTAGAGCATTGTCTGTGTTTCAAGGCGCAAAAGGTTTTTGGATTACGACCCGTTCTGGCGCCAGAGTTTTTATTTCAGAAGAAGCGGCTGCCCGCTCAGCTAGTTCTGCACGTGTCACTGCTAATGGAGGCGTTAGTGAAAGTGAACGTCGTATGGTAGCGGCTGCCTTTAATAAATTACCTGAAGGCGTCCGCAAAGAAATTAGTGCAATTGAAGTCTTTGAAAAATCTCCTAATCAACCCATGATTGGTGGCAGAAAGTTAAATGTCCTAGGACAATGGGATGAACAGAATAAAACTCTTCATGTTTTCATGGCAGGAGTTCGAAAGAATCCTGCTGCTTTAGATCATGTGCTAGCTCATGAATCTGGCCATGCAGTTTATGATCGGAACCTGTATCCTATTAGTGCTGGCTCTTCAGGTGCTACTCCTGCTTTGGCATCAGCACATAGGCGCTTTACAGCCGCATCAGTGAAGGAAGGTGGTATTACCGATTATGCTCAGAGTCATTTGACAAATGCTGAAACAGTTGCCCGCACAGGTCAGCCTGCTCATGCGTATAAAGAATTGTACAACAATGAAAACTTTGCGGAGTTCCATGCACTCTACCGCCAGGCAAAGCAGGATGCATCAGGTGCTAACAAATTAGTTTGGGATTTGCAAACAGGTACCCATCCTGAATCAACAGCAGCTTTTCTTGATATTGCTCAGCAGTTAGGGATTTCATAATATGCAAGTTATAAAGCAAGAAATTATTACCACGACTACATTTTTTAAAATGGATCCTGAAACCAAGCAGCTAGTGGTGGTAGCAGATGACTCAGAAGCAACTGTAGTTAACATTATCAGAGCAGATAAGAACGGCAAGATATTACGTAGCACTTGGGGCGAGCTTGCATAGGATAATCCTACATAGTTGATCTTACTACGTTTTACCATTTAAATTAGTTGTATGTCAATTACGCCAAAAAGAGTTGATATACAAAAGCGTGAACTTCCTAAGTATACTTTACTTACCAGGGCTGAAGTTGAATTAGCCCGTACGCTGAGCGGTCACCTAGCCACTATTAAAGTTTTCAAAATAGATGGTCCTGAATTAGCCAGTTACTGGTATGAAGTACCAGGTAGCACTACACCAAGTGACAAGTATTTAGGTATAATGGAGGGTTTAGTAGTCGCGCGTTTTGCTACTGAAGCACTTGTAAACATAGGGCACAGAGCTATGGCACCCATGCCTGCTGATTATGATACGTTGCTTTCTGAATATGGCATGGCACTGGTTGTTTTTGAAGGTGACACTTGGCAGCCTGAAACGTTTCCGATAACCCAGAACACACTTCTTTTATCTGGTGGCGCCGATTCAACACACCTCATGTTCAAGCATCTCAGGGGTCAGACCAACGCAGCAACTTTGTACCATGGCCAATCCACGTTTAGTACAGGTTTGTGGCCGGAAAACAAAGCTTCATCGAAAATTGTGGAACTTGCACAAAAAGTTTTTGGCACAACTATAGATCATCGTAAGATGTCGGCCCGATGGAACTGCAAGCTTGAACGTAAGTGGGCTAAAGCTTTTCGTAACTTCATGCTGGTGACTCAGGCTGCAACCACTTTCCCACGTACACGTATGTGGGTTGGTACTAGTATTGATGATCGTCTCCACGATAGTTTTCCAGACTTTATTGAAGGATTCACCAAAGTTACTGGCATAGAGATCTGCGTACCCAATATACAGACGGGTCGTCGTACGATTATGGGCGACCTTATCAATCTGTCACAAAAGGTGCATCCTTATATTTATGCCTCAACGACGTCCTGCCAGCTACCACGTTATTTAGGTAAGAAGCACTTTTACTGTGGGTCTTGCCATTCCTGTTTGCTTCGTTTGCCTGCTGTTGAGTTTGCAGGTGACCCCCGTTTCAGTAATTTTAACAAGGAGTTAAAACTAATTCCTCACGAGTACAGTAACAATTACTGTTATCAGGATTATTACAAGCGTAAGCCTAGTTCCAATGTACTAAAGACGTTTTTTGCTGATTTAGGTGATACGCCTGCCTTCGATGAATTTATTCCGACTCTTCACCATGTTAAGGCAGAGTGGCCAGAATATAGTCTTAAGAAGATACTTTCATTATTCCAGTTTACTCGCCTAATGTCTTATAGTTAGTTCCTTATTCCTGCACGGGTTGCCAAGACCCAACATTCACGCTATTATCATACTCAACACATGAGGTGTCGTTGAGTTATGTTCGTTAATCCAATTCCTTTTACTGCTGAGTGGAATATGTCTGTCGCCGAGATTGATAAGGCGACAAAAGACAGTGTTAGTGAAGTCCTTCAAGGTAAGTGGATAATTGAGGGTTATGCCTCGACTGGTGATCTTGATGCGCAGTCTCACATTATCACACCTGATGCTATTCGTATGGGTGCAGAGTCGTTACAGAAGTATAACACTCTTCTATATAACCACGACTCAAATCGTCCCATTGGTAGGTTGATTAAAGCTGAAGCCCAAGGCGATAAGCTTTTTATCAAAGCTGAGATTTCTAAAACGGAACCTCTTCTTTGGAGCAAAATTAAAGATGGCACGCTTTCAAAGTTCAGTATTCGGGGCCGCATCTTAGACGCAGCCAAACAAGAGGATGCAGTAACTAAGAAAGAAATCCTTGTGATCAAGGGCATGGAGCTTCATGAAGTTTCTGTTGTTTCAGTGCCTGCTAATCCAGCGGCTCGTTCGTTGGCTTGGTATGTTGAAAAGGCAATGGCCGAATTAGATAAGGCAGTTAAACCTAAGCATTATCCCTTTGACCAGTGTATGTCCGATCGTAAGGCAGCTGGTTATGATGATAAAGCGGCTGCTGCCATTTGTGGCGCAATTAAGGCTCGTACGATTTCGCACATGGTTGAATGGGGCATGGCTAAGACAGAAGAAGAAGCCATTGAGATGGTCAGTAAGAAATATGAAAGTGATCCTGTTTATGCTTATGCATGGCAGAAGTTTCTTGATCTGGCTGGCGGCGCTGACAAAGCTGAAGGTGTTATCAAAGATCTTAATGAAGGCAATTTGGGTGTGATGCCGGGGCCCGGCAATGCAAATAAGCGTAGTCGTGGCCAACTAAATCAGGCTCAAAAGAATTGCGTTGGTACACATATTCGTGAAGGTATGCGAGCCGGTAAACCACATGATCAGGCGATCGCTTACGCATATTCAGCCTGTAAAGTTAATAAAGAAATCGAGCCCTCAGGTTCTGTCAAGGAATTCTTTGAAGACCTAGTGGCTAATTTGCCTGAATTAGAAACTCTAGCAAATGAAATTGAACAAGAACTAAAGACAGAAAAGGGGGGTGACGAGGTGGAAACTCAGAAGAATCAAGAACACCTTATGGAGGCTATTAAGGCCATTCAAGAAGCAATTCCTACGCTGAAAGGCGAAGCGAAAGATCAAGCAGAAGCGGTACTTCGTTCTTTGGAAGCCCTTAACGTAACCGTCTACGGTAACGCCAAGAAAGATGGCGAAGGCGAAGATGACGTTGAGAAGGCCAAGAAAGCGAAGATGAAAGCTGAAGAGGATATGAAGACGAAGAAAGCGGCTGAAGATGCTGCTGCCGACGCCCAGAAATCCTTGGAAAAGCTTATCGGCGACCTGCAGGCCCAAGTTAAAGACGGCCTGGAGAAGACGCAAGCCGAAACTGCCAAGATGGAAGCTGTTAAAGCTGACATCGAAAAGCAAGTCGCTTCTGTTGTAGCAGCGCTGGAAAAGCTTCCGATCCGTAAGGGTCAGGGGACTGGCGAGGACATCGACCGCAGCGGCGAGGGTGATAAAGACACCATTGCCGGCTTGGCGAAGTCTGTCAAAGCTGAAAAAGGCTTTGAGAAGTTGGGACCGGGCGATCAATTGCATCGCTTGTTAGCGACTTTCACAGGGGAACGAAAAGTTAAGTAAACGTTGTTGAAGGGGAGGTGAGTGGTAGATATGGGTCCAGATCTTGCATTGTTGCAAAAAGCGTTAGCCGAGACTGACATCTCGGCGTTGTTCAAGATCCCTGAGATTGATCAGGTGATGGTTCAGCTGTTTGATTTCTTGAATCCGTTGCGGCAAAACTTGCGGCGGGTTCCGGGTTCAGGGGATAGCTACTTGGTGTACACTCGTACGCCGGGCACAACTCAGGCTGTGGACATCGACGATGTCGATACTATCACTGAGCAGGTGGGAACTTACGGGGAAGTTACTTTTCCGTACAGAACCATTGCCACTCAGGGTCGTATCAGTCGGCGTGTTCAAAAGACCGGTCGTTCTATTGCGGACCTTATGCGTGAAGAGCTCGAGGCGAAAGCTGGCGAGATTCGTAATGCTGAGGATTATCGCATGTTTTGGGGTAACTACCCCACGGTCAATGCCAAACAGTTCAATGGCCTTGCGTATCAGTTAAACGCTAATACCGGCCAAATCGTGACTGCAGGTACCGACGGTACTTCTGGTAATGATTTGACGACCGCGAAGATGGATCAGGTAATCGATACCAATATTGGTAATCCTGGTTTGATCGTCACGTCGCGTCTTGGCCGTCGGAAGATCAATGCCTTGCTGCAAGCGCAGCAACGGTTTGTTGATCGGACGGAAATCGCTGGTGGATTCCGGGTTATTTCGTACAATGATATTCCTATTGTTGCAACGACTAATATTCCGGATGTTCTCACGCGGCATCCGTCTACAGGCACGATTACGGCTTTGACCGGTGGTTCAACCTCGGCTTTGTTCGTTATCGATCTGCAGGACGTGTTTATGAGTGTCTTGACTGAGTTGACGGTTATGCCGTTGGCGAAGGTCTCTTCGCAGTATGACTTGTTCGACATCTTTATGGATGAAGCTCTCGTCGTACGTGATTTCCGGCACTTGTCGATGTTGTCCGGCATCAGAGCTGTCTAAGCTTAGTGGGGCGGCGGTTGTAGAGGGAGCACTACCTAGTGTGGTGCTCCCTCTTTGTGGTTTTGGTATACTAGGGTATGCTTTACGAATACCAATGCTCTGCCTGCGGTGTGTTTGAACATCTCACGCCAGGCTTTACGGCCATTTCACAGTGTCCCACTTGTAACCGTCCAATTAAAAAGTTAATATCAAAGTCAAGCTTTCATCTCATCGGTGAGCAGTGGCCTTCTAAGGTCAGCTTTCGTAATGAGGTTAACCACATTGAAAAGGTTCTAGGTGTAGAAGAGGATCGTTTCTACAATGCGGGTTACAGGAAGTTTCCCAAGGGGCATCCTAGAGAAGGGGAACAAACGTAAGGAGGGGTTATGCATGTACTGAAATTTACGGTCGATACCACTTACAGGGGCAGCTGGAAAGAGTACCCCTATGAAGAAGTTGTTGAAGTTAAAGACAACATTGCTCTTTGCAATGCTGAGACTTCAAAGATGTACCTTGAATACAGGGGCTTCAAGACTATCGGCCAGATCGACAATGAAACCCAGTTGGAAAAGTTCCTTAGGGATTTGAATAGACCCAATCCCTCAGTTCAGGAACCGCCCCGAGAACCTATTTCTTACAAAGACATGTTGCAGCCCCTGCCCAATGAATTTGAAGCTGGTGGACCAAAGATAGACGTGGGCGAGACCCCACCATCTGATTTGCCTAAGTGGTGGAAGGGTTAAATGCTAAGAGGTTTCCTGCCAGGGCTCACCTTCCGTCTGGATTTTACATTCTTTGACGACGCTGGTGATCGTCTGTCCGTAGGTAACCCTAGTGCCAATGTCTACACCCCGGAAAAGTCCATTTTTTTATCAGATCAATCTCTGACAGCTGTATCAGGTACTACTGGTAAATATGGTTTTGATTTTTATGTGCCAGTTGGCTCAACTGTAGGCAATTGGTTTGCTCTTGGTGTAGGCTACACCCAAGGTGTGACAAGTTTTTCAAGCGCTGTACCTTTTGAAGTTGTTGATGTCACTACCGAACCCTATTGGGTAAGTCTTGAAGACTTACGCAGTTATTTGTTGATTGAAGATGATGATCACACCAAGGACAATCTCTATAAAGAATTACTTCGAGCGTCAATTCAGTTGGTAGAGGCATATACTCATCGTACTTTTGGTTTGCGCGCCTTTGAAGAACTGATCGAAATTAAGCAGACAGATAGGGTAAAACTTAAGAGATATCCCATTCTGACCATTACAGGAGCCACTCCCACTGTTCAGATAAGTCCCTACAGTCAAACACAGCTTGTTACCCAAAGCTTGACGGGCAACATTGTTTCTTTCTTTTATCGTTTGGAAAAAGCAACAGGTATAATGAAGTTAACAGATTCCAATGGTTTTGAGATGGTGTATAATAGCATGTTGTTGGCACTCACCTACATTGCTGGCTTTGCATCTACTCCAGAACCTATTCGTGCTGCTGTTTTGGCCTTGGCTTCTAAGTTACTTAACTTGTCGACGAGTGAAGGTATAGCTACCATACGTCTTAGTGATATTTCCTTTGCTATCGATAATAAGTTATTTGAGGGCCATATTGGAGATTTACTTAAGGACTATGTTGATAGGCAAATCTAGTGGGTATCATATCCAATTTTTTAGATCGACGTATAGATCTCTACGATATCACGACCACCAATTCCCCTACAGGTCAGCCGCTGGAGAGTTTGGTTTTTAATCGTAAGATACGCATATTTTTTAATCCTGATAGGTCTCGTTTTTATCGCCTCTTTGATGTAGGCCAAGTCCCAGCGGATCAATCTTTAGCCATTTCTGAATTAAGAACTGTTGAAAACCAAGTCTTGGTAGTTGACGGTACGCGATGGAGAATCGTAAGATCAAAGCCAGCAGTCTTTAAGACGCGCACATTGGCTTACATAATGATTCTTGAACGCTACCAGCACTAACGAGGCACTCAATGGCTAACAACCTCATTTGCGGGTTTCTAAAACTACGCAATGGCATTTTACGCGGTAGTAATCTTTATAGGGTCTTGCGTAACATGCAGGATTACTGCGATGATGTTTTCATCGTAGATGATGCCAGCTTTGATGGTACCTATGAGTATCTCAAAAAACACATTGTTCCCGAAGATCGTATTCTTCGTGTACCCCTAGATCAACATGATTTCGCCCAAGAGTTACACTGGAAACAGCAGCTCATTGAACGCGTCCACACTGATGGTCCCTATGAATATATCCTGTGGATGGACGATGATGAGGTCTTGGATGCAAAAGGAACTGCTGGAATACGTGACTTCTGCCGTAACAATCTTAGTAGTAAGCTTGATGTGTGGTCCTTTCATTATACACAGGTGTGGCGGAATACTGAATACGCCCGAGTTGATGAGGGTTTTGACGATGGCTGGTTTTATAAGCTCTGGCGGTACTTCCCAGATCTCAGTTTCAGTGTTTCACATGGCACTCACAAAGCCCAATTTCCGAGTCAAATACACAATAAGTTAACTTCGGGCCGTGCTGGCCAGGCTCCGTTTGAGGTCATCCACTACGGAAATGCAGGCATTAATCTTCGCATGAAGTGTATTCAATACTATGGGGGTCTTGGCGGAGTAGATCGTCACTTACATTTTGAGAAAGGAATTTTCCGCAAGGTATCGCAGGACATCTTCCCAGATGGCGCAGAATTGATTCCCGGTGGTAAACCTGAACCATTTACATCTGAACAATGTGAACGTATATTATCTCTAAAAAATCTGAAGCATCTGGAAAAGACTTTTGCTGTTATCTTGCCCACCTACAACAGAGCCAGTACGCTCCCCAGGGCTCTAGATTCCTTGTTGGCACAGACTTACGATAAGTGGGTTTGTTTTGTTCTTGATGATGGCTCAACAGATAACACGGCTGATACTGTTAATGCTTATGTTGAAAAAGATCCTCGTATCTTTTATTTAAGGTATCATGAAAATCGTGGCGGCGTAGCAATGAACGAAATTGGTATGGAAATAGCCGTCAATACTTGTGAATGGTGGACACGCCTGGGTTCAGATGATTGGTTTATTTCCGATAAACTAGAACTTGATGCCAAAGCTTTTGAGACTGCTGAAGCCGTTTACGGGCCTTTTGTGGTACACCGTAATGGTGCTTTTAATGAAGTTGGCAATATGCCTTGCCCTTCTGACATTGTTCTTCCTGGATTCTTGAAGCAGGGCTTTTTTGCTTCCTGGGCCAACTGTGCTGTTAAGTCCTCTGTACTAGTTCGTGTAAAGTCTAAGTTTGGTTCTTATTGTGATCCAGAGTTGCAGAACATGGAAGATCGCCTCTTTAACTTCAGGGTTGCCAAGTTGGTTTCTTGGGTGTGGCGTGGGACTTGTAATGAGGAACTTATTATCAATCCAAGTTTGGAAGCCTGCAAAGTCATCATGAGCAGGCCAACTCAAATTAAGCCTGATGGTGTTTGGAATGTTAATCAGATAGGTGCTTCAGCTAATAGTGACGTTTACAATCGAGATAGTGGAGTTACAACTCGTATCATTGAAAAAGAAAAGGATCTTTAATGGATTACGAAGAACGGACACGTATCTCTTGGGCAAGGGCAGCCACCTTTCCTAGTAATAAGGAAGAGGTTTATCCCGATCACAAGATCGTACAAGAGTTTGATCTTATCCATGGCAAGACAGTTTTAGAATACGGCTGCGGTGCGGGATCAGACGCTATCAGTTATCTTAGACGTGGCAATCAGGTGGTGGCTACTGATATAGTGGCTGCTAATATTGAAAGAACAAAGTCTAACATTGCCCTGTACAATTTGTCTCGTGCTGCTAGCGTTATTAAACTTGATGTTTCACACCCTCTTCCTTTTGGCAATGAACTTTTTGATGTTGTTAGCAGCCATGGCGTTATTCATCACATCAAAGAAGGACCTAAGGTTGTGGAAGAGTTTTACCGCGTACTCAAGCATGGGGGTTTTTGTTATCTCATGCTTTATACAGAGTACATGTATGACTACTTCTTAGAAACCATTAATAATCTTGTTGAGACTCGAGGTATTTCAAAGGAAGAAGCCTTCTGTTGGTGTTCGGATGGAGAAGGAGCACCTTATGCCGTTCCCTATAGCGAAGAAGAAGGTAACAGCATGCTTAAAGCAGCTGGCTTCAGGGTAGTGATTAGTACCTTGTGGTTAAATGACCATTTTAGAACGTTCAAAGCTATTAAAGATTAGGAGAACAATATGGACTGGCATCTATCGCGTATCCCGAAAAAAGCGTATTTTTATTGGGGTACTGAACTGTTTCCCTGGATACGCTATGTCTCATTAGAGACTTTCGTCAAGCATCATCCTGATTGGGAAGTGTTTCTTTATGTTAAACCCTCCTTGGATCGTGTACCTGAAGATACTGACAAATCCGATAACTGCTGGAGCAAAGTAGAAGCTCTTGGAGTTAAGATCGTGGAACTTGATATTGAAAAGCACCTGGGTGTTGACTTCCCAGCTAAGTACATTACGATTTACGCTGACATTTTCCGTTACATTGTTCTCGGTCAAACAGGTGGTTTCTACGCGGATACGGATATGCTTTTTTTTCGTGCTCTGGAACAGAGCCCCTTCAATAATCCTGGTTACGAAGGCAAAGATGTTTTCATGCTTCCGCCGCCATATCATCATTTCCTTTGGGGAGTAAAGGACGCCAGTTGGTGGAAAAAGGTTCTTGATTACCAAGTTAATCATTTACCCCACGAAGGCAGCCGTTTTCTTGACACTACAGCATGTACATGTTACATCCCACAGTCATATAATGACAGAATTCAAATTCTACCCATGACGACTTGTGAAGAGAATTTCAACGCTAACGGTCCTGTTGATGTAAACGCCATTGCACTCAATTGGCATGGCTCTGGCACTTATGGTAAGTACCGCGCCGTTAATGAACAGAACTACATGGAATCAGATCATCCATTGGCCGCCTGTGTACGTTTCTGTTTGACTGGTGCAATGGGTCCGGCTTCTGGCATAGGCTCATTTCAGTGGATTAATAGAGGCGAGTAAACGGTGCGCATTCTGATCACAGGTTCCTCAGGCTTGATCGGTTCTGAGGCAGTTGAATACTTTGATAAATTTCCGGGAGTTGAAATCATCGGTATCGATAACAACTCCCGGAAAGAGTTTTTTGGTGAAGAGGGTGACACTTCCTGGAATCTTAAGCGCTTACAGGAAATCACTAGTAATTTTAAATCAGCGGACATGGACATTAGAGATCGTGGAAAGATCTTTGATTTGTTTGTTAATAAGAAGTTTGATTTAATTTTACACTTTGCAGCTCAGCCTGCCCACGATTATTCTTTCAAATATCCTCTGAGAGACTTTGATGTTAACTGTAACGGCACGGTTAACCTGCTTGAAGCAACTCGGGTACATTGTCCTAAGGCCACTTTTATATACACATCAACCAGTAAGGTTTACGGTGATTCTGTTAATGAAAAACCTATGGTCGAATTAGAAAAACGGTATGAGTATAGTGACCCTCTTGATTGGTTGGGCATTTCTGAAAAGCAACGCATTGATCAAAATATGCATAGTGTCTTTGGGGCTTCTAAGACTGCTGCCGATATCATGGTACAGGAATACGGCAAGTACTTTGGGTTGTATACTGCTTGTTTGAGGGGTGCATGCCTCACAGGAGGCAAGCATTCAGGTGTAGAACTTCATGGCTATCTTTCATATCTCGTTAAGTGTGTTTTAGAACAACGTGAATACCAAGTGTATGGTTATAAAGGTAAACAGGTCAGAGATAACATTCACAGTTATGATGTTGTGCACGCCTGTCTTATGATTTATGAATACGGCCGCACGCAGGAACGTTGTGGTGAAGTTTATAACCTAGGTTCTGGTAGAAATAATAGCGTGTCAGTTCTTGAAGCTTTTGATATTGTGGAAGCCATGACAGGCATGAAGCCCATCTATAAGATGCATGAGGGTAATCGTACTGGTGATCATATCATCTTCATTGCAGATATTACTAAGTTTCAACAACATTACCGCACGTGGGTACCTGTTTATAATCTTGAACGTATTTTTGAAGATATCATTAATGGACATAGAGCACGTAGCAAATGAGAGTCGTTTGGATCAGTTGGCCTGGCGAAGGGGAACATGATGTCTTTATTGCCTGTCGTCAAGCTGGGATAGATATAAAACACTTTGCGATTGCTCAAGGTCACTTGTTTGGTTCAGCAATGGAAGTGGAATTTATTAGTATTGGGGATATAGCCAATGTTTGCAATAATACACCCGCGGATCTTTACATACTCCGTTACCCCCAACAAAATTGGACACTGCCACATGACATGTCCAAAGTGGTTTATTGGGCGTCTGAACAAGGTCCTACTCGTCCCTATGTAGAGGCTACCATAGGTCGTTTTCAGAACGTGGCTGTAAATAATCAAGTAGACGTGGCTTACTTCAAGGCTCAGTATCCTGGTAAGCGTATCTTTTATTTACCCTTTGGTGGGTACAAGCAAGTTCCTCATGTGGCCAATGATGATGCCCATGATTTTATAGTCACGGCGAATTGTCACTATGCTTGTCGTTGTGAAAGCAGTCTGAGACGTTTGAGTGTTGAAAGAATGGTTATACCTCTGCTTAAAGATTACGATATTACAATCTATGGCGGTGGCTCTGATATCCATGCTTGGGATCAGATTGAAGTAGCTATTTCACGATACGCTGGTAGATTTCATCACTGGCAGTATGGGGAAATTCTTAAACGTGGTCGTATGTATGTGGGCATCACTTGGAATTGGCAGCATGGTGGTTACGGTATCCAACTAGCTCGTGCACTGGCGGCAGGTATTCCTGTTATGTGGTCGTACACCGCAGGCATGCACATGGATGGTCTTGTATCAGGTGAACATCTGGCTGTTTCTAATGATGCTACTCAAACTGTGAGTTTAGCTGACTATTACACTTCACACCCTAAAGAACTTGTTGAGTTAGGCAACCGCGGCCAAGAGTGGTTCAATAATAACTGGCGCTGGGATCTTAATATTCGTCGTTTAGTAGAAGAAGTAAATTCCTAGTATGGATACCACACACATACCTGTTCTTCTTCTACTTCCAGTTTTGCTCTCTGTACGGAGGGCCTTAGAACTCGGCTCAGGTGAATTAAGTACTTTTGTTATTTCAAATCCTGACTATTATCCTCTGCTAGAGCACTTTATCACGTGTGAAAATGCTGCAGAAGACTACATGCCTCAGCTTGCAACTCACTTACGTCCTGGTCATCAGGCAATAAGGTCATCTCAGAAGATGGTTCACATAGTAGCAGGCCTGGATTTAAGTGGTTATGATTTAATTTTTATTGATGATTCTACAGGATTGGAAGATAGAGTTCAAACAATTTCAAATATTACAAGTCGTGTAGGTTCACATTCTGTAATTGCGGTTCATGATTTTGAACACATTGAGTATCAAAATGCAGTTCAGGGCGTATTCAATAAGTTCATATTTGATTTTGCGCTACCTTACACAGGTATTTTGTGGCAGGAAGCATCCTTAGATGTTTCTAAGTTTCAGGAGTATAATGTATTAATGTGCCATCTCTATACATCTTGTGGCGTGACCCCCGCAGAATATTACCATAACTACCTAAAGAGGGTTTTAAAGTGGATGACATAGAAGCTTTGGTTGTGTCTTGGTATTCACGCCCAGATATGTGGGAAGCTAACTCTCAGACCTATCCCAAATCCCCTGGTTACATTGACTGTAGGCTATTGGATGTTCAGTCAATGGTAGTGAATAAAGATGTACTTAATGTAGGTTGCTGCTTTCCCAGTGATGAGTTACAGTTCAGTCATGATGCACGAAAATGGGTTGCCATTGATTTTTCATCTACAATTGTGAGTAGATGCCAGGCAACTATTCAAAGACCCAACCTTGAATTTGTGCATATGAACATGCGTGATTTGAAGTTTCCATCCTTATCTTTTGATACCGTACTAGACTTTTCATCAGGGGATCATGTCTGTGAAGAAGACTACAGGGCTACCCTTACTGAGATTTACAGGGTATTACGTCCTAGCGGGCATTTCATAGTCACCTATGCGAATCTTAATGTTTTTAAGATAAAGGATAACTATGGCGATTTTGGTTATTGGCGTTGTGCCTCTCCTGAAGAAATGCGTGAGATGGTTGAGGTCGCTGGCTTCAAAGTAATCAGGGAAGAGGATCCCACTGCTGACAGAGCAGGTCTCGTTGCATTGAAATAAGGAATGTGCAGTATCACCACTACTTTTTTTAAGATTAGTCAATAAGGAATGCAATTCGCAAGATGTGATCTTGATGGAAAAAACTATTGTAATTCACGGGCTGGGCTATGTTGGACTAACAGCTGCAATACACTATGCAGAAGCTGGTTGGCGAGTCATAGGCTACGATCCTGATGCACGCACAGTGTTAGGTATCAATGCAGGCACACCACGCGCTCAGGATTTTCTAGAGTATCTCCAGACAGACGTAAAACGCTTAGTTGATAGTGGTATGTTGCATGCTACCAGTGTACTTAACAGTGAGGTCTTGAGTTGTCCAGTACATTCTGTCGCTGTTCCTACTGAGAAGGTAGGCGAACCATTTGATGATATTATTATAACCGCAGTTACTACGCTTGTCCAAGCTGTTAATGCTCCTAAACCTTTGATTATTATTGAGAGCACGCTTTCACCCGGGACAGTTGATCGTATTCTTGCAGCCGGTGGCAAAATGGCAGGTCTTGATTTTAATTTAGCGGTTTGTCCGCGGCGTGATTGGTTTGCTGATCGTAAAAAGAATCTTGCCACTCTGCCTCGTGTGGTTGGTGGTGTAACTGAAGAATGTACTCAGCGAGCCATGCGGTTACTTGAACAGGTGACGTCTCGAGATTTGTTATTGCCGACTACTTATTCGGTTGCTGAACTATGTAAAGCACTTGAAAATGCCTTATTACATGTTCAGGTAATGTTCGCACAGGAAGTTTCAGTTCTTTTGCATGATAAAAATGTGAGTGAAGCACTGCGTCTAGCTGGCACTCACTGGCGATTATCTCAATTGCATTTAGGTATTGGCACTGGTGGCAGGTGTGTACCTTTAGGTACCAAATATCTGGTAAATGCCATGAAGCAGAATGGTTATGATTCGCCCATTGGTGGTGCTGCCATACGTTTGGATAAGAATATGCGCGTGGTTATCGCTGAACAAGTTGCCCGCCACTTGGAAGGCTATGAGGAAAAAAGTTTAATACTAGGAATTGGTTATAGGCCTGATTTCAAAGATGCAGGCTTATCTCCAGGTCTTGCAGTTGTTAAACACCTACGCACTAGTAGGATTCAAGTGTCACTGTGTGATCCACTTTGGACCCCAGGTGAATTGGAAGTTTTGTCTCCTGATACACCTATAGCTTTTCAGCCCAATGCCATGTTCAAGGTTGTAATACTAGCAACGGCGCACACTGCCTTTCTAAATTTTCCACTAGATCCTAGTTTATGGGGTAGGGGTCAATACGTACTTGATTGTACTGGCGCTTGGTCTAAGCATCGTGAACTATTTAAAGTCTACGGTGTTGACTATCATGTTATTGGAGAACCTGATTGGCTTACATAGAGGGAACATGCGAATCTTAATAACAGGCTCGATGGGTTTCATAGGTTCAGTTTTAACTCAACGAGCTCTTGATAATGGTCATAGTATAATTGCTCTTGACAATGGAGATAGGGGATTAAACAAAGTCAAGAGATCGCAGATGCATTTAATGCTTGCAAAGAGGGATTGTCGTGGAGGAATTTCAGATATCCTTGAACGTTATCCCTGTGATGCAATTGTTCATTTAGCTGCTGGAACAGGTAGTTTAAGTCGACCTTATGAAGAGCTTATAGATTTGAATATCAACATGACACAGACTCTTTATAGGGACGCATGTGCTTATAAGGTACCTGCGTTTGTGTTTCCGATGACATCGTTGTCGCTGGATTCAGATCTCAAAGATGCCCCCTATGTTAAGAGTAAGCAGGACGGCATGGATTGGTTGCTTGGGCAGAAGGGTGCAACTCGAGTTATCCCTTTCATGTTTTGTAATCAAGCAGGTGGCTACAAAGGATTGACTGAGTATCGAAGAAAAGAAGTTCATATCGGGCCGACGATGTTATATTGCTATTTAAAGAAGGTACCCTTTGTCATCAATGGCAATGATTACAACACTCCTGACGGGACCCCAGCACGAGATTACGTTAATGTTGTTAATACGGCGGATTTCATTCTCAATGAAATTCTTTCAAACATTATTGGCATCAAGGGACCGTATACAAGTCCAATCTTTTTGGGTACTGGTGAAATAACCACAACATTGCAATTGGTTGAATATTTTAGAGAAGTAATCGGACCTCTCGAAGTTCAGATCGGTCCTCGGCGAGCCTTTGATACTGGGTTCATTCAGTGCACTTCTTCTGCCCTCAAAGACTTTTGTGGGGATCGGTTGATTTACGCGAAGAAGACTTACACTGAGGAATGGACTACTCTCTTAGAATTACTGTTACCAAGTCATCCTTGAATATGTTTAAAGTACTTATACTAGCAGGCACTCGGCCTGAAGTTATTAAACAGGCCCCCGTCTATAAGGCTCTTCAAGACTATGCCTCTGTAGCAGCAATTTTTTGTACTTCAGGTCAACATGATGTTTTAGCTGAGCAGGCTCTCATGGCATTTGGTATCATGCCTGAATGTCGTGTTACACTTCAACGTGAAGCAGGTTCAGACTTAAGTGATCTCACCAGTGAATTAGTGTTTAGTCTTAGTAGAATGTTGGATAAGCAACAGCCTGATTTAGTTGTTGTTCATGGTGATACAACAACTGCGCTCTGTGGAGCTTTAGCGGCTTTTTATAAACACATTCCCGTTGCCCATGTTGAAGCAGGACTACGTACAGCTCGTTTTGAAAATCCTTTTCCCGAAGAAATGAACCGGCGTCTGATTGCACAGATGGCAAAATTACATTTTGCGCCTACGAATAGGGCGCTAGCAAATTTGAAGAGTGAGGGCCTAGATCAGCAATATATGTACTGTACTGGTAATACGATTGTTGATGCTCTTCATAATTTTATACTACCAACTCCAGTACATAAGATTCAATTCTTCAATACCACCAGCCAACACCTACTGGTAACTTGCCATAGGCGAGAATCATGGCAGCACATTCGTACTCTTTGTGGCATTGTCACTAACATCGTAGATGCCAATTCTAATGTTCAGTGTGTATGGGTTACGCATCCCAATCCTGTGGTATCAGATCCTGTATTCACACATTTCAAGCACCATCCTCAGGTACGAACTCTACCACCGATGCTTTATACAGACTTTGTGCATTTGATGGCCAATAGTGATGTTATCCTTACTGATTCAGGGGGCATCATTGAAGAAGCTAGCGTCTTGGGCAAAGCATTAGTCATTATGCGTGAAGTAACGGAACGTCCAGAGGCATTGGAACTACCTAATGTGGCTCTAGTAGGATATGATTTTGATAAGTTATTCCAACAGGTGCAAACCTGGCTAGCTCATCCTGTAAATGGTACATCTAGTAATGTGTTCGGGGATGGTATGGCAGGTAAAAGAATTGCACAGTGTATCGTCAATTTTTTAGGGGGAAATAGGCTATGATAAAGTGGAGTGTTGTTTTTTCAACTGAGAGCAAACTGCCCGTTTTCACTCAGAGTCTATCCCAGCTTATTGAATCTGTGGATTCAAAACGTACTGAATTTCTTTTAACTTCAGTAAAGCCCATTGATCCCTTGTATCGTGAGATCTTTGATACTTCTTGCCGCCAGGCTAAGATTACCAGCAAAGTACATGAGAGCATTGATATCAACACTGTTATAGCTGACACCCAAGGTGAATACGTAGCAGTTGTTCGTGATCATGTACTGGTCCCTAAAAACTTCCTATCACGCTTGACCTTTTGTATGGATAATTTCGAGAGAACCTATAATCAGGGTCCTATTGGAATTGTCGGCCCCATAACCAATGGTGGTTCTGGTCCTCAGCGTATTGGCATGCAAGCTAATTTACATCCCCACGACGTCAATGGGATTCAGAAGAAATTGGAAGAGCAGTTGCAGGGGCAACATCCTTGGCAATCAGCTGCAACGTTGGAAAGTTTTTGTTTCATGTTTCGGCGTGACGCTTACAATCAAGTAGGTGCATTTGATTTTACGGTGGAACCAGACTTCGCTCTGGTTGAATGGATAACTAGAGCAATGCGTTTCGGCTGGAAGGCAGCTGCTGCTTCTGATGTTTATGTCTACCGTTCTGATGAAGGCCTTCCTTTGATGGATTGGAATCGCGTCTACAAGTCATTACCTGAAGGCAATCGCATCCCCCAAAAGCTTGCGTTCCTGCATAGGATAAAGCTTTATGATGATTTTGAAAGAGATATCTTTATTGAGTCATTGGGGCATTCCCTAGCTGTTGGCGACGCCGTCTTCATACTTGATGATAATTCACTTGTCAAGATGGGCTTATACCTTAAAGAAGAACGCCCTGATATTTGGAATCATCCTAAATTGGCCAAGTACCAAAAGTATTCACGTCCTCTCGATGAGAAGAGAGACTGGAATGAGTTAATGGATTGGGCAGAAAAGGCAGGTATGAATTGGGCCTTTGCAGTTGACGGTGATGAAGTTGTTGAAGATAAGGTTACCCGCGACTATCTTGAAAGTCTCATGCACCCTGTTAATCCACAGGTCATGGGTTACTTTGTACACCCCTACTATTTTTGGGATAGCTGTTCTAAGTGGCGTATGGATGGTATTTGGGGTGAAACGCATGATTTACGCTTGATCCGTATCAATCCAGGTCAACGCATTGGTGTTGAAGGTGTTCTAGCTACACAATGCGGTTACGTGTCACAATACCCCGGCGAATGTATTCGGACTTCCAGCATCCGTCTAAAGGTTTACGGCAGCGTCTTTGAGGCCCAACGTGAGCGCGTTAAGATCTTACACGAAAAGAATGTACGAGGTGCAACGCCCAATCAATTTAACTACCTTGTAAGCACTTCCAACTGTAGTCTCTACCCCTGGCAGGAAGCTAACACTGTTAGCGTCTACGCGCCTGTTAACAGGGGAGGTGTTTTACTTTATGAATGGCTAGATGCTGTCGTACCTTTTGCGGATGAGGTAGTTATTGGTGATAGTGGCCTATCAGCAGAAGATAAAAAACTTCTAACTGATGTTTGGGGTGTTCGTGTTGTTCCTATTTGGGATAAGCCGGAAGATTTCATGGCCAAAGGCTTTGCGGAATCACGGAATAAGGTTATCAAGGAATGTCGCCAGAGTTACATCCTCCAGTTAGATATTGATGAAAAGATAGAAGACTGGCACAAGGTACGACGAATGATGGATCTGCCAACACACCCAGCTTGGGATTTCCAGGTACTTAATTATCAGAGACCGCCAACACAGCCCGTGTTGACTAGTACTACTCGGCTTTTTCAGAACGCACCGGGTGTACATTATTGGGGTTATTTACATGAAACTATTGATAACGCTGTTCATGAGCTTGGCTGGCGTGTAGGCCAATCGCCGACTAAGGTACTACACTTTGGTTTCGCCATCACACCACCTGCAGAAATGTTCAAGAAGATGCAAAAATACCTTGAACTAAACCTGCGCCAAATGGAAGACTTTCCGGATGACCCTAGAGCTTACTACAATTTGGCCTTGCACTTGGTGGAAGATGGGCTAGTGGAAGATGCCATTAGGGTTTTGAAGATTGCTGTGCCTCTCTCAGGACGTTTTCCCTTGCCCATTATTGAATTGGCAAAACTTTATCTTTTTACGTCACGCGCCCATTTTAATGGCGCCCTACGTATGCTACAACCTAGCCACGCAAGTCATGCAACCTTAGCTCAAACTTGCAAAGACCTGGAACAGGTTACGTCCAATATGAATCACGTCCCAGCAGCTCCGGGTCATTGTCTATCTTTCTTTACAACGCAGCCCAAGAATATGGAGCGGGTAAGATTGCATTGTGATAATATGGAAAGACACATTGAACAGGTCAGAGCCGGCCAGTTAAAGAAGAAGTAAAATCTGCTATCTTAATTCATGGCTCGAAAGCCCCTTGAGGGTTTACGTGTATCTGTTGCGCGCAATATGGTTGGTGCCCTAGAAGAGGCTGCAACTAAGTTGTTTAATTCTGTGCAGCGCAATGCGACCTTGACAGATCATTCACTCGACGATTTAGCAAAGTTAGGTCATCCCTACAATATTCGTAGTTCGGTTTCAATACATTCGCCTTCTTACTTGGTGCACCAGCAGTCGGGTCGCTTATCTGGTGCTTTAAAACTGGTGCGTGTCAACCAGTACTCATTTAATATTGGTATTGAAGAGAGCGCAGTACCTTATCTACTGGCAGTCGTTTATGGCACTCGTTATATGGTAGGCAGGGATTTCATCCGCGGCAGCTTGTTGGATCTTGACGACGATCTACGTAACGTCTTTAGTAAAGCTTTAAGCCTCGGCGTACAACAAGGACCTATAAATGTCTGAATCAGTTACAGATTTTATAGCTAGTTTCAGAAATTTTGTCCTGGCTGGCACTACGGTCTCCGGGCTAGTGGGAACTCGTGTCTTCTCAGATCATCTAGCTACGCTATTTAATCCTGTTTTCCCCCTAGGTACTTTTGAAATTCTTGCTGGAAATCCCAGTGCTGCAGGTATCACAGAAGATTTTGAAATGAATGTTGCTGGCCACAGTGAAAAATCCTATGACGAGGCTGGTAACATTTTTACTGCCATCCATGACACCGTAAAGAACCAAATAATTCCGCCTAGAATTACTGTCTATTCTTCACGAACGCCTGTCAAATTGTATGATAGTAATTCTCGTGTTTATACCGTCGTAGGGAGAGTTCGAGTAGTACGTATTCCTTAAAGTATTAGTGTAAAGTGATTTTTAACGAGCTATAATCATGGCAGCTGTAAAATTCGTACCCTGGCGCTGTGGCAGCTGTCACCACGTACTCGGCTTAAGGTATTCTAATGGAACCTTGGCTGTGAAGTACAAAGATTTGGTTGCGTGGGTCACAGGTACCTATCGTACGGTTTGTCGTTATTGTAAAACGACAAATGAGATTGAAACACAATCACGACTTGAAGAGTTTTTAAAAGATGAAGGGGAGGTGAAGTTGAGTGTCTAACGTACCAAATTACAACACACAAAACATCAGCTTAGGCCCGGGTGTTGCGTACATCGGTGCTGCGGGTACCACTCCTCTCACGGACGTGGGTGCAATCCACGACGATGGGATGGAATTAACGGTTACTCGTGAGTTCCTGGACGTATTCCAGGGCAGTCCTAAGGTTTTGATCAAACGTTTCGTTACTGGTGAGACCGTCGAGTTGACTGTCAAAGGTATCGAGTGGAACCTTATTAACTTGGCGCTCGCGCTGGGTACTGGGGTTACGACCTCGTCTGCTTCGCAGGATACCTATTCGTTCGGTGAAGATCCGGATGCGACGGAAGTGGCCGTCCAGGTTGTGCATTCCATGCCGACAGGACATACCATTACCTTGCGCCTGTGGCGTTCACAGACCGTCGGTGAGTGGAAAACCGCTTTGAAACAGGGTGAGCTCCATAGCTTTCCGCTATCATTCAAGGCTTTGTCCTCGACTCTGACGTGGGATGGGCAGCAGCTGGCAGTCGGTAAGCGGTTGTTCCAAATCGTCCGTCAGAAGCAGTAAGCTGCTTCTGATCTAAAAGTGGGAGAGGCTCTAGAAGCCCAACATGGAAATGTAATCGAAGCAAGTCTCCGGTATCAATGGCTGGAGACTTGCTTTATTTTTATCAAAGGGAGGAATTATGGCTTACGAGAAAGATTTAGGTGCGGTACAATGTAGCAATGGCGAAACATTGGTGCTGCCTCGTCTCACGTTAGGACGCATCATTTCAGCTTCAACGTCCATCTCAGCGCTTATCAAAAAGGTTAAGGAGGTGGCGCCTGACTTGTTTGTTATCCAAGTACCTGAAGCACCTGAAGTTGCCACACCCCAGGCTATAGCTGCATACAGAGCAGCCATCAATGCCCAAGATACGAGTCTGGGTCAACGAGTCTTAGGTGCTTTGCCTGAACTTCTGCCTCAGATTTGGAATGAAGTAGTTGCTTTGCTTGCCAGTTATTTGGAAAAGGAAGTTGACTGGATCAAGAAAGAACTCGACTTGGAGGATGCAGTTAAGATACTGTGCCCTTTCTTCACGAGTATCTTCATGCAGGGCAATCAGGTAGTAGGCTTGTTCAACCAGTTAACAGGGCCGCAGAAGACGACGGAAGCGACCCAAGGTTAAAACTTGAAGATACTGTTGCGGACTTGGTTGACATGTTTGCGTCCGCTTATGGCTGGGGTTTGACTGATGTTTTGAATATGACCTTTCCAGAGGTCTTCAAGCAGCAGGAATCAATGTTACGCCGTTTACGTCGCCTGGGCCAGAAGCCCGGTAACGATGGTAATATAAACTGGGAACATAAAAAACCAACGTTAAAACTACATGATGCACTTGATAATGAATTACTACGTGGTTGTGTAGTCGAGGAATAATCATTGGCAGCTTCTGAACAATATGGTGTAGATCTACAGTTACAGATTGATGCTTTTGAAGCAAACATTAAGAAGGCCCAGCAAAATCTTCTTGATGTTGAAAAGACTGCCGCTGAAGTTTCTAAGAAGTCATCTCAGGACATTAACCAGATAGGTAGTGAATCTGCTACTGGTGGTGTTTCACGGCTAACATCTGCTTTGGGTGGGTTAGCTAAGGTAGCTGCTGTAGGTGGCGGCCTAATTTTAGGTCTAAAATTATTCCGTACTGTTATAGGTGCCGTCTCAGGTGATGATGAAAAAGCTACACGTTCATTTCTAAACTTGACTCGAGGCATGTCCACAGCTGTTGGTAGCGCGGCTGGTATGGTGCGTGCCTTTGCTGGTACGACAGGTCCGTTCGATGCTTTCTTAGGTCGGGTCCAAAGAGCTACTGTTAACACTACAGTTTTCTCTGGTGCTTTAAATAGTCTGCGGGGCAATGATTCTGTTAAGAGTTTTGCTCAAAACTTTGTTACTAACTTTGATCGTATTGAAAAGTCTGTTAAGCAATCTTTGCTTGCCATTCCTGGAGTAACACCCTCACTTAACTTTTTGGGCAAAGCTTTCAACGCAGTTACTAAAGAGACCGCTGCCTTCTTCAATAATTTGGCTGCCAACGGTAATGCCATTGGTAAGATAGCAGTGGCCTTAGGCAACATGGCTACGGGTGCTGTCAGTGTAGCACCTGGTATGAATAAGTTAAGTGGCGTTGCTGGCCTGGCTGATGATGCTGCTGTAGGTCTCGCCAAGGGTATGCAATCCGCCGGTATCGAAGCGGGCGCCCTCAGTGCTGTTGGTACTGGCCTGATAGCTACCATAACAGCCCTCAATGCAGCAATTGCCATTGCTGGTAGTTTGATGTCAGGAATTGGCAAAAGCATAGTTGCTACCACGTCTGAATGGGCCATTGCCTCAGGTAAACTTGATCTGGCCATCACCCAGTTAACAGCTCAGCTTGAATCAGCATCTGCTGCTACAGGTATTTTCTTAGGTACTGCAGATGAGATGACTACGTTTCTTAAGGAATTATCTAAAGAAACAGGTCTTGCTGACACTCAGCTGGTTCAATTGGCGTCTTCATTCTTACAAGTAGAAGGTACTGCTCAGCTTAGTAAAGAACAACTGCAAGAGGTTATTAAGCGCACCGCCATTCTTGGTGCTTCAATGGGCGATTTGGAAGGCGTAGCTGGTAAAGTTATTGGTGGTTTCCAAGGCTTTACTCGTGGTTTAAGTTTATTTTTAGGTTTAGGTGCCCGCTCGTCAGAACTAACCAAGCTAGAAGCTGACGGCCTGCAACTTGTTTCAGGCGCTGCACAAGGACAAGTTGATTCTCTAAAGCGGGCAGCCTTCGCCCAGCAGTTGTATGGTACCTTTGTTAATGGTACAAACGCACGAGTTAAAGCTTACGCCGCCAGCAGTGACAACTTGGTCTTGGCTTTGCAACGCCTACAAGGTGCCCAGAGTAACATAGCTGAAGCTTTTGGTAAAGCGTCAGGTACTTTTCTGGTACCTCTAGTTAATGCCTTCACTAAAATTATTAACGTCGTCACTGATTTGCCTCCAGGTCTGCGTAGTGTAATCTCTGAAGTCATTAACTTAACTGGTGTGGTGCTTGTTGCCATAGGTACTGTACTTAAATACGCTAGCATTTTTGTTCTTTTAAAGAATAGCGTTGCCATTTTTAATGCTGCCCTAACTTTGAGTTTACCTGTCATTGGCAATGTGGGTGTTGCTCTTGGTAAATTATTTGGTAGCTTTGGTATCGGTGGGGGAGCTATTACGAGCTTTGGTGGCCTCGTAGGTAAACTAGGTCTTTTGATCCCAGCTGCCTTCCGTGCAGGTGAAAATGCAATTGCTAGCTTTGTTACCAGAGGTATAGGGGGCTTACTAGGTCTAAGTTTTAGTTTTAGTGGTATTGTAGGCGTTCTTACTAAAGTGGCTGGCGGCATTCTTACTGTGGGTTTGAATCTGGGTAAATACCTGGTTTTTCCGAGTCATCTAACTTTGTTGATTGTTGCCTTTAAAGCTTTGTATGATGCTATTCGTATTGTAGATGTGCAGATTGGCATATCCGCCGCCGCAATTGAGTTTTATAAGAATAACATTGAAGGTAGTACTTTGTTAACTGATATTTTTACCTTTGCTGTTGCCAAGCTTTCACAGGCCATTCAGTTGTTGTCTTTTACTATTGCTTTTGCTTTAGAAGCTGCACTGCTTGGTATTGTAGCACCTGTCAATATTGTACTTAGTGGTTTGACTTTATTGGCAAAAGGTCTTGATACCGTTTTCGGTACTAGTTTGACTAAGACCATTGAACCTATAAATGAAGCTGCCACTGTTTTACAGGATCGCCTCGTCAAGGGCATGCACGATAGTGCTGTAGCAAGTGTCGAAGCTGCAGGACGCCTCTTTTCTATGGATACGTCCTTAGGTAAAGTTAAGAAAAGTTCTGAAGCTGCTGCCATTGCTATGAAAAAGGTTTCAGTTTCCGCTGAAGTCTTAAGGGCTATTTTTGATATTGCTAATAAGGGTCTGGAAGAAACGGCCAAAGGTATACAGAGTAATGCTGACCAAAATGTTGCTACTCTTGATCGCCTTGCTGAAGCTCAAAAAACCTTTGTCAATGAATTCATTTCCGATGAAGGTTATAGAGCCTCACGTGTCTTTGAAATTGAAAATACACTACGTAAGCGTCGATTGGATGTTGCGGAACAGACCCAGACTGAATTGTTAGCTGTAGCTGCTACAGCCCAAGCCCAGCAACTTGCTGCTATTGGGCATTTGGCCGATGCTTCTGATCAAAAGCAGGAAGATCGTATTAAGAAGGAAGCTGAAGTTCGGCAGAAGTTTTTAGAAACAGAAACACAAATTACAACAGATTTCCGTGCTAAGCTTCTGGAGCAGCTTGCTGCGGTACGTGAACAGCAAAACCAGCGTGTACAGATTATACGGGATACCCGCAGTCGTATTAAAGATATTGAAACAGCTTCTGCCAATGCTATATCAGATATTCAACTTCGTCTATTGTCTGGTGAGAGGGCTAATGCTTTTGTACGTGAACAAATTCGTCTGAAAGAGATACAAGCACGTGACGCCGCTTCTCGTGGTGATTTTGAACGTGCAGCTCGTACTGCAGAAGAAATTAACGGCCTAGCTTCTAAAGTTGGTGGTCCAGATATCACGAATGCTCTCGCAGCCGCTGCCCGAGTTGGAGCGGCTGGTTCTATAAAAGAAGCGCAGGCAGCCTTAGACGAACTCACTAATACAGGACATAATGCCGAAAAAACATTTCAGGATTTGTCTTCCGCTGTATTTTTTGCACGTGGCCCTGAAGACATGGCTAAGATTGCGGCCGCCGCTGCCGCTTTCCAAGCAGCTTTACAAAAGGGTGCTGAAACAACCCAGGGTAATGAACAGATTAGTATTTTAGAACGATCTCGTGACTTACAAATTCGAATTCAAGAACAAAGGGCTGCTGCTGCTGAACAAGAAAAAATTACCTTGGAGGCCCAGCAGAAGGCTATCGTTGCCCGCTTGGAAGAGACCGAAGCCAAACTCAATGAATTGCGAGAATCACTATCGCAGCCTATCGAGACGTTGGTTAATTTTTCACCTGAAACTTCAGCAGTAGAAGCAGCCATTAGAGAATTACAAAGTCGTAACATTGTTGTACCTGTAACGTTTCAAACTGCACGTGGTGTCAATATGGAAGGATTCTCAGTCCATAACGTTGAAGACGTGGGTCGTTTGATAAGGGAAAAGTTTAATCCTGGTATCATTGAAGCTGGTTTTCAAACAGCCACGAATGGTATTGCTGGTTCTGTGGGTATTGATCGCTTTGGTGGCGACGGCACTGGCCCCAGTAAGCATGTTCGTGTGGATTTGAATCTTAGTGGTGAAACTACTAGTGTCGACACCAAAGACCAGGCCAGTGCAGATGCTTTGGTGGGTTTTGCTAAGAATTTACAGAACATTAAGAAATCACGGGGCAACTACACTTCACCGTTTTTGAGGATTTAACTGATGGGCATTCCTACCCTTATTATAGGGGCCACAAGTATTACTGCTACCCGGCGATTACCCTCCCAGGCTTTTAATGCAGTTTGTAAACAAAAGCTCTCTGGAATGCGTTCTCAGACTGGTAAGTTGTTTACACAGTTCTTGTATGAGAAATACTCTGTCAAGGTCAGCGGCTTATCTCAGACTTTATATGAAGATTTGAGGCACGAGTATCAGCGCGTAGGTTTCATTGATTTATATTCAATTTCTAATCGTAAGGAGTTGTTTACTGCAACAGGTACAACTCTACAGTTTTTAACAACACGTCGAATTCGCATTGATGACGGCAGTGTCGCTGCCCAAGTTGAAAATCCTCCTGGTACGGTGGTGAATGCCTCTTTCGCGGTATCAGCTGGTGGCACACAGGGTCTTGTAACTTTAACAGGTGGTACTGTAGTGATTGGCACTGATAGTGTAGTGGTTCGCTATTTTCCCATTATCAATGGCCAAATTATGGAGTTTGATAATGGTTATGATTGGATAAATGACCAGGAAACTTGGAACTTATTGTTCGAAGAAGCGTAAATGCTTGCAAGTAATGTGTCTATAATTACAAGTCCTAAGTTGATTACAGCGGACTTCTTTAGGTTGTTTATCAGCTGGGAACAGACGCCTGCTCTTGTAACAGGTGGTACTGTTGTCATTACAAACACCAACACCCCAGTTTCAACATTAACAACCACGATTAGTACAACTTGGTTAACGTTAACTGTACGTCAATCTCAATTTGTTAGGGTAGTCCTATTTATTGACGGTACGGATGTTTCACAATATTTGGTGGGTCGTTTAGAAGTGCACTGGCCGGATGATGGCAACGGGCAATGCACTTTCTCATTAGTTACCCGTAATCCCTTCGCGGATTCACCGCCCTTTAACATAGAATCAGATGTGGATGTCTTTGCTCTATATACTGATCCCGATGATGGCAGTTCATCATCAGTACGCATGTTTAAAGGCAAGTTGTCACATTTTGAATATGTGCCCGAACAAGATGTAGCTAACATAACTGTCCAGGATATGTCACGCACAGTGTCGCGTTCTACTGATAAGTTGAACGTAGATATTTTGGGTGTTGATCCTATTGTTACTGAGAAACTTACTTGCACATCCACCAATATTTTAGTCACCACCCAAGCAATGGATATGAACTCACCTAACCCCCTGATTGGCATCTGGCTTGAAAGTGACACTGGGTTAAAGGTTAACTTAACATCATTGATGAACTACACCTTTAATTCTCCTCAACAAATTCGTTCCTTTAATGGTGGGATACTTAATGTAGGCACTAATTATTTATTGAAATACCAGGTACCTCTTGGAAATTTCATCATTCCTAATTTGAAAAAGTCAGAAGTGCTACAAATCATCGCAGCGCTATCTGGTATCTCTGAACTGGCCAATGAACGTTCTGATCAGTTTGAAGATGAGGTTGTAGGTGTTAATATTACGGCTAACGACGAATTGCCTCTGGATCTTATACGTAAGATCATAGTACCTCAGACTTGGAAAGTCGAATTTGATGAGTTTGGCACATTGAGGATTCGACGTGAATATCTTAAAGCTACTGAAGATTTTACCTTGGATGGCGATCGTGTCATTGAAGATACTTTGTCAATAAACAAGGACACTGACAGTGTTATAAATGATATAACTATTGTGGGCATTGTCAAACGTAATGGTGGTGGGAGCCCCTCAGTACCGGTAATATAATTATGCCTCTAATTGAACGAAAAGTTTTAGGCACAGGGCATGCTGAACAAGGTTTGCCTGCGCCTATTGCATGGACTGGCGGAGAAGTATTAACTTCTGCTAATCCTATCACCTATGTGGACATTCCATTGCCTCAGACTACTGTTTTGAATTCGGTACAGATGGCAGTCAAAAATTTAACAACACCATCAATCCCAGCTGGCTTTAATTTTTATAGTGGTGGACCACCACTACCATTGACAGTAGGGCCTCCTACTATAATGCCTGGTGTGTATTTCTTGGTGATAGACGACTGGCTTGCCCAAAAATGGCACTTAATTGGTTTGAATGAGGCAGTCGAGCGTGCCTCTGTTGGTACTGGTTTCAATTCTGCTCCTGGTGTTTATTCTGTAGCATATGTACAGGGGTTGTTGGGTAGCATTGATATCAATTTCACACCAGTTGGGAATAAACCTAGTTTCTTTTCAGGCAGTTCAACGCCTCTGGTGCGTTACACTGACGGTAGTTACCATTATTTACTTTCTATTTTTCGTCCTTTTTTTAAGGGGCGCCTATCAATATTTATAAATGTAATTTCAGTTTGGTATCCTTTTTCTTTAGACATTCAGATTACAGGATATGCTCTTGAGAATATTAGTTCACAGGGTGTTCCTGATGAACAAATCTCTGTGCGTGTGATTGATGAAACTTGTCAAGAGCTTTACGGCGTACGTCCTGGTAAGGAAGAACAATCTGATTTCATTGAAACCCAAATACAAGCCGCTCGTGTAGGTGAACAAATACTTTGGCAGTCGCAAATGGTTCTGGACTTAAGCGCAGTTGTGCCTATCACCCCAGCGATCCGTCGTGGTTCAACAGTCCGCATAGCGTATCCATCCAAGAATTTAGATGTTCTAGGTTTAGTAAAAAATGTAACACATACCTTTAACACTGAAGCTCAAGGTATGTCAAGTCAGGGTATTGCTACTACACAATGTGAAGTCAAGGCGACAGAGTTTATCTTTAGAACTGCCGGCGGTGAATCTCAGGATGCTGAGAAGTTAGATAAGAGGCAAACCTAAGATGCCTAGAGCTCCTAATCCATCAACCTTAGTCAATGCAATGCGTTCAGTGCAAGGCAGAGAATCTAACTACCGTCAATGGTCTGAGCGTGCAACTATTATAGGTTTCAACGAAGCAACTCAGTCTTACGAGATTGTCGTCAGCGCTGCAGGACCTTCAGGCGCAGAAACCAATAGTGCAAATCGTACTTTGCGGGAAATCAAGTCTCTGTTTCCAACAGATTTGCGAACTTTTAATCCCGGGGATAGTGTCCTTGTTGGTTATGTTTCAGAGAAAAAAGAGCATCCTGTTATTATGGGATTAGGTGATAATAATCCTTATACAGGTACCACACCGGCAATAACATTACCAACTCAAACAGCATCCGCCAAGCGTGTTGGCGGGGTCGGCGGCGTTAATCCAGGCACACCAGGTTCAGCTTGTCCTATGCGCGTCAATGATCCTCAAACAGGATCAACCACCACACTAATGGTGGATTGTTCTATGTTAACACCAGATAGGAAGTTACAGCTTCCTAATATGCCACGTGTAACTTGTGGTGTTGGTGAAATCAGTTGGAGTACTAATGCTACAGGCGTAACTGTCTCAGGTGCAGGTACTAATGGAATACTTGGTGAATTAGATCTTGGTCCCAACACAGGTGTTAATGTTACAGGTACAGCATATAAAACGGGGCGGTATCACATTTGTAATGGCGGCTTCAATGCCATGGATGTCAAGTCCTATGGTTGTGCTGATCAGATTTTAATTGATTGTAACAAGTTTTTAGCCAATAGTAACAAGTATGATCCCACCAGCTGCCACTATTGCGGTGAAGGCGATGTTGCATGTGCAATTGGTGATACCGCAGACACTGCGATAGAAACGAATGATCCTGAATTTGGCACAGGTTCAGCTTGCGTGGCAGCACGCCCATGCAATGCCCAGGGTACAATGTGTGATGCTAGAACAGCTCAGATGATACTGGACGGTTGTAATCCTTGTGGCTTGGCATTGAATAATAAGATCATTACAGCTACAGATGCCAATGGTAATACTGTGTCAATAACTATAACGGTAGCTACGTCATGAAGGTATATGCACTACGGCGCAAATCTACACAGGAATTTTTATTTCCAATTATTCTTGGCGAACCCTATAGGTGTCCTGAAGGTGAGGATCCTCGTGACTTTGAGGCTGTGGACATTTTAATACCTACAACTGAGGCAGAACTACGGAAACTGGAAAGTTCAGTTATAGATGTTAAATTAGAAAAAATGGCACGTCATTTAGGCATGACTGCCGCAGATCTTATTGAGAAGGCTGCCACTGCTTTCGGCGTTCCACCTTGTCAAGGTTGTCAGTTACGAAAGCGCATACTTTATGCTGTGGATCGTCTTGGTTGGTGGGCTGCGGCTCGTATGATACTGAAAACTGTTATGGGCAAGTCTTTAAATGCAAAAGAACGTGGGCTGGTGCAGGGCCTGTGGTCCTAGGCTAAAATAAGGATTCAGCTATGGCATTACCAAATCTACATTTTTATACTACGGCAGGTCTGACATTGTCTTCTCTGGACTTTGGTACGCTTGCCGCAGGATCTGAAACGGATCCACTACAGTTCTATCTCTGGAACAATAAAAACAGTACGGGTCTCTTTGTTGATGATGCTCCTACGCCTCGTATCAGCGTATTGGACTCTCTTAATAGCAAGGCCGCTGATTTTATCACCCAGGGCTGGGTCCTTGCCCGCTCATCAGGTACCACTAATCCTGATGGTATTTTAAGTTTCTTTGATGACCAGCAAGCAGTTTATACACCAATTACGGACATCCAAGACTTACAGGTTGGTGCTATTCCAAATAACTGCGGTCGTTCCATTTATTTAAAGGTACGAGTACCTGCTGATGCACCAACACAATCAAACTTGCAGATTCAGGTAGTGGGTGGTAATGCTCCTAACGTTCAGCCCCTTCCCTACTTTTTTAATCGTGCATTTGGCGACGGCGTTGTACAAGAAGCAGTAGCAGATGCTTTTACTCCTTATTACTTGACTCAGATTGGTACTTACAGCATAGCTGTGTTGCTATCAGGTGCCTATGTTGGTTTAGCGCCTATTCGTGATTATCAGGTACAAGTTGTAACTGCTGGGACGCCAGGCGCCGCGACTTACAAGGTATCTAGTGATAACGGCAATACTTTCTCATCCACACTAACATCAGCCACGACAGGTTTTACAAATCTTGTCACTTCAGCAGGACTTACTGAAGGCTTGCAGCTAACTTGGGTAGGCGGCCGTTTGGCGTCAGGTGACAAATGGAATGTGCATGTTGATACCAGACCTTTCCGAGTCATTGGTGGTGCATCCAATTCCTTGACCGGTTACGTTGGAAGTGGTAATGCGCTCATTGCAAATAACAGGGTGTATCATACCAAGCCCACTACTTTTTTGAGCTTAACAGCTTCAACACGTACATTTTTGTTCTTAGGCGTAGACGGTAGTTTTACGACCACTGTCACTAATTATAATGCTCAAGCTGGCAAGTTATTAATGGGTTGGTGGGATACCAATACTCTTGGTGTTACTAACTTTGGTAATCTTTTTAATTATGTTAGTCTGGGCCAAGATGCTTTTGATGATTTCTTGCCTATGTGGTCTTTGATCAATGGCCGCAATTGGTATTATTTTCAAGGCCGTTTTAAGAAATTCAATCAAACAGTTTACCTACCTAGTCTTACTTCACTGATTGGTAGTTTGACCTTGACCGCAGGGATTACAAATTACTTGTATGTAGAACCCTTGAGTGAAGCTGTTGTAACTGCTCCCGGGGATTTCCCACCAGATGCTATTCCGTTGTTTGAAATAGGCGTGGGTACCAATTTCATCAATGGCGTTATTGATCGTAGAGCTCGAGTAGGATTGGTGGCGCCATCATTAAGAATGCAAGCATCTCTGACCACAAGTTCTGTAAATGCTAATGCCACTTCATCTTTTGATTTAACAGGCTTTGTTAATAGGGCTTTGGTCCGTAAGTTAATTGTCGATGTTAGTGGCGGCGGTACTGGACACACTGTTTCAATTTACACTAACGCTGCAAAAAATGTATTGGAATACCAGGCTGGCGGTTTGTTAGATCCATTCACAGATTCTTTCCCGTGGTTCCATGAAGACACAGATAACACCAAACAGTTGCATGTAACTATTATGAATGGAGCTACAGCACAAACATTTAATTTTCAGTTTGATTTGGAAAGGTTTGCATAGTGGCCTTTCCTGTTATAGCAGCAACTAATACTTCATCCCATACTAGTAACACTACTAGCCACACTATAAATTTACCCTCTGGTATCGTTTCAGGTAATTTGCTGATTGTATTTTTTACTTGCGGACCCCCTAATAATGGTGACGTGACTATTACCTGGCCTGCAGGTTGGAACATACTCTCTGAAACATTTTTAGCTGGATCATTAGGTCATAAGCAATCAACTTATTATCGCCGTGCTGATGGTAGTGAGGGTTCTACTATTACAATAACTACTTCTGCTCTTCGTGTATCAGCGCATGGTTCTTACCGCATTACCGGGCACCATGCAACTCGTAATCCTGAAGCAGGTGTGGCAGCCACAGGATCAAGTACCAGTGCTAACCCACCGTCATTAAATCCTTCAGCGTGGGGAACTGAAGATACTTTATGGGCCGCATTCGGTTCAGCGGAATCTGGCGCAGCTCAATTTTCAGGTTTTCCTAGTGGTTATACATTAAACCAGCTTTCAGTTTCAGGTAATAATGTCCAGTTGGGTGCCGCGGCAAAGCAGTCACGGGTAGAATCAGAAGATCCTGGAACTTTTACTAATCCAAATGCACCGTGGATTGCCCAGACATTTGCCGTACCTCCTGCACCGGATGATACTGGTACTCGTACCCATCCCGTGCAACAGGCAGCTCGTATATTTCCTAATCCGCCAGCGGAAAGAACTTTTCCAAAGGTACCTACTTTAGTTTAGAGGTAAGGCATTTATGACTAAGATTAAACAAAAAGGTAAGTGGTATGATTTAAGTGGTCATCCTTTAGTTGCTTCATTGTTGTCAAATGTAGCGGTACTTGGTGCTCTCGGTGGAAGTGTTTGGGCTCTTGGTGATCGTCCTCCTTGGGCAGGCATTCAACGTGTCAGTAATATAGAACAGGCAAATATGTTAACTCGTTATAGTCAGGTTCTAGAAGCCATAACGAAATTGAAAAATAAGAAAAGAACTTCAGAGGAGCAGCAGTGGTATAATAGTTTGCTTCTTGAACAAAAAATCTTAGCTTGTCAATTGAAACTGGAGAAATGTTAATGGCTTATTCTCAAATCTTCGAACGCGTTATTAAACATCATTTTCTTGTTGAGGGTGGAGAAGTTGATAATCCCTATGATCCCGGTGGTTATACTAAGTATGGAATTGCACAACGTTATAATTCTGATGTTGATGTTCGTGGTTTGACAGAGGAAACTGCCAAGGCCTTGTATTACGAGCGTTACTGGAAACCTCTTGGATTGGATGCTATTTCAGATGAAAGAGTGGCTGCTGAGATGTTTGACCAGGGCGCCGGTCCCAATGGCATTTCAGTTGCTATTAAAATAGCGCAAGGCGCTCTTAACTTATTGCGCGTTTCTGTTAAAGTAGACGGTGCAATGGGTCCGATAACCGCAGCGGCCTTGAATGGGTATCCTCATATTGATGCCTTAGTCAAATTAATGAATTGTCTGCAGTTCACTCATTTCTTAGTTGGTAGTGCAAATGTCGAAGAAGTTATTCAGATGGCTCGAGAGCGTTTGCCTCAACTAAAAGAGTTTATGCGTGGCTGGCTGAAGCGTATTGACGCTAGCACGTGATTGTTCTTGGTGCTTACCCTAATATGGTAAAGCATGCTGTCAGTTTCATTAACCTCACAAAACATCAGAGTATTATTAAAAGGGGAAATTCATGGGTACAAAATGGACTACTAACGAAATTGCTTTGCTTCGTAAACATTACAGCATACGTGGTCCAAAAGGTCTACAAGAACTCTTGCCTGGTCGCACAGCTGCAGCCATTGAAAATCAGGCCGGTTCGTTGGGTTTATATTTTGAAGCCTCTCACAAGACCAATACAATAACTGCAGCAGCAGCCCTTACCCAAGAAGAAATCGATAACGTAGCCAAGCAAAAGATTCTTAAGTTTTTAGGTGGTGGCAAGCATAAGGGTCTTATTGATGTTTGTAACCACCTTGATAAGTCTCCTGCCGCAATTCAGAAGTATCTCACTGAACTCAAAAAAGAACATTATAATATTAGTCTTAAACCCGAAGGTGTTTCGTTGGCGTCCGACCCCCTACAGGGTGGCAAACAGGTTATTGATGTTGAAAAGTACTTCGGCAGCAGTCGTGAAGTTACTTTTGGTGTCATCAGTGACATGCATTATGGCAACGTCCATAGTCGTGAAGAGCTCATCAAGCTCCAGTATGAAATCTTTAAACGTGAAGGCGTTGAGATTGTCTTTGAATGCGGCAACATGATTGATGGTGAGCTACATCTCAATCGTTATGAACTTGTTGCTAGTGGCATTGATGGGCAAGTTAACTATTTAGTCAATCATGCTCCGCGGGTTGACGGTGTCACCACGTATTTCATTACGGGTGACGATCATGAAGGTTGGTTGGCCCATAACGTAGGAATCAACATTGGTGCGCATATTCAAGATTCTTTTGAGCGGGCTGGTCGCACTGATTGGAAGTATCTGGGATTTCTTGAAGCCGATGTTGAATTTAAGACCAGAGAGGGTGGCGCATGCGTTCGGTTAGCCCATCCAGGTGGCGGGACGGCCTATGCTCTCAGCTATACCCTACAGAAGATAGTTGAGTCCCTACAGGGAGGCGAAAAACCGCACGTATACCTTTCTGGTCATTACCACAAGATGGGGTACTGGATGGTTCGTAACATTCACACCTTCTTGGTTGGTTGCATGGAAGATCAGACGACTTTCATGCGTAAGAAACACATTGAAGCTCATCTTGGCGCTTACATTGTACGCATGACTTTGGCGCCGAACGGTACGATTTTAAAGATTCTCCCAGAGGCCTTTCCATACTTCGATAAGAAGGTTTATCAGGTCAATGGTGATTATAATATGCCTGGCTTGGAAGTAGTCGAGGCAAAAAAGAAAAAACCAGCACCTGTTAAAACGTTCTAAGTGGTGGAGGGGTCAGATGTCGCAATTTTCGGATTTGATCTTTAAGCGTACCTATGCTTTTACTGAAGACGAAACGTGGGAGCAATGCGCTAGGCGGGTATCACATTTCGTTGCCCAAGCAGCGCCACAAGAATGGGCAAAAAGCGAGCTAGAATATCTTTTCTACAAGGTAATTTCCACCAAAAAGTTCATTCCCGGTGGAAGGTACCTTTATTCAGCCGGCCGTAAGATTCCCCAGTTAAATAACTGTTTCTTGTTGCGAGCTGAAGATAGTCGTGAAGGTTGGGGTCGTTTAGTTGATCGCCATGTTAACGGCTTGGCAACTGGTGGTGGCTGTGGCACCGAGTATTCACAGATACGTGAGAACGGTGCACCCATCAAGGGTTACGGTGGCACAGCTTCAGGTCCCATATCATTGATGGCGATGGTTAATGAAGTCGCCAGGCATGTACTTGCAGGTGGAAAGAGACGTTCTGCTCTATGGGCAGGTCTCAATTGGCAGCATCCTGATATTGAAGCTTTTATTTCAGTTAAGAACTGGTCAACTCAGATGCGTGCCTGTAAAGAGGCAGATTTTAATTTTCCAGCGCCTCTTGACATGACGAATATTTCAGTGGGTTTAGATGACGACTTTTTTGCGGAAGTGCATAAGAATCCCAAGGTATGGGATCTCTATTACCGCATCTGCAAATCAATGTGTAAGACTGGCGAGCCAGGGTTCTCTGTTAATTTAGGGAACAGGCGCAATGAAACGCTTCGCAATGCATGTACAGAAGTCACGAGTGAATTCGACTCAGATACATGTAACCTTGGCTCCGTCAATCTCAGTCGTATTAGTGATCTTGAAGAATTAAAAACTGTGACTGCCATTGGTGTGCAGTTTTTGTATTGTGGTACTTTTTTGAGCTGGCTGCCACATCAGGACTTTGTCAATGTTCGTAATAAGCTTCGGCGTATTGGTATTGGCTTAATGGGCGTGCATGAGTGGTGCTTGAAGAATGATTTACCCTATGCCCCTAGTGATAAGCTGGACCGTTGGCTATTTGAATGGCGAGATGCCTCCGCTGAGCAGGCAGCAAATATGGGTCACATTTTTGGATCAGACACCATCCAGCCAATTGCTGTGCGAGCTATTGCACCTACAGGTACTATTGGCATCATTGGTGAGACAACCACTGGCATCGAACCTATTTTCTGTGTTGCCTATAAGCGTCGCTTCCTCAATGGTGCAGACGGCAAATGGAAATATTCTTACGTCGTTGATCCTACAGCTGAGCGCTTGATACAACAAGGTATCAAGCCAGATGCCATTGAAGATGCTTATGAGCTAGCCCATGACGTTGAACGCCGCCTTAAAATGCAAGCATTCGTTCAACAATACGTTGATCAGGGCATTTCTTCAACCATCAATATGCCAGCTTGGGGTGAACCTGGTAACAATAATGCCAAACATTTTGCACAGACTTTATTGAAGTATCTCCCCCAATTGAGAGGTATTACTGTTTATCCTGAAGGTGCTCGTGCGGGCCAGCCTATCACACCCATGAGTTATGAGGAAGCTATAAAACATAAGGGTGTTGTGTTTGAAGAATCTGGTGATCGCTGTATTGGTGGAACTTGCGGTGTTTGACATGAACCGTCGCGAAAAACCAAATGCCAAGCTCGGTAAGATTACACAGGTGGATGAAGGTGTTGCATTAAGGTATCACAGGCGCAAAGACGGTAGCGTGGTTATGCACACCATCTGTTGTGACTGTTGCTTAGTCCATCTTGAACAATACATTGTAAATAAAAATTATATCTCCGTTAAGGTTTGGAGAGTGGATAATGCTACCCGAAAGCTCAGAACCAAATTTAAACGTCAAGTGCTACGAGATCAATCATGAAGCTTTGTATCATGATTTGATGCTGTTCGCAGACTATGTTCGTTTAACGTACAAGGAGAAGCCTCGCTTATTTGGCGTACCCCGTGGAGGCTTAATAATAGCTGGCCACTTGGCACATATCCTTGACATCAAAGAAATTCTTGCCTGTCCAGTTTCACTCATGCCTTTGATGCGAAATCTTATGAAACCGACAGATCTAATTGTTGAAGATATCTATGATTCAGGTAAAACGTACCGTGAGATACGTGAATATGTGTGGCCTGAAGTACGTGTTGTGTCCCTTTATTGTAAGCGGGATTATCCTGAAGATTGTGAGGGCCAATCTCAATTTATAAGGTCACTTGACGTCGCACCTGATACCTTTGTATTATTTCCATGGGAGAAGATGGCTTATGAGTACTATGAAAAGTTTAAGCACAACAGGTTTGTCCAAGGTTGGTGGGCACAAAGCTGATGGTGGCAAATTAGACTTTTCGCTACTACCTACTGTTTTATGGCATCTTGTTCAAGTTTATACTTTAGGCGCTATCAAGTATGGTCGAGGTAATTACAAGAAAGGAATGAAGTTTAGCAGGATCTTCGCGGCTACATGTCGTCACTTATTTCGCTGGTGGTGGTTTCGTGAAAAGTTAGATCCTATCGATGGCCAGCATCATTTAGCTTCAGCTGCCTGGGGTTGTTTAACATTGATGGAATACGAAATCATACACCCTGATAAAGATGATCGTGTTAACGGACCAGCTGATGAACTAATAACACTGTTTCCTGAAAAGGGCATTGATTACTTGGCTATGATTGACGTTAAGGGCTGGGAAGATGACGTACCTATAAAGGTAAAGCTAAAAAGTAAGAAGAGGAAGAAGTAATGGAACGTAAGGAAGTTTTTGAACTGATTGATGGCGAACGCACCTACCAGGAAAGATTGTGGAACGGTTCCACAACAGTTTTGGGTAATGAACACAGGAACAAGCATTCTCTTGAGGAATGGTTCTTGTATATTGAAGATTATGTCAGTGAAGCAAAACACATTTTATCACGAATTGCTTCGCCTGACTGTGATCGTGAGGCTTCTTCAATTATGCGCAAGGTGGCAGCCTTGGCAGTTGTTGCACTTGAACAACATGGCGCAGAATCCCGAGGTCTTCCAGTGCCTGAAATAATTAAGGCCCATGGTATAGCAGAGATGAAATGATGATTGATTAGATGCTATTTGAATGTGAAATATTTAACTGTTTCTGGCATGATCCCCGTTTCTGGGTAGCTTCAGGTCCAGCAATATTTGGTATGTTTTTGTTTCTAATCATGGCAGTAAAAAGGAGATTGTGGTAATGACACGTACTAAGGAATGGTGGGATAATTGGTTCTTACAGCTGGCGGCTTTTTACTCCACCGCTTCAAAAGATCCTAGCACGAAAGTAGGTGCTGTACTCGTTGAATCTAGAACTAATTTGGTGTTAGGTCTAGGCTACAACGGTTTTCCACGAGGTGTACAAGATACACAAGAACGTCTAGAAAATCGTGAACTCAAATATAAACTTGTTGTGCATGCTGAGGTTAATGCCATATTAATGGCCGGTAACCGTGCCAGGGGTGGTCGCCTTTACGTTTATCCTAGTTTCATGCTCCCACCCATTTGCAATGAGTGTTGCAAGGTGGCCATTCAAGCTGGCATCTCAGAAATTGTTGGCTTCATGGTTGATGAGCAGGATGCTCGTGCCTTGCGGTGGAAAGATTCTATTTTGATTTCAAGAATGATGTGTGATGAAGCTGGCATAGCTTACCGTGGAATTCCATTACAGGAAATAGGTCATGGTGGATAATCGTAATACCTTCCCTCAGTGGATTGCTGTTGATCTAGACGGAACATTGGCATATTACGATAGCAATCGAGGCCTTAGTCTTGATTATATTGGTCCACCTATTACGTCAATGCTTGTAAGAGTTCTTGGTTGGTTAAGAGAAGGAAAAACAGTCAAGATCTTCACCGCCAGAGCTGCTATGCCAGAACAAATAGCATTAATACACTCGTGGTGTAAAATTAATCTTGGCGTCGAACTAGAAGTTACTAATGCTAAAGATCCAGGTATGATAACGATGTACGATGATCGTTGTGTACTCGTCGAACATAATACAGGTAAGATCCTGGCATTCCCCAGCATTATGCACATAGACACTGACGCTTGTAAAACTACAGGTGATTGATAGCTTGCTACCTTTTAGTGTAAGTTATATAATTAACCCATTAACCTAGGAGGACTCGTTCCATGAAAAAGTACTTAAGTATTGTTTTTGCTGCTCTTTTTGTTTTCGTGTTCACAGGCTGCGGTGCTGTCTCAGCTGTAAAACAGCAAGTCGTCGACAAAGTGGTCACCCATGTCGACGAAGATCTAACTCAAGTTAGCCAAATCGCTGCTATCGCTGACAAACAGGATGTCAAGCAGTGTTCTGATTGGTTGCAAGTTACCGTTGGTAGTTTAAAATCGAATACTGAACTCGCTGATAAGCTCGACGCTATCGACACTTCCGGTAATTTGATGGCCAGCGCTTTCAAAGATTATTTGATAGCTGAAGCCAGTAGAAACGCTGGTCAGGGTCTTATGGAAGAGGTTAAGAAAAACTTTGCCTCGAAGTGTGGCCAAGTCCAAACTCAATTGACAATAAACTTTTTACGTAAGGCTGCCAAAGTCGGTGCTGCTAGTCGTGGTAATGTCGGTGCTCTTTTGACGCCGTAGTCAAACACGCTTTTTACTGTTATACTTAAGGGACCTTGAGACATTGCCCAAGGTCCCTTTTTTGTTGTAAGGTAAATTATGAGCGTACCCGCAGCTGGCGAATCATTACCCATTGATGTCAACTACCGTAGTGGTGTTGGTGGTGTCGAAGCAGAAGACGGCGAACGTGTAAGAAATTTACGTATTCGCCGAAACAGTGATCGTTTGCTTGTTGAGTCTGGTCCTGCTGCAACTAGCTTATTACCTAGTGAAATTCTTATCGATGAATCGGGTACAGGTTTGACATTCGCCACTGCTTTAAAGTGGTTAGCAGTGGCGAATGATGATCTTACAGACTCAGTCTGGGTACGTTTGGATTCCTTGGTAGGTTCTACTGTATCTGCAACGTCTTTTAAAGTAGGGCCTCAAGAACTGTTTGATTTGGACGTAGATCGTATTAAAAGTGGGATAACTTCGATCTCATTGAAAACTTTAACAGGTACTGTCGCCACTTGCCGAGTTATGACAGGACTTTAGGAGACAAGATGCAGCTAAGTGAATTTGTACGCACTAGGGTAGAAGATGCCGTGAATGGTGTATTGACGTCAGCTCCTCCCCAATTAAAAACAGGTTACAAGACAACTGAGTTTGGAACATCGACAAGTCTAATTTCTTTTCTTTGTTTCCAAGCCTACAACACAGGTGATCCTCAGTGGGCTTACATGGCCACTGCTGTCACTAGCGTATATGTTTTAGCTCGAACTTTTGCAAAGCGGAGCTAATTAATGGGTGCTCCTGTTTTAAGTAAGCTGGGTGGCAGTGCAGGGGGTAGCGGGACTGTAGCTGTAACTAACTTCCCTGCCGTCCAAGCTGTTAGTGCTGTTGATCTTGACATACGAAATCTTTCTCATAGCCAAGACTCCATTCGTATTGGCGATGGCACAGATCTTGTTGATGTTTTTGATCTCACTAACAGTAATCCTCTTGTTGTTGCTATTGTTGATGGTGCTGGTAATCAAATCACCAGTTTCAATGGTAGCAGTGGCATAACGTTTCCAGCTAGGTCATCTGCAACAACTGTAGATCTTGTAGCTGGGAATAGTGCCAACCTGGATAGCAGTGTTATCCCCAACTTAAAAACAGGTAAATTGATGAAAATAACTCTTTCATCTTCAGTTGCTTGTAAGTGGCTACTTAAGACGTTTGATGGAAGTGTAGAAACTAGTTTTGACATCATCTATACTAGTGGGCTACAGGGTAAGCCCACAGAGGCGTGGGAAACTCCTGATCCTTCCTTTATACTTCAAGTAGGTACGGGTGGTACTCAACTATTCCGCGTGGCAGTTACTAACTTGGATCGTTCCAATGCCGCGGATGCACATGCAACATTTTATTGGGATGAGGTTACTACATAATGGCTGATTTAACGACAAGTAGGCGACCAGTGGATCCTTATCCTGGTGTGACACTGAAAGCAAGACGCATTCAGTTAAACATCGAAGCGGTTAAGTTGGACATTTCCAGAGCGGAAGTTGAAATCTTGGAACATCTCGAAGTGATACAGCAGCGAGAAGGAACAATAGTTGTTCTCCAAGGCAAAGTGGCAGAATTAGAGGCGGCTTTAAACGATTCTTAGTGGTGGAGGGGTAGGACGATGGCGGATCAAAGATCATATTATCAGGGTCTAGATCTTGACACCGGCGCAGGCACGGATCGAGTTCTGGGTGTTAATCTAAGACTATCAGCGGATGGAGGTGCAATTGAAGCACTCGGCCAGAAGGCGATGATTTCATCTCTTCCGGTGGTCATTGCTTCAGATCAAACAGTAATTCCTGTTAATTTAACAGGTGGCACACTTACAAGTATCATCGGCACTGTAGGTGTTAACACAGAGTTGCCAGATGCAGTTGCGCTAGGTGATGCTACGGCCAATCCAACGGTTCCGGGCGTTGGCGCCTTTGCTATGGCTTACAATGGCGCAACTTGGGATCGTGTTCGCAGTGCTAACACTGGTCGTTTGCAAGTTGACGTCATAACTGGTGGAGGTTCAGATACACCAACCAATCCAGTTAATGCCTATGTGACTATTTCAGGTCTCACAGCAGGCAGTGCTGATCATCTTACCACACCTGAGGCTGCAGGCAAGAAATTGGCTGCTGTTGAGGTTTGGTCCTCTGTCGCATTTAAGGCTTTCTTGCACACTGTGGATAACAGCGTGGAAAGCACCAATCCTCTCGTAGTTGGTGGCGGTGAGGCTTTTCAGCCTTTCAAATATAAGCCGTCCCATCGTTCTTATATTACTTTGGGAACGACTGCGGGTTTGGATGCCTTCCGTATGAAGGTTACTAACCTGGACGACGCCAACGCGGCAGACATTTACGCGACTTTCCATTATGAGGATTAATCGTGGCGGACAAGCGCGACTTAGACGTTAACAATATTAGGGTTGCCGGCGGCACTCTCTCCATTCAGGGGGCATTGCCTGCCGGCACTAGTAACATTGGTTTTGTTACCGTTGCTGGTGGTACCATTACTGCAAGCGGCAGCTCTGCAGGCACTACTATATCAGTACTAGGGCCAGAAGCACATGATGCTCCTGTTGCAAGCAATCCTGTATTGAATGGCGCAATTGCTAATGATTCTGATGATACTGCTCCTCCTAATAGAGTAAGTACTGAAAGTGATCTTGTTCGTCTAGTTGCTGATAGAGACGGCAGCCTTCATGTTCTACCCTACGGCCCTCAGGTTTGGGATTACCATGAAGACAGTTCAGCAGGACAATCTGCGGTTGTAGTTCATGCTGCGCCAGGCGCTGGCCTATCTTTGTATGTAAAAAGTGTTACTTTTGCACTTGGTCAAGCTACAAGCATGAACTTTTGGCTCACAGTCGGTACTACCACTAAAGTACTTGGGCCGTTCTATCTTGAAGACAAGGTTGGTCGTGGTGTGCACCTCCCCTTCCTGCAGCCAAAAAAGATAACTGTTAATAGTGACTTACGCATACATACCAGTGCTACAGTTACACATTCAGTAGACATCCTCGGTTTTACAGGTCAGGGGTAGGAGGAAATATGATTGAAATTGTTTTTGATACCCCCAATAATTTTACGAGGTCAGATAAAGTACCTGCTTCGGAAATTATAGGCTTGATGAGTGGTTGGGACTTCGATCTTAAGGACAACATCATTGTCAATGTTGCCAAAGACAATGTCTCGCCTGTTGATGGCCAGACCAATGAAATTCTAGATGTTACTGATAGTTTTGGTAATATTTATACCAAAACAGCTGAATACTGTTTAGGTCGCAACAAGGCTGGTAGTGGTGTTGTTGTAGCTCAGTTTTGTGCCCGTAATACTGTGGTCGCACCTAATACGACTGTACTTCAAATTACAGCACACTTCAGTTCAAGTGCAAAAGCCAAGGCAATTGCTGGTTCCGTTTTGAAGTCAGATCAACCCCTTGAAGTTGTGGCTGTAGATTTTCGTACTGATATCAATTCTGACGCTGGTCCTATGGACCTTGTAGTTCCTGATGCTGAACACCTTTGGGTTCGTTCCATGGGTAAGGAAGGCGTCCATGGTTCTCTTACTACAACGATTTGGGGTTGGGATTGGGCGGCGGTTGGTACCAACGGCAGTCCTACTGCCTCTAATATTTCAGTGGGTACGGAACTGGCTGTTGTTATGGGTCCTTCAAATCCAAGTAATCCTATTTGGTTATTCGGCGGCGACCACGTTTCTATTTATGCCGCTTACAAAGAAGTGGTCTAATAACTATTATGTCAACAGTACGCGGCGAAGACTTATTTGGCAGACCTAACGAAGCTCCCTTAGGTTTTCCCTGGGCATCAGCCTTTTCTGGTGCTGGTGGCATGAACCTCTACAATGGGCAAGTGACCGGAGCTACCAATAATACTGGTTTTTGTGCAATGTATTATGATTTAGCTATGGCAGGTTCTGATGGCTGGGTTAAGTGCCGCTTCAGCACCGCAGATGCTATTGATAATAGTGAAGGTGGTGTCATATTTCGATCAGTTGCGGGTACCACCAAAACTTTTTCAAAAGCTGGTTATGGTTACTATCTTGCCAGTGGCGGCTGGAGTTTTCTAATTGATGGCTATATTGGAGGGGTATCTATTAGTGGTCCTAGTGAAAGCGCTGCGCCAACAGCACCTGATGATCTTGAGATAAGATTTTTTGGTAACATTTTAAGTTACTATTTGAATGGTAGTTGGCGCTGGGATGACAACACCATGGATAATACCAATGTATTGATGGATGCAGGTGTACGGTGTGGTTTGTATTCCATGATTGGTACTTACAATACGCCAAGAATGGATACCTTTGAATACGGTGACTATGCCTTTCAAACAGATAAAAATATGTTCGCTCCAGGAATCTTGTATCCTGGCCTTGGAACAATTCAATCGAAAACTGCTAATCAATCAAGTTTAGCTTTAGTTACAGGCGCCACAGCCGCTGCTGGGCGTTTAGCATGGGTAACAATCGCTGTTGATAATGCCACAACTACAGATGGTGATGGTGGTGCTGTCTCTTCTATCACAGATACCGCTGGCGGTAACACCTGGACAAAGGCCATAGAATTTCAAAATGGTCAGGGTTCAGCTCAAGCTGGTGCCGTAGTTTCTATTTGGTACAGTATACTTGTTAATCAGATAAATAGGGGCGGGACAATAACAGCGAACTTCACCAGCAACACTTCCCGTGATGCTGCAGCAATGGCAGGTGATTGCGTTAAGCTGCTTTCTGGTTACGATCTCCAAGTTTATACTACTATGACAGGTGCGTCAGATGGCGTCATTAATCCAGGAGATATGACGCTTACAGTTCCAGCGGGATATAGTTATTTGTTTGTAACTGGTTTAGCCGTTGAAGCTCCTGAAACAGATGCACATATACCCAGCGGAAATACTATCTTTCCAGCACCACAATCCCGCATGCTTGCTTATCACGGCAATGGTACTACCGGCGGCGCGGCTGCATCTAATATGCTTGTGCGCACAGGTTATCGCATTGGTGATCATCGAAATACTGTTATGGGTTGGATTAATGGTTTTTCAAACTCACGTGACGATGCCATGGTAGCTATTGCATTCCGTGCTGTTCCAAATACAGCGCCTGGCGGTTCGACTATTTGGGGTGGCCTTGGTGGTTGGTACTAAATCCTCTTTAATGGGTTATAGTATTATTAAGATTAAGTGTAATGCGGGGTTTTCAATGGTTAAGATTTGGCATGTGGTTGTACTAATACTAAGTATTTTCATTGTTTTGTTTTGGACGGAGGTTGGGCGGCCAGCTTCAGCACTACCACCCATGCAGGATTTGAAGACGCTTCAAGTGCAGCGTGTGGATGAATCCCCTTCGTATGAATTAGATTTGTATCATCATCAAATTTTTATTGCCAAACACAGCCTTCTTTATAGTTTTGGTATTTTTAATCCTGGTGACATCACAAACGTTAGTGGTTGTACAGCTCTACAAAATCTCATAAACCTCTATAAGAAAGAGGTAGATCTTTTCATTGAGGATGGGATAGTAGGCGTTGGGGTACAATGGCGCATTCTTGTACGTGGTGTGAAAGGCGGAGAAGATTCCCAATATCTTTTAATAAGTTTTGGCTATAGTTTTTTGTTTAAACAAGGTCACATTTTATTGATACCCGTGGCAGTGGACGACACTATATTAGACACCCCATTTTTAAGTGGGTATTCTGCACCTGAAAATGCTGTCGTTCCAGCTTGTCTTGCCCTAGTTCAGCGCCTTGGTGGTAAGAAACGTACCTCTCTTTAAGGACTTAATGGCCACACGAAAGAAAGCTCGGTTTTCTATCACCGAGCGTGAAAACATACAGCGTTGGGTTGAAATCAACTCTAAGCTAGATCATATCATTGGCAAGCAAGAAGACTTTTGTAAACGTCTCGAAACTGTTACAAAGACAGTAACTGTCCACTGTGATGCTGATACCCTCTATCAGAAGCACATGACTATGATTCTCACTGGTGATCCTGCAGACGAAACTAAGGTTGGTATTGTTGGGCGCTTAAAGATACTTGAAACAGAAAAGAAGCGTTGGGACAAGGCTACATGGTTTATGGTCTCTACAGTTATTGCCTTGGCTGTCACCAAGGCATTTGAGTGGATTAAGTTTGCATTTACACAAGTCCCCGCTTTGCCTAAATAGTTAGTTGCCTCTTCCTGCATAAAAATTCTTTAATAGGTCATGTTAGAAGTACGTACTTCAAAACAGGATGATGAGTCTCGGTTAAAAGCTGTATATGTTAGCATGGGGGCTTTCCTTCATTTGTTTTCTAAGGATCTAAGGAATCCTTCGAAAATAGAATACGCCCACACCTCTGATGATATTCCTGACGATGCTGAGCTTGTTGGTATTCACTTGGATCCCCACACAATACATACTGTGGTGCTTATTATGAGATCGCCACAATTTCCACTTGTTGAACCGGGGAATATTATACCTGAGTTACGGGTAATGCTTCGTGTAACACCAATTAAATTCATTTTGAAAGAGGGAGGTGAGGAATAATGGATGTTACTATTAACTACACGTTTGGGCGATTTGAAGCCAAGTTGGCTACAGCTCAAATCAACGGTATCTTTTATGCTCGTAAAGGCAAAACTTGGGAAAAGGCCCGCGACGCTGTGCTAAAGGAAATCGTTGAAGATTTATCACGCTCTCCGGTCGTGCCGGCTTCTCAGCAAATCAAGCTCGAAGATAAGGCGGCGTAACCTGCATGCCAATCCCAGATAAAGTATTAGTTAGTACACGTTACCTTTTCTATCTGGGATTGGCATTGGGTGTGATGATCGGCGCATTAGCAATAACAGTTTATAGAGGACCAAATTTACCATGTCCCTCACAGAAAGACTTCGCAGTCCCACGCGAATTTCCAAAGTTTCAGATTTAGAGTTTTATGAATTACTGCTTAAGGTAGAGGTTATTCTACCTGGTGGTCGTTGCTTGACCACCAGCCGTGTGCTTACCAAACAGATGGCAACTGATTTACTACCACCTGATCCTAATATTCACGAATATCATCACCACATCCTTCAACGCGAACAAAAAAGAACAAAGTATCTTCGAAGGCAGGAAATTATTAGATTTTATAGCGATGAAATCGCTAGTCAGCTTACCCAGGCTCTGGAAACTAATGACAATATTGACGCTGCCTTGTCAAAGAGTAAAACATGAGTCGTTGGAAATTTATACCTAAGAAAGTAGTTCATCATTGTGATGATCCAGAAGCTGATGCTACGGATTTTGCCCACCCTGCATATTGGCGAGGAGAGGATATGGGCGTCTTTGGTGCTACGCGTCGCATACTTGAAGCTTTGGCCTTTGGTAAACAAGGTGGCGTCACAGCTAGTCCTGAACTTAATAAAGCACGTGAACTTGTTGAAGAGTGCCGTGAATTAGTATATCAGGCGGCTGATGCCCTTCAGTGGTGTTCAGTTAGTAGTGACTTTGCTCTTGGTGGCCAAGCTCGAATAGGTTGGACTACTGTCATTGAACCCGTGCTTCGGCGTTACTATTTATTAGATATTAACTTAAATAAGTTGCAAGGTGAGTTAAAGGAGGCGCGTTCCTATGCCTACAAAATTATGGATCCTCTTAATGTTCCTATTAGAAGGTTGCGCACAGTTAACCTCCGTGGCGTACACTGTAAATGGTCAGCCGTGCGAGACCGTGGAAGTGCGCCCCTCGTGGTTCTCAACCCAGGTTGTAACGGTGTGTAAGGATGATGTAGGAAAACCTTTCGGCTTTGCAGGTACTCAGGGCACTTCTCAGGTTGATGTGGCTGTAGGAGCGGGTCAAGCTGGTGTGGCTTTAGGAGCAGCCGGCATGATTCAGGACGCTTTGCGCAAAGGCACGAGTGTGCAGTTAAAGCTGCGGTAATGTATTGGCCACCGGTTCTTCCACCACCAATAGCTTCAACACCACAAAGGAAGTGTCCAGCTTGTGGTAAGTGGCTATTAGTCAAACAATATTACGCCAGGCGTCCTATGTGGAAATGCGGCATTTGTAAATTTTTCATTTGGCGGTTGAAGTAGTGTGTGCAAAAAGAACATACTTAAGACAGCACGAAGCTTGCGTTCTTACATATGAAGAACTGTACGATAGTTTTTGGTGTCTTAATCACAAGGTTTGGACAGAAGAAACATGTGGCGATCCCGATTGTAACTTTTGTTCTCTTCGCCCTGAAGCAATGGAAGTTAAAACTCCAGTTTCAAATATATTAGAATCCTAAAGAAGGGAGGAAAGAATAATGGCTGCAAAACCATGGAAGTCTCACGAAAAGAACCTTATCAGTCGTACGGCATATGCTTTACGCAAAGGTAAACGCAGTAGTCAATACTCAGCCGTCAAGTTTTTGCAACGTATGCTGCCGAAACGTAGCTGGGAAAGTATTCGTAGCAAGCTACGGCGTAACATGGGCTTAATTGCTTAATGCCCACGGAACTAATACTTACGGATGAGGATCGTAGGGATCTGCAATACCACTATAACCTCATCCGTAGTTTCCCCTACACCACGCCCAGGGAAAATGTAGAATGTGCTATCAGTGGGCATGTGAAATCTTGGGTAAAGCTTGATTCCAAGATGTCACCGCGAAAGGAATATAGTAATGGTCCCTTCTGTGAAAGGTGCCATAAGTTAGCATGGGGGCAATATGTCTGAATTTCCAGTTCTTCCTATATTAGGTTACAGCGCAGCTCGCACAATGATTCAAAGCGGTGATGTCATGTTGGCCAGTGGCGCTTACACGTTTTCTAAACTTATTCAAAAGGCGACAGGCTCTCCCTGGAGTCATGCTGCCTTTGTTATGAGGCTTGATACATTGGATCGTGTCATGGTTTTAGAGAGCATTGAAAGTCGGGGCGTCCGTACATTACCGCTCAGTGAATACATTAGTAACTTTGAAGGTACTGGCAAGGGTTACAATGGGCGCCTTGCTATTCTTCGTCACAAGCGCTTCGAAGAATTAGCTACTCCTGAGGGTATGAAACGCATGGCCCAGTTTGCAGTCGATCGTTTTGCTTACCCCTACGATGAAGAAGAAATCGCACGTATTACGACACGCATCGTTGGCGCTCATTTGGGTTTCACAAACGGTGAACTTAAACGCAACAACGAATTTATCTGTTCAGAGTATGTGTACGAGTGCTACAAGGCCTTGGGCATTGATGTTGTTTACGACAAGCGTGGGTTTGTCGCCCCCGCAGACTTTGCAAGAGATTCAAACCTGGATATTTTATTTGAGATCAACATATCTAAATGAATGAATGCTTTGCAGCGGGTATAGCTGGAGGCTTTGTTGTAGTTCTGGCTTTTCTAATTCTAGCTTATATCATTGATACTCTTGAACAAGGGAGTAAAGATGACAAGGGCTAGTAACGATGTGTCGGTAGCTTAATTGGTAAAGCTCCTGACTGTGGGTTCAAATCTCATCCAACACCTGTGGTGTAAAAATGGCACTTATAATTGCACTAGTTAACAAATCTAATTTAGCAGAAGTTTCTGACTATCAAGCAGATGTATATGTAAATGATCGACACATTGCAGGCCCTTTTGAAGTCAAGGGCCACAAACGTAGTGATGGCTGGGCAGCTTTAATACAACAATTTGCGGGACAAATTAAGAAAAAGGAGCACAAACGTGAAACCCAACAATGAAATGACACGCGTTGAAAGATTCGAATACTTTTCAGAGATGATGGCGCCCCAACAAGCACTTATGCACTTGAATCGAGCCACAGGGAGAACAACGCGTTTAATAAAAGCAGCGTCTGAAGTTGCGAGGAATGGCTTTAGTGTTTTGATAGTTGTCAATGACGAGAAACATCAGCGCCAGTTAATGCAATGTGCCGATGAACTGGACATTGATCCTAGTCGTTTTAGTTGGGCTCACCTTAAAAATCGTGGCATTCAAGTTGATTGGAAAAATATGGAGGTCCATGGCTATTGGGTTGCAGGCCAGAAGTTTGATAAGATTTTCTTTGATGCCTTCGCAATTGAAGACAACTGGCAAGCACTGTTGTATGAACTGCATCGTTTTGATGAAGAACCAAAATGAGTGACCAGTTCGTAGTAATGACAGGCAGCCGTGAATGGGAACTCGCTGATCCTGTAAAGGAAGCGGTGTCATCTTTAAATAAGGAAGTAATTGTCCTCCATGGTGGCGCTCGTGGCCTCGACACATTAGCCCACAATTTCTGTCTTGAATTGGGGTTAAAGGTAATACCAATTTTTGCTGACTGGTATAAGTATGGTAAGACTGCAGGTGTTATAAGAAACACTACGTTAATTGAATTTAATCCAATTCTTGTTATAGGTTTTCTCATTGATAACATACCCTGTAACGGAACACAGGATTGTTTGGCCAAGGCCAGATTAAAAAATATCCCGACTTTGGTATGCCATACAGTTTATAACGCAGCGACGTTTGCTTGGGAGTAGTTTGCTTTACCGCTAATTTAACAATGATAATGTGTTAAATTAGCTTGAAAGTAAACCTTTTGATCTGTTTAAGGAGCTATTATGCAGTGTCCCAACAAAAATCACCCATACAGCAATGATGGTAAATGGACTGTGATGCTTGATAGGATTACTGCTTTTTGTCAAGTGTGTGGGACTAAATGGAGTACTAAGTGAAGAAACGTAAAGTAGTACTCAAGGCTTGGGCCGATATTGGATCGCATGGACATATCTTTACATTCATCGGTGGTCCAACTGGAATTCGTTACCCTGGCCTACTGCAGATTTATAAAGATCGTCTTACACCAAATCTCAAGCCTATAACGATCACTTATGAGCTTGATAGGAAAAATGAAAATTAGCTAGTTTTTGCCGCCAGAGCTGTATTAGTAAGGGGGTTCGATGAAGACGACAGTAATTTATCATGGTAATTGTTATGATGGCTTCGGCGCTGCTTGGGCTGCCAATAAAAAGTTCTTTGGCGAAGGTCAAAAGGTCGAATACATTCCAGGTTTATACGGCATGGAATTTCCTTTCGAAGCGTGGGAAGGCAATCTCTACATTCTCGACTTTTCATTTCCAAAACAGATCATAGGGTCGCGTCAGTTAGTCGACGATTACGTACTGAATATTGGGGAATTTAAGGTCATCGATCATCACAAGACGGCAGAGGCGGATCTACGCGATTACCCTGGTTGTACAATCTTTAACATGGCCAAATCAGGGGCGGTACTAGCATGGGAATTCTTTCATCCTGGTAAACCAGTACCCATTCTCTTACAGTACGTTCAAGATCGTGATCTTTGGAAGTTTGAGATGCCTTTTAGCCGAGAGATTGACTGCTACATTAAATCGCTGCCTTTCGACTTCAGGGCGTGGGATGAAGCTGAGATCATGTTTCAGCACCATATCAACCAAATTATCACTGAAAGTAAAGGCGCTTATAGGTACCAAAGAGCGATGGTCGACGTTATGTGTAATAACTACGTCGTGCGTAATATTGCTGGTTATCCTGTACCTATTACGAATGCAACAGTGTTCTTTAGTGAAGTAGGCGAAGAACTCTGTAAACGTTTTCCAGATGCTAATTTCGCCGCCTACTATCTGGATCGTAAAGATGGCAGGCGTCAGTTTGGTCTACGATCTCGCAATGGTTTCGACGTTTCTGAAGTCGCAAAAAAATTTGGAGGTGGAGGCCATCAAGCATCAGCTGGATTTGTAATAGATCTCGCTGCCTTAGAGGCCCCATGGAATACCAATGCCTAGATATGTACAGCCTGAAGACGTCATGCACCAAATGAACGAAGAACATCTTCGTTCAGCGGTTTATCATTTAGAAGCTTATGTGGCGTCGAGACAATGGAATGCTTCAGACTCTCAAGTAATCAATACAGAGATCATTCCTATTATAGGTACTCTAAAAGAAATGTTATCCTAATACCAACACTCATATATGTTGAGGGTGATGAGATGACAGTACCACCTATCTTTAAAATCGAATCCTTGCCTGAATCTCCTAATGAATTGGATTTCGTCGATCCTGATATTGCCGAAATTTTTCGTGGCAAAGGAAACTACTTCAATGGTCATCCTACGATTATGCAACTAGTAAAGGAACTACGCCTCCTTAGGACGTCAGTAGAAATTCTAGAAAGGAAACTTGTTCCATGAACAAACCGACACGATCTTTTCTAAACTTGACATGGGTAGGGTGGCTCAATTTTATCATCCTCCAATGGTTTTTGATACGTTTAGCTTATGGAGACAAGTGGAGATTGATATTTTGGGTTCCACCTTTGTGCGGATGGTTGCCAGGTGATAGTCCTCTTTATAACAACGCAGTGAAGCACTTCAGGTGGCCACGCTAATTAAAGACGAATTTAAAATCACACGAAAGCTGTGGGGAAAGGTTAAGATGGTATGAAAAAACCTGCAATTAACTGGAAGGATATTGCCCTACGTTTAGCAAGATCTATCATTCGACATGATAATGACCCATATGCAAGTAATCCATCAGAAAGATCTGTCCGACTAGCTCGTCGAGTAATCGCAGATAACCTAATTCACACTACTAAGTCTAAGTAGCACGTCAGTGACTACACAACAAGTTTTAAACTTTTGCAAACGTAATCAATTAAGGGCAGTTGTAATAGTTTGGTATTCACCAGATTATGACTGGCGCATGTTTCGAATTGAGCGTGTACTAAAAGATAAAGTAGCACTTACAGGTATGACTAATACTAGTGAAAGTATACACGATGGTAGTTTTTTCTGGTGCAAGTTTAGTGATATAAAAAGTATTAAGCTTAGGCGCTGATAACTATGCCTCCAAACGTTAACCTTCCATGGATATTGGTAGATGGTGGCCACTTCCAATGTGTACTAGTTGTCGATGCAGATGAAATAATTGTTGATAGTGGTAATATGCTCCATAGTTGGGTCAACTCTAGACTCGACGACTTCCTCGACTATTGTGAACGTCTAGAATTCAACACGAGATTACTATCTCCTAATGAAAAGGTTAACCTGACACCCATGTCAATGTTTGAATGGGAGGCTACCTTGTTAAGGATGGGATTAACATATCAGTTAGTTAATAATAGACTAACCCTGCTACCAAAGAGATAGGTACTAGTTACCACCCAACTTCTTCCAACAAATTACTATCAGTAAGTCGTATTCTAATTCGTCTTCAACGACGATTTTACACAGTTCTATGCCAAATGAAATCAAATGATAACGTATTCCTAACTATAGCTAGTGATTGATATGTCAATGAGGTAATAGGATTCGGTGGTATAAGGGATGAATAAGGGATCTGTTAAGCAAATGATTTCAGGATTAATATGTCAAGGAGGTTATGTAGTTGTAGATGGAATAGAGCTTAGATTAATGTTGATATGTCAATAGGGGTGAGGGTATGAGGCTTATTATGGTGATGTGCTTGTGATAATTGATGCGCCTATATGAATCGACAATTCGCACTGGACGTCTCACATTATAATAACTACATGAACACAACAAACACACAACTAATGGGGGTAGTAATTAGCGTCTAAACATCTGACGTTATAGTCTACACATCAAAAACAGCCCTAATAGGCAAAGTGTAGATCAGGTAAGTCCAAATCACTACGGTTAGACGACCGAAACTGTCCTTGGATTTCAATCCACGCCAAAGCGTTGGTAGCGGCGTATGAGGGATATATAGAGTTCAATGTCCCGAAATTTGAGCAGCGTGATATGGAGCCAAAAATTTCCAACTATTAAAGGAGTCGTCATGAAAAGGTTGCTTTGGGATTTGTGGTCAGTGATCAGTAATTTGTACGTTCTCATATTGGTAGTTAAATCCGTCAGTAAGTAACATTAACCCTTAGCCAATAAAAAGGAGTTGCTATGAACTTTACCAATGTTGCTAATTTAACCGTCAAATTGTCGACTTCTACTGCGGGTGTTAGCGATTTCATCAAATCGGAGTTACGTTCCATTCCGGAAGGACAGGCACTCGCGATGGTTGACCTCGTTCGTGCGGTACAGTCAAATTGCCCAACCGTACCTAACAAACATCAAGCTTATACGCGCATCAATAATGTGTTGTCGCGCGAGTTTGGTAAGGCTTTCATCAAGTTGGTTGGCGACGATGGTTATACCTACATCGCGCATAAGGTCGAAGAGGTCGAAATTCCGACCATCAGTGACGAGGATTCCAACTTGGAGGAAGACACCACAGGAATCGATAAGTTGATCGAGGATCTTAACAAGGCAGTTGACTAATGGAGGCAATAATCCACTTCCTCCTATTGTGGCTGGTAGTGTACGCCTTGCTTCGGCTTGGCGTACACTTAGCTAGTCAAACAAAAACATACGCAACGAAATGGATGCGGAGGTATCATGAAGTACAGTCCAGTTGGATCCCTGAACCGCGCTGACGCCAACTACCGTCAACGGGGTGGCCGATGGAAAAACACAAGCCACCTAACAGGTAGGCGTATGTGGATGAAAGACAGTGTCAAGAGGAACTCTGTGACAGGCTTCGATCCAGAGGAGCTGACAGTATTGGAACAAGCTGTGTACGAAGGTATCGCACCACAGATGAGCAGCTTTGCCTTACTGGAAGAAGCATGTATCCTGTACGCGCCCGAAATGGAAGGCGACATGGATCCACGTCACGAACTAGGCGAATGGTTCCGTCCGAAAGCAAAGGGTCGCTTCGGTAACCCTAACCACGGACAAGCCATCTATACGGTAGGGCTTAAGAAGTACCACGGGGATGGGTGCAGCTGCTACGAATGTATAGGCGAAACAAGAAATACTGACTAATCAACCAAAGGCACCAGTCACGCTGCTCCACAGGACCTAAAGGATAAGGGCACACCGTCCCACATAACGGCCAGGGCGTATACGGGCCAATCCCTAGGCGCTAGACACACGATCGCGCGGCTTACTGGCCCGACCCTCTAGGACTCATGACCCTAGTATATTAACTTGTATCCATATATACCTCCCTTCAATTATAAGACGATTTGTGGCTCTAACGTTTCAGCGTCGAGAATATGATGAGCCACAAATTAACGTAGTTATGTAAGAATAGAAAGAGAGGTTTTATGTCAATGATCAATGGCGTTGAGGTTAATGATGTCACGGTCGACGACTTTATCGATACACGAGACTCAAGGACATTGTGGTTCTGGCCTAATGGTTATGGCGTTGCACCTGCATTTGAATTGAATAGAGAGCAAGTCGAAGACATGTACAAGTCACTATGGGCTTGTGAGACGATGAGTCAGGATTCCGACGATGTGGAGATCAAAGTAACACTGAAACGTCAGAGCAACTAAATTACTATAAGTAATAATAGTTCAACAATAACGTCTACACACATAGGAGAAGATAGATATGTCATTAGTCCCGCCTACACTAGTACGTAAGTGGATAGCTGATAACGATAAGGCATTAGAGGATATGTTAGTCGTTATTAACGTAGATGGTAAGCACCTATCAAAGGATGATCTAGTTGTACATATGCTAGAGAATGCCTTTGAGGTCTTTAGTTCTATGTACGAGGTAGAGTTAGCTGCTCTAGCTGAGAGAGAAGCTCAAGCAAAGCATGGGTGACCCGCTAATGGGGACCCGCCCCCGGGCAATTTTAATTTGCGGCGCCGATATAAGCGCGTCCGGTACACAAATTCCGCCCATACATGACCATTTTATCCCTATTACCTAGAGGAGGTGCTATGTACGTTAGACCTAACTTCAAAACCAAAAAGGCATTGAAAGAAGCTATCGCCAAAGGCGACAGGATAATGATATATCAACCTGGTTTGGGTGAAGTACCAAGTAACGGTTGGTGTGATGTTGAAGGTCCTCATTATCCTGAAGCTCATACATGGTATGCCGGTGTACTTATGGTGAATGGCATAGCCACAAAAGTAAAATAGTGACTAGGGGCCATACATGGTCATGATATGTCATGATGTAGAGCCACAAATTCGCGAATTTAAAATGAAACAAGACATAGATCATGATCAAGTGTTGGCGATCTGGCGTGACTGGGGCAAACATCATGTGCGAGAAGATAGGCTCGAGTATGATATAGGCATGATCTTCGGTAGCAATCCAGGTATATCATGGACAGCAGCGACCTATCTATATCATCGCCTAAGGGAATGGCAGAGGACAGGTAGATAACTACTGGTTAGGCATGACTATGGAATGGCGGAAATATGAAAAGACTAAGTTCGATTGCTGAAATGGTGGAGTACTTGGCAGGTTGGGGTAATCTGTCTGAGCCAGATTACGATCCGGCGAGTTACTGGTCAAATATCATTGATAAGATAGGTAGGGACTTAGGTAGGGACTTAGGTAGGGACTTAGGTAGGGACTTAGGTAGGGACTTAGCGTTTGATGACACGTCAACTTATCTCATGTAGGGAGGTTACTGTGAGTAATAATTACTTTGAAGATCAGAATGATCCAACACCTATTAAGTGGCCGAAAGAAACTTGGTTTCAGAAGCGTCGTAGATTCTTGTCTCTTCCTAAATTTGACAATGTGTTTTGTTCCCAGTGTGGCCAAGACTTTGGTCCTGGTGATCATGGTTATTCGCATTGTCAAGACCACCGAAGAGATTTTGATCAGCGTTTTCGTAGTGGCCAAGGTCTGGGTGATCGCTCGGGCCATTAATTCTTAAGATTTATATAGTGGGAGGTCCAGATGCCGGTAATGAAACAAGTGGAAAAATACATCTGGCAAGCTACTGAGTGCATTCAAGATGGTGGCGATATCTACCCTGTAGGTTTTTATTTTCAAAATGAAGCCGAAATGCTTGATGGCCCCTATGATACGTTACAACAGGCTCAGCATGCCCTGAAACTTTATGTTGCTCACTTGTGAGAAGTAGAGCCAAAAATTTCCTTCTAAATAAGAAAGGAAACGTTTATGAAATTGCGTAATTACATGGGTATTCGTGCTCGTCGTCAAGTTGAAGGCGACTTCATTGTCTACATAGACAACCGACCTTGGTGTTTTGTAAACGATGAAGACTTCTACAAGAAGTTCTTACCAGCTCACGATAAGCTGCAGGATCGACGCCAACGCGTAGCTCAAGGCGAAGCAGATGTAGTTCTCAACTAGGAGATTATGTTGTATACATTAACTGACGTTCGATTTTGCGCTGAAGAGTGTGAAAGACAGTCCGTGTCAGCCCTTGGCGTGCCACGAATGCTGACAGCTTTGTCACATGCCCGGGCTTGGGATCTGTCAAATCGTCCTTTGAGCGAAAACATCATCTTTACCCTCGCGACGGTAATAGAACCTGTTAACAATTTAGGTTACCGTCAAATTCCCGTAATTATCCGTAGTAAAGAGGCGGGTATTAAATGGAGGGAAATTCCAAGACAGATGGAATTATTAGTTGAGGCAGCACATACTCTGGGGCCATCGGAATTCTTCCTTCAGTTTGAAAAGATACACCCTTTTCTAGACGGCAACGGTCGTACAGGTGTATTACTGTTGAATATGTTGCGGCGTACGTTGTACTCTTTGCAGCGTGAACCTTTGGCAGTTTCACAGGCGCTTGAGAATTTATAGGAGAGTTTATGCCACTTGGAACTATTGATAAGCACGGCAACATTACGATTACAGGTAATCGCTTTACCGGTGACGCTATAGTGGTGCAAAACGGTGATAAGCTGGAACAGCTTCTACCCTGTGACGAGTGTGGTTCCATTCAACAGGTTGGCATGGAAATTGCCGTGATGCTTTGTGATCCATGTTGGAAAAAACAGATGTTGGAGGATTAATGAGAACACGTAAAAAGATCTATTTGAAGGCAGCAGAGTTGATTGCTAGCCATCGACAAGATTTTTCATGCTGTGCCATTGACCAAGCTGTTTGTGATCTTAAGGGTGGAACTCTTGAAACCTATACCACAGAACGTACTCTTTACGCTCACACCATGTCACCTGATCCTGGCGGCCTAGAATACGGCACGGATCGTTCTCGCGTTTTACGTGGTGGTGACATTGCACAAGCTGTTTGTGATATCAAATACACTCAATTCCAGGATAATTTTCGGGATTTTCGTGTGTGGCTTCTCCTGATGATGGCAACTGTTGAGGCTGATCTTGATGAGCCACTAAAAAACGATTAATAAATGAATGAATTGAGAGGAGGTGAACAAACATGGGTGCAATCCTAGCGAAAATGGGCGCGCGTTATTTGATGGTTCTTGGTGCTTTTGCCATTATTGACACTGCGACGTCCGGTTACCAGTTTTCCAAACGCACGATCGAGTGGTACAAGAACCGCAAGGCTCAGAAGGTCGTTGCGTAAGGAACTGTTGAGACTCAAATTTACGTTAAGTAAAGTTTAAGGAAAGGAGGAATACATATGTTTACTGAAATTACAAAGGAGATGACGATCAAAGCTCCACGCAATGCTGATACTAAGGGTGTCAGCAAGTTCATTAAAGAACAATTGAAAGCGATCCCGGAAGGCCAGGGCTTGGCAATGACTGATTTGGCAAAAGAGATCAATTCGCACTTCGGCATCAGCAAGCAACAGGCTTATGTCCGCGTCAACAATGTTCTTCGCGGCAAGATCGGTGAGACGTTTCAACGTCTTGAGAAATCGGGATATACTTATTTGACTCCGAAGTCGACACAGTCGGAGTTCTCAGTTGAAGGCGATGCGTAGTGGTGTCGGGGATCGCTGGCGATGTAATGAAGCCAGTCCCCGCAAAGAACGGGGGGGTCTTTCAATCGGCTTTGGCCGAGGCCCTCACTTCTTTCTCTTTTAGAGCCACTAATTTTAGTATTAATATGAATACACTCAAAGTCATTTCGAGCTTTAGTGGCGACTATCATTGGCTTTCGAACTTCGAGCTTGTATCTGGTGGCATACCTCTTGATGGCTTAATGTTTCCTACTACCGAGCATGCCTATCAGGCCGCAAAAACTGTTCACATCCACGAGCGCCAGGCTGTGTTACATTGTCGCACACCAGGCCAAGCGAAACGCCAAGGTAAGTTGTTGACTCTTCGTTCTGATTGGGAAGAGATTAAGTACAGCTTGATGTACATGCTTTGTTCTTATAAGTTCCATCGTGTACCCTTCCGTCAGCTGCTTCTTGATACTTATCCCATTACTCTTGTTGAAGGTAACACTTGGGGTGACACATATTGGGGTGTTTATAATGGAGTGGGGCAAAACGTTTTAGGGCGACTTTTGATGCATATTCGAAACGAGTTGATTGCAGAGGCAAAAAATCATGGAAGAAATCCTTGAAGCCATCGCACGAAAACATTTAGGAATTCCCACCCTAAAACCCAGGGGAAGGGATTGTTTAGATTTCCACGAAATGTCAGTCTGGCGTCTGAAGGACGCCCTGCAGAACGCCTATGACTTGGGCAAGCTGGTAGGCTCAGAGTCAAGGGAGACAAGCCATGGATGAAGTGCAAAAATTAGAAATGTATTGCACAGTCTGTAACTGTGTGCATGTGCACAAATTTGTCATGGACTTTGGCGAACATGAAGTTTGGCAATGCGACGCTTGTGATCTGCGTGAACCCCGTAAGAAGGGCGAAGTTCAACTTCAAAAACAAGAGCCTGTTGCACCAGCACCTATTATAACTAAGAAGGTGCCATCTTCCTCAGATCCAGATGTGGAATACACGCTCACCAAAGATAGTTCCGGGTGGCGTTGTGACTGCCAAGGCTTCAAGTATCGGCAGAATTGTCGCCATGTTAAAGAACAAGTGAAAGGGGAACGCAATGGCAGCAAAGATCAAAACGCTTAATGTGTGGATCGAACTTTGTTATGATAATGAGGCAGATGAAGTGCCTGAAGAAATTCTCGTTACTGTTAACGGCCGAAAACAAAAGTGGGATGATTGTGGTTCAACACTTATGAGTGATGAAGAATTCATCACTCTTTTTCCCCAGGACGATCCAATTGAAGCGGGCTGGTATCTTCAATTGTTAAAAGGAACACTGTGAAAAATACAACTTCATTTATTAAAAGGGACACCCTGAAACGAATAACTAGTCGTCAAGAATTTTGTGTTCTGGCTAACGAGTTGGGTGTCAGAGATGACTGGCATGAACCGGATGAGCAAGAAGTTACAGTTGAGGTTAGAGGCAGTAATTTCGACAATGCTGGTTTTTGGCCTGAGAAACATGCCGTCAAAAATAATGACGGTGATGTCGAATTTATGGAACTGTGTGTCTTCTTTAAGAAAGGTGAGCAACGCGTAGCTGTTGTAAACTTAGCAATGCTATGTGCCTGGGCTGCAGGTTTGGAGGATTAATATGCCACGACGAATTACGTCTCAGGATTTAGGCATCCTAGAGGTCATTAGTCTTACTGGTGACGTTGATTTCAAGCAGCTGGCAGCAGCTAATCTAGTGTATGCGGCATCTTATTGGAATCAATCTGCTTTCATTCTTAAATCTAGGCACGCCCAGGTTCAAGATGAGTGGATTTCGAGGGAGCAGCTGCAACGTCTAAAGCAGGAAGAGCTTGATCTCTATTATAGAGCCCAAGTTATTAAAGCGACTCCAAATCAGTCTTCTGAAAAGGGTATTCCTGAGCATCAGGACTTGGAAGACCTATGGCGTGGATCCTTCTTACAAGGTTTCATTCATGATTATCTTAAGCCTGAGTTTCAAACAGACATGGACACAGCCCGCCACTTTGGTTTCGCAATGCGTCAGGCACTGCATAAAGTAAAAGCGCACACTGAGAATCGTTAGAGCCAAAAATTTTCGAAGTTTGAAAGGTTTTTATGGAAAATCTGATTACCTTGATGGTATCAAAACTAGATCTTGCGGATTATATTTTGATTGCCATGTTGACCATCGTTGCTGTGTCTTATTGGCCACGAAAGAGAAGGAAGTTTTAATGTCAAAGCGTGTACCTTTTGTGCATCTCTCACCTGAGAACCAAAAGAAGAGAGCATTGCTCGTTCTTGAAGAGATGATGGACATTATCAATTGTGCTAACGCCAAGACTTCACGTGATAACACTGCTGGGCGTCTAATTGCACATGCCTTTAGAGATGTTCTTACTTCCCTGCGGGGTCCAGACAACACTAATTACACGTTGAAGAGTTGTACCACTGCATTTGTGCGTGGTTGGCTTGGCGTGAAACACACAAGCGGTTTGGATGTTCGTGAACCTATCTTTGTAAGGAAAGATAATCCTGATAGGGCAGCGCTGTTGGCCTTTCACAATGATATTGCACGTGGCCTACCCTATGCGGATGCCTGGGATTTTAAGATGGTGGGGGCATCACACCGTATTCGTGAAGATCTTCCCAACAAAGAGAAATATTCGCATGCGCTAATCAGTGCGCAGGCACATTTTAGGGTGCATATTGCAAGAGCCCTTGGGGGTTTAAAGGTGCTGGGGTTGCTGCCCGAGTAGGGCCATTTCTTCTCTAAGAGTAGAAAGGAATTTGAATGCATACAGTATCCATTAATGACTTAAAAAGTACGGTATCTCTCGCTGAACAATATCAATTGACAAGTTCAAATCCTTATAGCGAGAAGTATTCGAGCAGTAACAAGTCAATTTTAGTCTTTGTTGACGGCCCAGACAGACCTGGCCCATTTGGAGATGGCCAAGGCACAATTCAGGATGAGTTCATTTGGCGACGTTCTAACTCTGCGCCAATTCCTCCCAGTGCGCTCTTACAGATTATTAAACCTCTAGTGGAAAGTAAAATTAAAGGTCTGAGACTTACAGGGGAAGCTTACTTTTCACGCTATGCAGGATGTTCTTGTCCTTGTAGCCCTGGTTTTATAGTAAAAACTTTTGCTTACAGTGGACATCGTTGGTCATTTCATCTTGCACATACTACCGTTATTCAACGCCGTAAGGAACGTGAAGCTCAGAGGTTAGCTTTAGAAACTGAAAATAACTTTATTGCTGCGGCAATGGGAGTACACAAATGCGTAAGTTAGATGAGAAAGGTAACGGGGAACTAGATTTGAATCTCACTATTTTAGGTGATGAAAAAGGCGTGCACATCGATATTTATGATAGTGATGCCGGTATTTGTTTCCTACAAATTAAGCTAACACCCGAGGATTTTCTAGGCTTGACGTTGGGCCGCAACGCTCAACGTCAAGTCACAGGTGAATTTCACAGTGTTCATCGTGTAGGTAAGCAACTAAAGATAGACCACATAACCTTCCGTATACCTGACAGCATAGACTATAAGGAACGTGAAAATATTGCCTATGCTGCAGCTCTAACTCACAGTGCTTGCCAGCAAGGCTGGATCCCGGACAAGTATTTCGGATCCCAAAATTCTTTCTTTACTAAGCAAAAGCCCTTTGAACAACAGGAGCTAGCAAGTTCTCGGAGTGAATCGTGGGCGAGAGCAACTGTTCGCAAGTGGGTAGAGAAGAAATAGGGCCACAAATTTTCTAAGTGTAATATGACAAAACATACACTTTATGATCTAGAAGGCCATGCATTCTTTTGGTATTCAGCAAAACCTGAACCACTCTATGATATTGCTAGAGCTGCTAGTGCATGGTTTGGACGGCAACTTCACTAAAGGAACCCTTTGTGGATTATACAAAATTCAAACCGCTGTTAGCCGTTAATGTCGATTTTGATAAACTACGATTCCCGGTTTTAGGTAGTCCAAAACTTGACGGTGTTCGCTGCATCATGTTAAACGGGAAGTTTGTTAGTCGTACCTTGAAACCTATTTCCAATAACTTCGTGAGAACCGAAATGGAGAAATTGGGTAAGGTTCTCAATTTGGTGGATGGAGAAGGTGTTGTTGGAGATCCGTGTATAAAAGGATCGATGCAGCGATCTACTAGTGGAATTATGTCGGAGGATGGTGAGCCTGCCTTCACATGGCACGTGTTTGATGCCATCAATGACGCTCCTTTTATCAAGCGTTGGCAATCATTAGACTTCGTGAATTCTTTCCAACGAGTTACTCGAATTCCTCAAACTATGTTGTATAATATGCAGCAACTTGAAGAATTCGTGGAACGGAATATCCGTCAAGGTTACGAAGGTACCGTATTACGCGATCCAGAGGGACGTTACAAATTCGGTAGGTCTACAGTTAAAGAAGGCCTCTTACTTAGGATCAAACAATTCGAGGATAGTGAGGCTACTATTATTGGTTTTATTGAACAGATGCAGAATGACAACCCTGCAGAGAAGGATGCGTTGGGGCATACAAAGAGGTCTTCCCATAAAGAAAATTTGGTACCGACTGGAATGTTAGGCGCACTAATTATACAGTCTCTTGAATATCCAACACCATTTAATCTTGGGACAGGATTCGATGATGCATTGCGTCTTGAGATTTGGAATAACCAGAGTAAGTACCTTGGTAAGATCGTGAAGTTTCAACACCAACCATACGGTCAAAAGAATCTACCACGCATATTATCATTCATTGGATTCCGTGATCCTAGCGATTTGGGTAGTGAAACAGACACAGGAGGATAAGTGGATAATTTGAATCTCAATGCAAAGAACCTTCAGGGTCTTTGGCGGACCTCTAAAGGTTGGGTTAAGAATGCTATTGGGTTAAAAACTAATGGTCGTCCTATAGCAGAGGTGTGGCAGCACCGGGTGGATAATGCAGTATCATTTTGTCTTGTAGGTGGAGCCATGCAAGTTTGTGACGGTCACAATGCCAGAACTCTGTCATTGATTTGTAAGTTAGATCGTCGTATCAAAAAGTTATTCCCCACTAGGACTGGTGGTAGATATTCGGACGCTTGGACCAACGTGGTTAAGTTTAATAATGACTACTGCACAACCTTTGAAGATATCAAGTTGGTTATAAGGGACGTGCGCACACCTAAGTAATATGCGTACCATTAAAGTACGCACCACTTTGAGCGTATTTCGTTTCCGGTGGTCTGATTATAAGGACATTGCTGGGTTACTAACAAACGTGGACGAAGAGCTCAAGGGCCGAGGTCTTGAATTAATTATGGCAGACGCTGGCGGTGATGAGTATGGTTTGCGCATAGAACGGAGACGCAATGCCTCAAAACGAAGTCGCCCTCGTACCGACGGCACAATCCTTGTTAATCTTAGTACTAAAAGCCAAGCTCATTAACAAGTCTCGGCCGGACTTTTTGTTGGAGGCTCTAAACGCAACGACTTGGACTGAGGCGAGTACCTTCACAGTAGAGGAGTGGCTATCTTTAATTATTGAAGCTTATGAGCATCGCAACAAACAAGCAATTAGTCACAGCGGCATGCAAACTTGATATTGCTAGTAAGACCTACGGCTCATTTTACTATGGTCACCTCTCCAAAGAGGCACAGTCTATCATTGAAGATTGGTCTCAAAATGGAATTCTTGAACATATGGCAGATGATCTAGACATCGTGGATCTTGCCTACGCACTGCCACATTTTCATAAAGAATTAGTAGACGAGCTTTTTAAGTGGCTCGAGGAATCATTTCATGGATGATCAATTTAAGATGCTGCCAAGCATGTTTGGCACTAGACTACGTCTAGCTAATCTGGCAGCCTTGGCAGGTATACATCTGGTTGCACGTGAACCAAAGCCCAAGAGGCATAGAAAAGATCGTTATCGTAACCAGATGCAAAAAGCGTCACGCAAAAAGAATAGGAATAAGTAGGAGGTTACATGGATTGGCCATCCTTTATATGGGGTTGGTTGGTAGGTATGTCAGCAGGTGTTCTTGGATCTATTATAGGCTACCATTCAGCTATCAAAGAAAAGTTTGATGGAACAATCGACTCTAAGAACACGTAAACAATGTGCTGGTCGAAGTCTTCGCTGGATCAGCTTGAAGAAATCTGGTGGAAATTTCACGGTTGGAAGGGTACTTTAATTCGAAGATGCTATGTGGCCGTTGCAAAAAAAAATCCAAAAGACTTTATTCGAACGACAGAGGTTCATACTGTGCTGAGTGTTACCATACCCTCAATAAGAGGGCTTTGCGTAAAATAAAGTACCTCTTAGGAGATTGGCCATTTAACATTCCTGGAGCTATTCCTAAGATAACTGACGCAGAACGTAAGCGCATGGGGTGGTGACGGAATGGTAACGTACCGGACTGTAAATCCGTAGTCGTGGATTCACACGTGGAGGTTCGAGTCCTCCCTACCCCACCATTTTTTTTGAATTAGACAGGAGGTAACATGTTTGTACTGGTTAACAATTGTCTTTTGGCCTGGTTTCTGTTGGCCTGGTTTCTGTTTGCTATTTGGAATAAAAGGGCAGGCATAAATTTCACTTTCAAGCTGTTGCTCTTAGCAGATGCTGTTGTTAGTACAGTGTTCCTATTAAAACATCCTATGATATCACGGTTCCTAGACATGTTGAGCCACTAATTTTCTTAAATAGAACGAAAGGAATTTATGGGATTCAATTCAACAGTTGTCGTTTTGAATGATGCACTAGGTTGCATTGAACAGGTACGCGCTAATGTCATACTTTGATATGCCACCACCGAGCCAATTATCTTGGCGTTGGAATTTCGGCCGGTTCTTTTTAATCTTTTCGTTGGAAGCTTTTTCAGTTGGCCTTTGGATACTTATAGATCCTGAGGAGATTTGTGCTGAACTTGGTTTCTTATTTTTAACGATAGGTTTCACAATACCTTGTGAGGGAGACGAAAAGAATGGATAAGACAACCAATAAGGTATTTACTAAAGGCAGTGTTGCTTTTCTTGAGGCTTGTGCTAATGCCCATGTTACGCCCACCAAGCGCCAAGCTTCTAAATTTCGTAATAAGAAAGGGCGAGCATACAATGAAGGACGACCTATTAAGAAGGTAGGTGACGTACTCGCTAAGAAGTAATTAAATTTAGGATTCCAATTAACGTAGGATTGCGCCTACACCAACTAAATTTCCTTAAAGGAGGGAAATGATAATGAAGAGTATTAGGAAAGGGGTTTTTAGTCTTTTTGCAATTTCATTTTTAATCGCAGCGCTCAGCACAGTCGCCATGGGGGCGTCCGGTGGTGAAGGAAATAACACACACTGTAATGGTGTCGGCAATCCCAATTCGCCCTGTGCGCATGACGGAGACGGGGGCGGTGAAGGTGGTGGTCACGGTCACGGTCACAAACCGTTCATTATCAGCAACAACAACACGGATGTCCGCAACCGTAACTATAACACAAACGTAAATACGAATATCAACACGAATAATCTACAAGGCGGCGCCGCGACGAGCCAGCTCGATGGCTATGTAGGGGGTTCGTATGAGAACACAATTCAAGGTGACTCCGTAAAAGTCTATGCTCCTGCCCCATCAGCTTTTGCTCCGGCTCTAACGTCGGCATCTGAAACATGCTTTGGATCTACTTCAGCCGGCGCGTCCGGCGGTAATGGTATATTTGGCTTTGGCATAAGCTTTGGCACGACCTGGAAATCTGACGATTGCGAACTTCGCATGTTCGCCCGTTCTCTACGTGAGCTCGGTCAGGGTCAAGCTGCTCTTGCTTTGCTTTCGCAGAATGAGAAGGTGGCCAAAGCCTTGAAAGACGCGGGTGTAGAAGTTCCTGCCAGTAAATAATATAAGTTTTTCGCCGGCATATAAGGGAGAGGTCAAAGGACCTCTCCCTTATTCTTTGGAGCCACTAATTCTCTTAAAGTATGGAAGCACAAAAAGTCTTTATCATTCCTAAGGACATGGACCTAGATGACGTTGAACTTTTTGAAGATGAATCAATCTACTCTGTAAAGAACGACGTTACTAGGGAATACATTCACATTCATGCTGCTAGTCGAGAGCAAGCTATTTCACGCGCCGGTTGGTTATCTATTGATGTGAAGTGGTGCTATGCTGTCAAGATGCATCCCAAAAAGAAGATGCCGGATGCTGTCAAGGAAAATTTAAAGGCCCTTCAACAGGAACGTCGGGCACTTCGTAATGCTGGAAGAAAAACAGATGAAGTACTTGTGGCAGATCTGCAAGCTCCCGCCGAAGTGACTAATTTCGTGATCCAAGCTCAAGCAAAAACTCGTGTACGTGATCAGCTTGTGGCACTTTGGGGTACTCTTAAGGGCTTCACTCAAGATCAGAAAGTAGATGCCATAGCTCAGTTATTGAAAGCTCGCAATCCCCTAACGGACGTAGTAAAGCAGAGTAAGTGGTACTATTATAAGTTGAAACGTGAACTGGGGGAATAATGGACGCCAATGAATTCTGGCGATTAGAGGCCAGTTTTTTTTTGACTCCTAAGCAGGGAGCAGCAGTTGCTTCAGTTAGTTTTGGAAGAGGACCTACTCACCTCAGAGGAACTAGAGATGATGACAGAGGAATAGGCCACATAGCTTGATCAAAAGAGTGATTACATCTTATGGAGTTACGCGAAGTAGTACATTCTCTTCCCCAATGGGTTATTGACATACTTCGTCGGGATCCTGTTGAAGGGCAGATGCTTTGCCTGGCGTATCGTGGTGATACTCTCATAGGTAAAATACTCATTCTGTGTGATCATCTTGATGCCCTAGATTATTCACAGGTTGCAACATCTGCCTATAAGGGCTTGTGTTATACAACAACTAAACAACGTAATGGTGGTTATGTGCCCTATGTTTGTGACCATTGCAAGCAGGGAAAGCCTTCAGGGTGGTTATTCTACTACCGTAATGGCCGCATAGCCATGTGCGATGGTTGCGTCTTTACCCACTAATATGGCTTACTTGATTTGGCTATTTTCCATGTTTGGAGATTGAGCAATGGCTAAGATTAAAGTGTGGGGCGGTCGTTACGGCTACCACAACCGCTCACGCGGAATCATTGCCACTACTTCTGAACAAAAGGTAGCTGATGCTTTTAATTTAACTAAAAATGAGATCCGTACTTATTGGTGTGGCACGGGCAACGCCCTTGAGCTTGAAATTGCGAATTCCAAAGTAGGTCAACCCTTTGTATCTGACGTTGACTGGTCAAAGAACAAAGACGATTATATTACTTTAGAAGAGTGGATTAAGCGTGGAGGAATACGTTGATGGCCAAAACGCCTGAAGTAGTTTTCGTAGAAATCTTACAGAAGGGCATGTGGAATCCCTACCACAGCGAGATCGATGAGGAAGGAACTGGTGAGGCAAAGAAGCGCATGGAAGCTTTTGCCAAGGAAGCCATTGCTGCGAATATTGTTAAGTTTGATGAAATCAGAGTCACCACTAGCGCCTTTACCAAGCTCCGCATAACTGCAGCTCAAAAGAAAGAGCTCTTTGGTGAGGGCGATGGACCTGACGAATGATACAGTAGAGCCACCTTTTCGTGCTTTATTAATAACTGTTTTCAAATTGTAGGAGGTTTATATGGCTAAGAATCTCGGGATAAGTGACTACGTAAAGGAGAAACTAAAGGGTATCACTGCTGATACAGCTATCCCCTTACGTGTCCTTGTCAAAGATATCGTTGAAAAGTTTCCGTCCGTCAAGGATGAGACCAGTGCTTCTGTACGCATCAATTCCGTTCTGAAACAGAAGACTGTGGCTGCTCAATACGGCCGCATCCGTGGTACCAAGGACGGCAAGACGTACATTGTCTTGGCTTCTATGGTTCCTACGAAGGAAGCAGTCGTCGAGTCTAGTACCGAAATCGTAACTGAGGTGATCAATGAAACTGAAGATAACCCGGCAGGACATCAACAGGGGTTGGCGGGGGAGTCCGAAATATTGTCCGGTAGCGAGAGCCTTAAAACGGAAGACGCACCTACGAGTTAGTGTTACAGCAGGCAGTGCTGTAACATATATTACATCCTGTCAGGGGGATTCGTACACAACAAAGATTAGACTTTACACTTTTGCTGACAAGGGCAAATGGATACGTGCTTATGATGCGGGCGAAAAAGTGTTGCCTACTACCCTAACTTTGAATTTGATAGCATGAACAAGAACAGAGTACTACCTATCATCATCGAAGTACTACTAAATGCCCACAGTTGGCCTAGTGAACGTTTTTACCAAACTCTAGCTCATAGCAATGCTGTAGATGAGCTTATACGGGATGGTATCATCGAGTCTAATCCACCATCAGGTAAGTGCATTCTAACAGAACGTGGTAAAGTCTGGCTAGAACAGATTCTCTCGACACCCTATCCCGTGGTCAAGTGGATTGATCCCCGATTTGGAGAATAATAATGAGTACACTTAAAGTAGAAGTTATTAAAGTCGACAATGTTCTACCCCACAGCAATGCTGATCGTTTGGAGATTGCTGTTGTTAAGGGATGGAACTGTGTTGTTCAAAAGGGCGAATGGCATTCCGGGGATTTAGGGATCTATTTTCCAATTGACTCAATGTTACACCCTACAGTAGAAGCATTTCTTTTCCCACCTGAATCCAAAGTAAAATTGACTAATTCTCGCATACGCACGATCAAACTTCGCGGCGCTATTTCACAAGGTTTACTGGTTTCGATCTCTGACGCTAAGCGCCTATGGTCTATTGTGCCAGTTGAAGGTGCAGACTTGACTGCAGTTACAGGCACTAAGAAGTATGAACCACACGATAACATGGCATCCCAAAATCATACGGATAACCGTAAACGTACGAAGTCACCAAATCCGTTTTTCCACAAGTACACTGATATTGAGAATTTCAAGAACCACATCACTCTTTTCAAACCTGGTGAAGCCATTGTCGTCCAAGAAAAGATTCATGGTACTAATTTCAGGGCAGGTTGGGTTCTATATCACGCTGATACTTGGTGGAAGAAAGTCCTGGCCTTTATAGGTCTTGCGCCCATGTGGGAATTCGTCTACGGTAGTCATAACGTGCAACTTCAAAATAGATTCTTGCCTGCCACATACTATGACAAGAACATCTACGCTGAAGTTGTGCATCGCTATGATCTTAAAAACCGCATTCCTCGTAACATGGTTATCTATGGCGAGATCTATGGTGTAGACGTTCAAAAAGGTTACAATTACGGTCTTGATAAGACTGGAGCTCATCGCCGAAGTCTAGTAGTTTTTGACGTCAAAGTTGGTGCCTATAAATACATGGACTACACCTTGATGCGAGCGGCTATTGCCTCTATGGATTTAGCCCGCCCGCCTGAATTCTATGTCGGTGCCTATGTCAGTCAAGAACATTTAAAGTCGATGGTGGACGGACCCTCTGCTTTGAACTTTCATGGTAGTCAAAAGTACCGTGAAGGCGTGGTGGTACGTGCCTATACTGAGCAGGTGTGTTACTTGGGACGCAAGATACTCAAGTATAAAAGTGACGAGTTCTTGGCACTTTTTGAGGATGATACGCACTAATGTATTCCCTAATTATTCAAGCATCTATTGTGTACAAAGGAGCTAGATAGTTTCACCATGCCATATAATCCAGAAGACGACGAAATACTTTGGGAATCCGCTGAGCCTATTCAGCATAAACCCAAGGCCGTACTTAAGGCTGCCATTAAGCGTTATAAGAAAGGTCCTCCAAAACTTCTTCTAATAGAGGACGGCGAAGGCTTCGGTGGCAAGCGCTATGGTTCCACTTTTCTCAAAAGAGTAGATCTCCAAGACATTGAATACGTTTTGGAGTTGATTGCTGACGGAAAGAAACATCTCAAAGCCATCAATGAAGCAATCGAAAAAGAGGAAAAAGACAATGCCAAAAGCAATGGTAGTGTTGGCGAGAGTGGAAGTTCGGATACCTCAAGTTCCTGACTACTTGCATCTTACGGCAAGCGGTAAAGACGTTGCTTTAGACGTCGCTGATTTTGATGCTGCTGATCTACGTACCATTAGTAAAGAGTGGGGTGAGGCTTTAGTTGAGCATGCAATACAACGACGTCGTCAACGTGAAGCAGAGTTGAAGGCGCCCAAAACCCGCCAGTATATCAAGATTTAAAGCATCAACATGACCGTTAAGGCCGTACGGTAGGAATACTGGCCAAAACACCTAGGAGGTTTTATGCAGACAAGAAAATTGGTCGTTTCATTTTCAGGTGGAGCAGATAGCACTACACTCCTCTACGAGGCTATCCACATGAGGGGCAAGGAGAACGTGCAGCCTTTGTACTTCTTCTACGGACAGAAGCACGCTCCTGGAGAACGTGAGGCTGTTAAAGCCATCGGTAAAGAGTTGGGAATTGCTATTCCTGAACTTGGCATCGATCTCAAACAATTCGGCCGATCGCCACTAACGGACCACAGCATCCCTATCCCGACGAAAGAACAAAACAAACAGGCGTCTACGGTTGTTCCGTTTCGTAATACCATGTTCCTGGTGATGTCAGCTGCTTACGCCACTGTGAATGACTTTGATGACATTGGTCTAGGACCAACACGAGAAGATCTTCCTGAGTATCCAGATTGCCGTCCCGCATATATTGACGCTATGCAATGGGCTTTGCGTCTAGGTGATCGCCATCATCATCTCAACATTGAGACGCCTTATATTGACATGTGGAAAAGCGATGTTATCGAGCAGGGCTTAAGTCTTAACGTCCCTTATCATTTGACGCACACTTGTTACAATGGTGTGTGGCAACAGCCATGCCGAGAATGTGACGCTTGTCGTGAGCGTGCTGATAGTTTCACGGCAAATGGTGTGGTGGATCCACTTTTACTCTCTAAGTAAACAAGTTAAGGCAGGGTTTCTACGGCACGGAACGCAAGTAATTGTACGGCGCGATCGGGACGCTGATTCACGTAGTCCTTAAAACAATTAGCCCTTCCTTAATCTGAATGTAACAGGAGAAATTATGAGATTCGAAATTAAAAATGAAGAAGAGGTTACTCAGTCTATTGATATGCCTATTGAAGTAACCTTAAAAAGTACAGCATTGGGTAATGTTTCTTTCATGTACAGGCGGAAAGGTCAATGGTGTCCCCTTGTTGTACTCACTCATAGTGGTGAACTACATCGTGCCAATTTACCATTAGATACACCATTCCAAGTAATGGAATCAAAACAATACGACAGTATGCATCCCATCCTACCACGACTTATTAAGATTGCACGTTAGGAGATACCATGCTTAGTGAAAAAGATCACCTACAAGCTGCCATTAATCGTCTAGATCGCCTCATTGCTACTAAGCGGTCAGAAATCGAAAAGCTTGAAACGAAGAAAAATGTTCTTCATGAAGCCAACGCCATTATTGGTGGGGAGGCTTTTGACGATGCGCCTGTTGAAGTCGAAAGGCTTACAAAATTGAAAGTACGCCAGGCAATTGCCCCGAAGATGCGGGAATTTATAACTATATTAGAACCTGGCCAGATCTTTAGTGCCGAGGACACTGCTAGGGCCATTGAAATCCAAGATGGTGTCCCTCCAAGAATGGAGAGTGTCGTCTCAGCTCTTTTGAGAGAAGCAACTTCTCTCAAAGGTTTGTGCCGCCAAGAAGGCAAGAATTTTAAGGTACTGTAGAGCAATAATTTCTTCTAGTATTAAAGGAACTTTATGAGTCACGCTTACAATAAGGCAAAGAAAGCGCGGCGAAAGGCTCGTCGTAAAACTTACAAACTAACGACCGCAAGGTTGTTCAAAAAGAAATAAGGAGGACCCATGTTAGATGACAAGCAAAGAGAATTGATTAGTTTTCCCTTCCACCGCTTGCCGCTCAAGGCCCGCGAACTAAATCTTGCAGCAGAATATGACATTGATCCAGAACTCGACGTAATCTGGAAACCTTCCGACGGTAAGATATTGGGTGTACTGGAACAGAACCAGTACATGATTTCGCATCTGGAAGCAGTTGATCGTGTCGAGACTGCCCTTCAGAAAATGAACATTCAAGCCGAGGTTACAGATTTTAAGCTGCTCAACAATGGCGCGAGACTGTTTGTTCACTACCGCCCAGAGGGCTTCGTTAAGAACATTGCAGATAATCGCGATCCGGATGATAATATTTATCCGGAGTTGATTCTTCGCAATGGTTATGATGAGAAAACAGTCTTTGGCATCGAGTGGGGGCTTTGGCGTCAAGTCTGTACGAACGGCGCCCGCGTTCATATCCAAGGTGAACGTATGACCAAACGAATCAGCATGGGTGACACTGATATTGATGTGCTCATGTCGCGAGTTCAAACCTTCGGTGAGAAAACGATCCACCAGGTTTGGGCACGCATCCAGGCAATGATTCTCAATGCAGATCCTGAGTTGCCGATTTCAACTCGCGCATGGTTTGCAGAGGTGGCCACACACAAATTGCTCGAAACCTTCGACGTTGAGTTAGCTCAAAAGAAGACGGAGAAGGCAAGCCAGGATCTCAATGAGTGGCAGATTTACAACATCGTCACTGCCGTGATTACCCATGCGATTGGCAGCTATCAACGTCGGCGCCATATGGACATGATCACGGCCAGGCGATTTAAGATTGCAGGCAATCTCCGTTAACTAATCTCCGCTTCGTGTTGATAAGTTAACGGTGGGACTGGGCGTCCACAGGTTTAGGCGTCCAGTCCCTTTGCTTATAGAGGTAACATGACTGAACAACGATTTTTACGTTTGGAAAAGACAGAAGGCGTCTTTGGCCCTACCCTCCAAGGTGAAGGGGTCAACATTGGTATGCCTGTTAGTTTTGTGCGCCTCTATGGTTGCGACTTCCGGTGCAGCTGGTGCGACACACCTTTTTCCCTAGGCAAGGATAAGGGAGGTGAATGGTTACTGCTTAAAGCTGATGAAATCATCAGTCGTCTTGGTGAAATTGGTTGCAAGAATGTTGTCGTTTCCGGTGGCAATCCTCTCATACAACCTAAACCGGCTTTAGAAGAATTCTTTACTCGTCTCGTTGAACGTGGATATTGGATTCAAGTTGAAACACAAGGTTCAATTTTCCCTTCACCTATTGTGTTACACATGACAGACTTCTGGTCATTATCACCAAAGCTCCCTTCAGCAGGAAAGATGGAATCTGAAAATTGGAAGGCTGTAAATACTTTCATCATAAAGGTTCCATCCAAAGCGTTGCAGCTGAAATTTGTAGTCTCAAATCTTGTGGATTACAATTATATCAAGATGCGTTTGGTATCTGATTTAGTAACAGAGCACCGCAACGTACCAATCATTTTACAGCCGGAGGGTATGCAGCTTGAAAAGTTTGATATCAACTACTATCGTAATCGCCTTGACTACCTTTGCGGTCTTGTTGGTAATGATCTGTCTTTTTGGGGAAATTACAAAGACGTACGAGTCTTACCTCAACTCCACAAGGTAATTTGGGATATACAAAGAAAGCGCTAATGAAAAGAGAAGAAGTCCCCTGCATTGTTTGTGGTACACTTACTTATGGTAAGTGTGGGGATACGCCTACTTGTTTTGAATGCTATGAAAGTGGACGACTATCAGAATGGTTTAAGGCAAGGGAAAAACAATGTATAGCATCCTCGCTCTTATCTACATAGGATGGCTATATGATTGGCGTCTCGCACTAGCTGCAGGGGTTATTATTCTTTGTGAGACACGCTTCATCCATAGGCAAATCGAATCTCTAGAAGTATTGATGCGTAAACTCGCTTATGATCCACCCTTCAAGAATATGAACCAGATTACTACAAATCAATACCACTCTTTAACCCAAGAACAGAAAGATGCTCACCAAGAGTATTGGCACCAACATAATCCTGGTTGCGCCTGGTCTTCGTGTCCCGGTTGTGGTTTTCCCACACATAGAGGCATGATGTGTGGTCATCTTAGTTGTGGAAAGAAGTAGGTATTTATGAGGGGTAAAAAGGCCAAAGCATTACGCCGCCAAATTTACAAGGGCGGAGACTTTCGGGAGCGCGAGCTGTTTGGGATTGATCGTTCCAGAATAGTTGCTGTCTTTGACAAAGATGGTAAAGAAAAGAATGTCAAGGTGCAACGTTTTCAAGCCGTAGCCGACGAATCCAGATTCAAGTATCAGCATGCTAAGAAATGAGCTGGACAGAACGATTACACAATTATTGCAGTTGTTTCGCACAGTTTCCGGGGCAACCATTTAACACACATTATTGCAACGAAAAGTGTCCTGCGTTGCCTTTACGACGACAACTGCAGGAAAATGGGGCGCCTCAAAAATCTGTATTTACAGAGAATTTGATTTTAACAGGTGCATTCTCGCGCAAGGAAATTATTGGGATACTTGAACAGCTGTTTAAGATTCAGTATAATACAGCTTCAGGTAAGGTGGAAGCAGCACGTAGAAGTTTAAGATACAAAAAATATAACGTGTTTAAAACCGATGATGGGCGACTTGTAGCACACAGAATATAAAGGAGACAGGAGAATGGCACGACCTAAAGTTTACATTGTCAACCAGGCAGGCCACGACTTCGAAGCTGCTAAACTTTTCGGTGATCTTGTTACCATAACCGAAGGTAATATTAACGTTTTTCGTCCCGATCGATCCTTGTTTACAATCAAGCAGGCCCTGACAACTTTCGCAGAGAACGATTACTTGCTTCTTTCAGGCAATACCTTTGGCAATGCCCTTGCTGCTGTACAAGCCGCCAGTCTTGTTAAAGTGCTTAACATACTTGTGTATGATGCTAAAAACCAAAAGTATTTGCATCATAAACTCGACATTTGGAAGATGCTTTTTAAGAGGAGTTAACTATATTGCGTGTGTATTACCCAGTTACGGCTGCTGGATGCTTTGGAATTTAAACCAGGCTCTTAGAAAGGTGCCATAAAAGTTTTCAAAAGAAACTAATTTATTCAATAAAGGAGATAGCTGTGACTAACAGGCCTACATGGGCAATTCGAAAGAATCGACGTTGGAAAGTAGTTACAAGTAATTTACAGTCGCAACTGCTACCCAGTGAACGTTCTGGTATTGCTAACAGTGATTGTGGCACTACCATTCAATATAAAATTGGCAAGGTTAAACGTTCTCCTAACGGTGTTGATGTGGATAAGAACGTGACTTGTTCAAGAGGTATTCACGCATATACTTCACTAGAAAGTGCAATTTCTAATTGTCAACTAGGCATTTACGAAAAAATTCTTGTCGTGTACGCACCCCGCTGGTACGGCAAGAAAACAAATTTTAGTGTCAGGACTCGCAAAGAAAGAGCATCCCAAATTTACGTGAGCAGTCTTTTGAAAAAATAGTACTTGTAGCCATGGGTGTCTTTTAAAACTATCGGTTTGACAGGGAAGCGGAACTTTGCCGAGCCTATGGCTATTTAGGATGGTATATGAAAGTAGCCCAAATTAGTGATGTGCACATTGACTACTATGCCACACGTCTAGGTGCCATGAAACTCGAAGATGGCATCAATGTGTACCACAAAGAACGCATGGCCCTTTTCCAGCGTATGATCAGTAGTATCATTACTGAAAAGGTTGACGTAATTGTCATCAGTGGTGATCTCCATAATAAGAGTAAACCAGCTCCCCAGGAATATGCTGATGTCTTTAACGTGCTAGACAGTGTACCGAATCACATACCGGTTCTTGTGATTCCCGGAAATCATGATGAAAAGACGTCTCGCGGTTGTGCACTGCAGCCTTTGATGGGCAGGCGTTCGCATATACTGGTGGCTCTGGAACCTCAGGTTGTTGAGTGGCAAGGTTTCAATTTCATGCTCATGCCTTGGGGGACACCAATTTCTACTGTAAAGGATTGGTGTCACCAAGTTAACAACGGGCCTAAGATCTTAATATATCACACTGGTGTGATGAATGGAACTCTTAATTGGGGCGAGACCGTTGATGAAGCAGCTACTTGTAACCTAAAGGATCTCGAAGAAACCAACTGTACAGCCGTATTACTAGGTCATTATCATGGACAAGGTCCACTAGATGATGCCAAAAGGATATGGTATGCAGGTTCCCCGGAATGTTTTAACTTCGGTGAAGCTGAACAGCAAAAGGGTTATCTCATTTGGGAATTTGTTCCCAACGGATTATCAAGTGTAACAACCCGCAGTAACACAGCTGTACCTGAATATACTACTCTTTCTCCAGAACAAATTTGGGACTGCCGGCCTGGTTATTCTTTTGGTGGTTACATGCGCATCAAAGGTGAAGTAACTGAAGCAGAAAGAGCTCGTATTATTCAAATTATGAAGAGTATTAACTGTGCAGGCTACAAACTAGAATTAACTAGTAAGGAAAAGGCGCAGCGCGTTATCCAGGTATCGGGACGATCCAATCAAGAGATATTGGGCAATTATTTCACATCTAAGAAGATAACTGAAACATCTTCTTACTTCGCTGTGGATGATGAAATCGAAAAGGAGATAGCCAGTGGATAGTATCATTGCAAACTACCGCGGACTTGCCAGAAAGATTCTTGAACAGCCTTACCATCACAAGTGGTCCCGTCAAGGTTTGGGTATGTTACGCTTGTATCTTTCTAAAGAGCTTAGACTCCACGTCTGGCATGGAGAATTAATAACACCCAATGTTTCCATGATTCACGATCACCCCTGGGATTTTGAATCCACTATTCTAGCAGGCCAGATAAACAACATTCGTTATGTTCCTTCTCTTGAAGGAAACAATTATATGTTTAACCGTATCATCTGTGGTGAAGGCGGCGGACTAGAACCTGAACTACCGCGTCAAGTTGTTATGGCTGAACAGCTTACAGAGCACTATTCCATGGGTTGTCGTTATGCACAGAAGGCTAAGGAAATACATAAGACAACTGCCCGCAATGGCACTATCACCATCATTGAACGTAAATTTTATGAAGACACGGAACATGCACATGTCTTTTGGGATGGTCCAGGTTGGGTATCAGCAGAGCCCCAGGTAGCAAATAGTATTCATGTTGAACTGGCTACTAAAGCAGCACTCTACGTAATGGATCTGGAAGATGCTGCTTTGAAGAAATAAGATGCCTAAGATTTGTTATACAGCACAAGCGTTCTCGGATTCTAGCTATGATATTATTGCTAAAGCTAATGTTATTATAGCAGAATATTTGAGGCAGGGCTTTCGTTTAACATTGAGGCAGCTCTATTATCAATTTGTGGCCAGGGGATTGTTGCCGAACAAAATCAATGAATACAAAAGACTTGGAAGCATTATTTCCAATGCCCGCCTGGCAGGCTGGATTGATTGGGAAGCTATTGAAGATAGAACCCGTAATCTTCGTGGATTAGCCACCTGGGAATCTCCAGGCGACATTATTGAGGACGCGGCAAACCAGTATAAGAATGATCTTTGGGCCAATCAAGAAAACCGGATCGAAGTCTGGATAGAAAAAGAAGCTTTATCCGGTGTATTTGAAAGAGTATGTAACCAAGAACGTGTTCCTTTCTTTTGTTGCCGGGGTTACACAAGTCAATCCGAAATGTGGTCTGCAGCTGTGCGACTGCAACGCCATGCTGACGGGGGTCAAGCTCCTATCATCTTACATTTCGGTGATCATGATCCCAGTGGAATAGACATGACGCGAGATATTAAGGACCGCCTAGCTATCTTTGGATGTGATCTCCAGCTGGATAGGCTTGCGCTCAACATGGATCAAGTCAATAAGTACAATCCACCCCCTAACCCTGCTAAAGAAACAGACAGTCGTTTTCAGGCCTATATTCAAAGATTTGGAAGTGAGTCTTGGGAGTTAGATGCTCTTGAGCCACAACTTCTCGCTAATTTAGTTAGTCAAGCAGTTGCTGATTGTCGTGATCAAACAAGGTGGGAAGATGATCTTGCAAAAGAAGAAAGAGAGCGCAGTGACCTTAAACTTGTTAGTGCCAGGTGGCCGGCTATTAGCCGATACGTCAACAGGCACACTAAATCTGCTGGTGGCCAGTGAAATACACTATGGGAGAACAAGAGCAGCTAGCAAGGAAAGGTTATATCACGTACTATCCCTCCAAGATTCTGTTATTTCCCACGCTAGACCCGTTACCCATTCAGAAACAATCCGACGAGTCTGTGAATTCCTTAGGCGCCAGGGCTTACCACCAGTTATGAAGGACACAAAGAAATAATGAATCTTAAAGAAGAACTCACCAAAGCCAAGGAAGAACTATGTGCCGCCCATAAACTTTGGGAACAGAGTCCACATTACATTGCCGCCGTTGCTAACGTTGATCTCATAGCGAAGCAGGAAAAGGAAAGGTATAAGTCTGAAGTGGCCGCTGCTGAAAAGAAGTACAATGATTTGTTTGCGCAATACAATGAGAAAGAAAAACAACCTGATTTACCCACAGAAGTTAAGCAGCTCTTCGAAGCAATGCGATCTGGCGTAGACTGGGGGCCAGTTGATTTTCGTCTTCGCTATGAATCAGAAGATAAGCGCTTTGTTATCATAACTATACCTGGAGCACAGTACTGGTATAGTTATGGTGCTTCCCAATATGGTAATACCCGGCACTATCTGGTGGATTTACAAGCAGTGAATTACTGGAAAGAACACCACAAATTAATTGACGGCAGTTCTCTTCTTAACCACGCTACTATCGCGGGTGCTGAAGGCCGTTTAAGTAAGATGATTCAAGATGGTTGGATTCTCATGACCCAACAGATGACTAAAACACACTATGCGCCCCCTAAAGATAAAGACGATTAACTTTCTACCATTTCTTGGTCAACGTGAATTAGATTTAACTGGTGTGCGCCAGGCTATCATTCACGGGCCAAACGAAATAGGTAAGAGTTCATTCTTCATTGATACCATTTTATTTGCTCTTCAAGGTCAGGCTCGCAAGCGACCCGAAGGCTTGATCAATGATCAAGCTGACACTTGTACTGTTGAATTTACCTTTGAACATAGAGGTAAAACTTACACAGTTACTCGTATTGCCACAAGAGATAAACCTAATGTTTTAAAACTGCACGACGGCCAGAATGATCTTTCTGAGCGTCTACTTACCAACACCCAAAAACGCCTAGATCTTATCCTGGGCTTCAGCCCAGATCTCTTATTGGCGACAGCTGTTTCACCACAGGATGAGATCAATTCTTTTTGTAAGATGTCACCCACAGATCGTGAGCGTATTTTTTCCGAGATGTTGACATTAGGCATTTGGGAAGAAAAGCGTAAGGCCATTAATAAGCGCCTGCTCAATCTTAGGGACAATGACCAAGCCATCGCAGATAAAGTCTTGGCCATTGATGGTGATCAGAAGGCCCTGATAGGTGTTAATGAAGATGTTGCTATTAATGAGCATAAGTTATTAGAGCTGGCGTCAGAAGTTGATGCCCTTGAAAAACAGCGTCCTGTGTTTGAAAATGCTTTGACTAAGGCACGTGCCTATGAAGAACAGCAGAGGAGTCTAAATAGTTTGATGTCGCAACTATTTAAGACTCAAACTGAACTTGATACACTGAGAGATGTTCGGGATCCTGTTGTACTTAATACGCAGATCGACCTTTTAAAAAGGGAACATGCTTCGTTTGATACTCTCGATACTCCTGAAATTAAGGCCATACGTGAGGAAATAATTGAGACAACAGTACTCTATGAAGCTGCCAAGAAACAGAAAACAGAGATTAACACAAAGCTTTCAGCCTTGGCGCAACAAGAAGTGCAATTAAAGACGCACGCCAGCCAGATACCGCAAACGCTGATAATGCAAGAAGTTCCGTGTGTTAAGTATCCAGATATTAACGAAGCGTGTAAGCTTCTGGCTCATGCACGTCAAGCTCGCGACAAGATCGCAAAATTCGTCATTGATAATAAGTGGCAAACTATCGAGCATGGGGCTAGTATCATTGAACAAGCACAACTTGAACTAAGAGAGGAATTGAAGCTGTACGACGAAGCTTCCGCCAATTTCCCTGGACAGCTGGCAGGACTTCGTAATGATATCAGTAGGATAGAACGTGATCATACAGCAAACCATAACTTAATAGGAAACAAGATAGCTACTTTTGAACTTGAACTGTCATCCTGTAAACGTAAGGAGGTCTTAGAAAAGCAATGCGTAGATCTAAAAGACCAACACACCTCCTTGCAACTACAGTTGGCAGGCCCCGAACTATCAATTACAGCCGCCAAGGCCGCTTACGAACAGTTCGATCAAAAGTGCACTACGCTAGCAAAGGCCTACAATACATTAGAAGGGGTGAATCAAGGACTTGCTGCAAAAGTGACACTGCTTAAACAACAGGTAGCCAAAGGCCTTGAATCCCTCGTAGAACTTCGCAAATCTCAAGAGAAAATAGCCGTGTATCGTACGTTGCATTCAGCGTACACTGAAATTCCGTCCCTTCTATTTTCTGAGATGATGCCTCAGGTAGAACAATATGCCAATGAAGTCATCAGCCGAGTATCACCGGGTAAGCGCCTATTTCTTCGACCCTTTAAGGAAACAAAATCTGACACTATCAAGCGTACTCTCGATATCATTAGCACGACTGCTACTGGCATGCGGGAATTTGAAGAGTTATCAGGGTCTGCCAAATTCAGACAAAGCCTAGCAATACGAATTGCACTATCACGTGTTGCGTCTGAGTTATATGGTGCGCCCATCAATCTCTTTATCATTGATGAGGGATTTGGTTCACTTGACACTAATAACACTCAACTAGTAAAGCACACACTAAGACGCATAGCGCCACTTTTTGACTTATTTTTAGTAATCACTCACGTCGACGATTTAAAGGACACATTTCCAACACTGATTAGTGTTAACACAAATTCGATCACTATGCACACGCAAGAAGTATCAAGTGAGGTTCCAATTGACGACTGAGAGTTCTGAGGGATCTTCCCAAAAACCTGATTCCACGGCAACGGTAGTTATTCAGTTAATGTCATTGGATGATCCCAATGATGCATTAGAGTATTATGAACAATTTCGAAAGACAGAACTTGATCCTGAAATCGAATTGTGGTTTGCTGTCTTGACTGAAGCATTTGATAACTATAAAGAATTTATTGACCAAATTACACCAGCGAAGACGAAAAAGTTCAAAGAAGTTTTTGATTGGATATTCAACGAACATGACGAACCGTTCATAGGGGCGTTCGAAAATGTTTGTTTGATATTAAACTTAGAACCTAATGCAGTTCGTCGTGAGATCAGTAACTTCACCAAGAAACACTACACAGCAAAACAATTGCCTGAAATTGGCATGGAATTCTGCAAGTCCCTGGATCCCATGTTACTCAATCCTGATAGTATGTACGTATCAAAGGTAGGCGTCACCTTGGGTTTTGACATTCGTTACTTAATAGAAAGTGACTCAACATATCGTATTGAGTTACCCTATTACGTACCAGTTAAGGATCTCATATAAGTAAGGATCGCCATGTACACAATTGAAAAAGATATTAGTTGGGAAATGGGCCACAGGCTTACACACCATGAAGGTAAGTGCTTTAATTTACACGGCCATTCCTACCGTGCAGTCATTACGTTGAGTGCTGAAAAACTCGACAAGAATGGTATGGTCGTTGACTTCTACCATTTCAAAAAGGTCAAAGATTACATTGATAAATACTGGGATCATGCCCTAATGCTTAACATGGAGGATCCTATCGTAGCTGTTATTAATACTAGAAAAATGTTTAACGTGCTTAAGCGCAACCTTAAATTGTGCCTAGTGAATGAAGACCCCACCGCAGAAAACATTGCAAGGTGTCTGGCAGATGTAACACGTAGTTTACTGGATCAAGAGATGGGAGATCATGCTTCAGTGACGAGTGTCACTGTATACGAGACGGCGACGAGTTCTGCAACTTATGTGAAAGAAGGATTTCTATAATGTCAGCAACTGCTTGTTCCCGTTGTGGTGCTAAACTACTAGAACAATCTGCTTCAACATTATGTGAGAAGTGTCATGGAGCCTGGCTAGATGAAAGGCAACAACTATCCCGTTTCTATGATGTACCTATCAAAATGATTGAAGGTATTAGGATGGTGCTTGACGGCTTACAAGAAGCGTACCCTGCTTTTAAGCCTCAAGCAAACCACATGGATCAGACTCCAGCACGGGTAGGTAGGATGTTCTTAGAAATTTGTTGGGGTCTGGGCGTTGATCCTGCTAAGCATTTAGGCACGACATTTGAGGAGACCCAATATGGTGGAATTGTACTCGTCTCAGGAATCCAGTTTACGAGCCTATGCATGCATCATTTTGCGATCTTCAGAGGTATTGCACACGTTGGCTATATCCCTAATAGACGCATCGTCGGCCTTTCAAAAATTAACAGAGTCGTTGAAATACTTGCAGCTCGTCCTCAAGTCCAAGAACAGCTCACCTTCCAGATAGCGGACCTATTACACTCAACACTCAAGCCGAAAGGGACGATGGTCGTCTTAGAGGGGAGCCACGATTGTATTGAGGTTAGAGGTGTACGCTCAAAAGGTTCTATCACAAAAACGTCAGAAGTACGAGGTATTTTCCATGACAACAAATTCAACTGTAAGGATGAGTTTATGGCTTTGATAGAAACTAAGAAAGGATAGTTATAATGGAGATGGCGTTCGTCCTACTAGGAGTTTCAATAGGCATCAGCATTACAACCATATACTTCCATTGGTTGAAGCACATAAACAGGTTCTAAATTATAAAAGAGGGTGCACCGGGTTGAGCATATATTCGAGCACATTTAACCTTTGCACAATGTACTTAAGCCAGTACGTAGTAGACGCGATGACTCGCAGATGTCCATGATCTACGTTTAAACTGAGCTGTACCAGCACATTTAATTTTTGCACTTCGGCTCTTAAGCCCGGTGCACCCTTAGGGCGTTGAAAGTGATTGACGAGAACGGGTGATCAGATATCTCCTGTCCGGCGGTGTACAAAACAACTACCCGATGGCCAGGTAGAGACCGAAACTTGCACTGGGCTACATGATCACAAGTGTAGTCGCGATTCTGTCAAGATCAATTAGCGTGCCTCGTAGCATCCCTGTGGTTTACTCGTTAGCGTACTTTTCCACAGGGCTCATGAAAGCTTAGGCTTTTTTGAGCTTAAAAAGGGCCATATAGATGCTGTGTGTGTGTGTGTGTGTATTATTTATATAAGAACTCAGTTCTAAAGCCCTGAGCTTTTAGAATCTGGAAGACGATAAGCGATACCGCCGAAGACGGCGAAAGTGGCGAAGACGCCACTTCTACGAAAGAGGGAAACAGTGGAACTTATAACACCCTACGCCCGCATCCTCCCACCAGTCAATATCAATTCAGGCAGCACTTGGCCGGGCACCAACATCATAACATCTTTCACCTCTGATGATGGACGCTTTCTTCTCAAACGTATTGAATATTGCGCCCGCATCAGTCATCGTTCAGAAGATGCACCTGCTGATACTGAACGCTTTCTTCGTTCAGTCATTATCAATCATGGTGATTGGTCAGTTGTAGAGCATTGTTCTATCAGTGTGGAATTTCTCGTTGATCGAGGAATTACCCATGAGCTAGTCCGTCATCGAATCTTTTCGTTTACCCAGGAGTCTACTCGTTTTGTGAACTATTTAAAACGAGTCAGTGCTCGCTTTATCTTGCCGCCCTTTCAAGAGGAAGATAGGTTAGGTGCTTCAGGTGTTTGGCATAATACTATCAATGCCTGTCTCGAAGGGTACACACAACTTATTAAGCTAGGTTGTTCACCACAGATTGCACGATCAGTTTTACCTAATGCGTTGTCGAGTAAGATCGTCACGACTGGTAATCTTCGCCAGTGGCGGCATTTCTTCATTATGCGCACGACGAAAGAAACACACCCACAGATGCGAGAAGTTACTGTGCCACTTTTGGCTGAAGTTCAGCGAGTGATTCCAATTCTTTTTGAGGATATTGAAACAGGTGCATCACAGCGCGACAATCTTAGATTACCAAGATAGGAGCCAGCATGGAACAACTTCAACCCGTCATTGTTTCTTATCCGCCAAACCCACACTGCCATGGTAATATGATGCTTTATGAGGCGACTATGCCTAGCGTCTTTGAACCTAAGGCATTAGTTTATCGTTGCTTTTCTTGTAGAGGTCAAGCAACGACACCAATCAAGGCAGTTCCAGTATTCACTTATCGTAAGGGTGGAAAGTATTACATGCCTCCGCAAGTTGACGCAGTTCCTGAAGAGTTAGGTGAGACTGAATAATGTTCTGTCAGATCTTAGATCATAATTATAGTCGAATCTTCAGTCCCACATTTGAGGTCAAGCAACTACTTCGTGTAAAGCATAAACACTGGAGTAATTGGAAGAAGGCTTTTGAGTTTAATGATATTGATTTCATAGATGCTACAACTGGTAGTATTCTTACTGGTTTAGTACCTCATATCCAATCTAAGATTGATTTAGTCGTACAAAGTGATGCACGCCAATTTCCTGTCGTCGAATTTCGTGAACCTCAACTTCAGATTTCTGCCCGACCATATCAGATTGAATACATCCTAGCGGCGCTAAAACGCATGCGTATGATTGTGCATGCTACAACAGGATCTGGTAAGACTTTCATGATGGCAGCTTTGATGGATATCATCGGACTTGATGCCCTAGTAATGGTACCTAACAAGACGCTTGAAGCTCAGGTTGCAACAGAGTTAGAAAAGATTCTTCCTAAAGAACGTCCTTACAAATATGAGATTGGTATACCACGCAACTTCCACAAGTGGTCAATATATAACCTCCAAGCCTACCCTGTTCTTATAGCTGATGAGTGCCATTCCTACGCTGCGGATCAGGCAAAGCAAGTCATTCTGGCACAGGCTGCACCCTTTCGTTTCGGATTTACAGGTACACCTGTGGGTCGTAGTGATGGTCGAGATCTGGATGTTCAGGGTTTGTTTGGTGAGATTGTTAAGCTTATTGAGCCTTCTACTTTAGTGGAACAGGGTTATATTGCACCCACGCAAGTAGATTTGTATCATGCTAATTGGGAAGGCGATTTTCCACTGATGGAAAAGGTTTTTATTGTTGAAAATGAGAAGCGTAATAATCTAATACTTGAAATTGTCAATCAGTTTAAGAAGCAATCAATCTTGATCTTAGTGCGCCGTATTGATCATGGCGAACGTTTACAGAGAGCTATACCCCATTCTGTTTTCGTTCAAGGCAATGTTAGTGGTGAAGATCGTGAACGCATTCGTGAAGATGTTAAGAGTGGAAGAACCCGCATCTTGATCGCCAGCAATGTCTTCGCGGCAGGATTAGATATTCCTAATTTGGGAGTAGGTATTAATGCTGGTGGGGGTAAGGCAGAGATTCTCACAGGTCAAAAGTCAGGCCGTTTGATGCGTCCCTGGGAAGGCATGTGTAAAAAGTGGATTGACATCTATGACGCTTATCATCCCACCATGGAGCAACATAGCCGTGAAAGATATAGAATTTATAAAAATGCGGCTTTGCCAATTGATTTCATTGGATTCACAGAAGCAAAACAATTACGGTTAAAAGAAGAAATCAAGGTGGAGGATCAATGAGCTTCACAGATCGTTTCTGGTTGTGGCTTTCTTTCAAAATGCCACAACGCCTCATTTATTGGTGTTCAATTCGGTTGATGAGCCGTGCTACTGTGGGTGAGTATGGAGACACAATAGTTTCTGAACTTCTAGCAATGGATGCCCTGAAACGTTGGGAGACAACTAGTGGACGACCTTTTTCCGACAAAGAGTTTGGTAACAAGCAAGCTGATAAACGCAACTCCGGATCTGTGTCGCCTCGCATATATGTATGCGTTAGGCAAATACTATCCATCCGTGATGGTGCCTTACGTGTATGGCGTGCAACGTTTTCAGAAATTAGCTTGCCTCTTAAATGAAGAAAAGATTAGGCCTGATAGGTATATTTTGCATTGGTTTAGTGTTTGGAATACTCACAGGTATCAAAGCAAAGCGTCTAGATATCCAAGTCCTAAACAACTTGAAGACAAGGCTCTAGTTCTAGTATACCGCCAGGCGACAGGTGATGACAAACTTTGCACCTAGCTTTCAGACACGTCTACTCGCACTTCTGTGTCTTGACAAGGATTTTTTTCTTGCTCAAGCTCAGCATATGCAGGGTATCTATTTTACTACTTTTATAGGGAAGTGGTTATTTGAATATGTTACTGCACACTTTACACAGTACAAGGAACTTCCCACTCTTGCAATTATTGAAAATGAAATTGCGAGGCAGAATCCTGACATTCTTCCTGAAGAACATACAGGCCTACAAGAATTCTTCAGTATCGTTACATCAGGTTCGGTTACTGAAGCTGATTACATCAAGACCACGGTTTCAAAGTTCATTAGTAATAGGCGGGTTCGCCTTGCACTCAGCGAACAAAATGATGCCATTGAAGCTGGCGATGTCGAAGTATTACTCGATGCATTAAAGAGGATACGCCCTCCAGAAAAAACTAGGGGTTTAGAAGATGTTTATACTTTTTCACTTTTAAATTTACGTGAGATTTACGAATCCGTCGGTGCCTGCAGGACAGGTATACCTCTTATTGATAATTACGTAGGAGGTCTATTCAATAAAGAATTAACTTTGTTCATGGCAGATACTAACGTGGGTAAAAGCTTAATGCTTAATTTCGTTGGGGGACAACTACTCCGACAGCAGAAAAAGATTTTACATGTAACATTAGAAATGTCTGCAGCTCGTACATTATTACGTTATATGGCAACGCTCATAGACATGGGCAGTAGTTTGAATTATAACAATCTCATAGCCTGTCAACCCCTAGAACAGGTATTTGATTACGTTTATAGTTTACGCGAACGTTACGAACCATATTTGGCATTAGAAGAATTACCCACAGGCCGCGGCAGCATTCAAGATATTGAAAAGCTTATTGAAAAACATGAGCCTAAGGTACTTTTAGTAGATTATTTGGATCTTATCCGCCCAGCTAAGGTTCGTGAACATAAGCGTTTTGAGTTAGGAGATATAGCTGTACAACTTCGTGGTTTAAGTAATCAGTACAACATCCCTGTGGTCTCTGCGACTCAGACATCTAAAGCTGCAGCCAATCGTCGTATTGTGGGGAAGGAGTTTGTCGCTGAAGATTATGAGAAAATAAGAGTTTCAGATGTTGTTGTAGGCATGGGCCAAACACAGGATGATGCTCTTAAACGTGAAGTTATTCTTAACTTAACTAAATCTCGTAACACCGAAAAGGGTCGCATGGAACGTTATACCATAGATTACAATACGGTTCGCTTTATCCTTCAGCGGGCAGAGATCTATGGAAGTGGGGATGCAGCGTGAAAGAATGGGAATATAAGTGGAATTACGAGTTGCTAAAATTATCATCGCCAAGCGTTTTGGAGAGTTCCGTCTGGCAGGAGATGAAATCCTCATTTGCTGTCCGTTCTGCACAGCTCGTGGACGAGGCGTTGATCGAAACTTTAAACTCTATCTTAACCCCGTCAAAGATGCAGCCCACTGTTTCAGATGCGAATATTCTGGAAGGGTCAGCAACCTCATCCCACAGCTCGCAGTTTTCGAATCTAACTTTGCAGAAATTGAACGACGTCCTCCTTTCGTTGAGTCTGATACCGAGGCCTTCCCTGCCTGCGTGGATATTGCCGAGTTGTCCCCCAACGAAATGGCGAGAACTTATATTGAAGGTCGGGGGTTTAGAGTTAGTGACCTACCTGGAAGGTTCTTTTACTGTCACGACTATAGGAAAGGGAACTACTCTTTTGGTGCCAGAGTTATCATGCCTGTCCATCAAGGAGGTGTATATCGTGGATTCCAGGCTCGAACCCTTGAGGATCATAAAGTTAAATACGTCAATTCTACCGGAATGGATAAGAGATACTTACTATACAATTACGACTGTGCCATTCAACAGGATGCAGAGCTCATTATAACTGAGGGAATTTTTGATTGTTTAAAGGCAGGACCTACTGCGGTTGCTGCCTTTGGTAAAGCTGTTTCTCCAGAGCAAGTACGTTTAATTGCACTGGGTAATTTTAAGAAGGTAATCATTCTACTTGACAATGATGGCACGGCGAAAAAGGATATTGACCAATTATCTAAGGCACTAGCTCCAAATTTTAATACATACGTTGCTTTACTTGATGGTCATGACGCAGGTGAACTATCATACGAAGAAATTAGACGATTCTTATCAGATCCAAATAGCAACGTCAAAAGGATTTACTAAGGAGAAAAACATGACAAAAGTAACTGTTGAAGACGTGGTGAATTTATCTCCACGTGAACTTATTACAAAGATGACTACCAAGGGTGAAGAACCAGCAATAGTGGTGGTAACGGAGCCCACCGAGGAAGGGCCGCCCGCATCTCTTGTGCTATCAACTCAACCTATTGTTCCCACGGAACAGGCTGCTCCTGCTTCAGAGCAAGTACAGGTTGATACAGATCCTGCTGTGAAGTCTGAATTCAACAAGAAGCAGTTGAAGGGGTTATTTGATGATGCACACATTTTTGTCAAAGGGCAAACCTTTAGTGCTGTGCATGGCATCAGTGGCGGTACTGTTGAAGTAGTATCTGTTGAAAACTCTTCCGGTCGTGTCAAGTTTAAGGTGCAGGAAACCGGTGAGATCTTCAGCCAGGCTGCAGCTGTGCTTCGTGGGGGTAAGGAAGAATTGCCCTACAAGAAGGGTGATTTCATTCTATTTGAAGACCATGTCTATGAGATCATCGGCCTAAACCCGGCCAATCGCAATGTTGTCATCAATCTGAACGGAGTGAAACGTTATCTCAAAATTTCAAAGGTGGCGCCAGTTGGTGGATCAGATGAGAATGTGCCTACAAATGGAGAACAGCAAGTTAGCCCACAAACACCCACGGCCTGAAACAACGTTTCGGGAACTCGTGGATAATGCGGTGCATTCATATATACACAGGGATGAAATTAATACTGTGTACAATATTGCATCGCAAAAGGAGTTAGTTGATTTCATTGACTACGTAGCGCATTGTCCTGTTTGTGCTACGGGCATGAAATTGGCGCCTTCAGATAATATTGTTGTTCTTTTTAAAAAGTTAGATCCAGGTGCGAAGTGTCCTGAAAAGGCTTATGAAGAGGATGCAGGCTTTGATCTTTTTTCTCTTCACACTGTGGATTTATTGCCAGGCCAGAAGGTAGAAGTATCAACAGGCCTTGCAATGGAAATGCCAGGTCACCTGTATGCTACCATTGATGGCAAAAGTTCATTTGGCGCGCAAGACGTCTATACTTTTAGAGGGGTGTACGACGCAGGATACCGTGGATATATTAGTGCTTTCATGTGCAATAATGGTACTGAAAGAATTACGATCCAACGTTACCAAAAGTGTGCGCAGCTTATTTTCCACCACAGGCTCCCGATACAACTTGTTACGACTAATGAACTTAGTCCTTCCTCAAGAGGCGAAGGTCGCTTCGGATCGACTGGAAAGTTTTAATGGATCAGCCAGTTTCTCCACCATTACTTCAAGGCCATTATTCAGTAGATGATACGCCTTGTAAGAGTTGTCCTCTTTGGGAAACTTCTGTTTCAGGTGCTATTCGCCGCAGTGCTGTTTATGGCCGTGGAACGGGCCGCTATGGTTTAATGTTCATTACCCCCACAGTTAACACTGCGGATCTTCTTAATGGACGCCCTTTGACAAGCAGAACTACTTCTGCTTTGTTTTCTGATCTTCTGCGCCAAGTTGGTATCTCCGAATCTGAGTGTTTTATTACGTCTACTACTAGATGCCGCCCCCCAGGAGATCGTTTACCTGAGGCCAGTGAATACAAGGCCTGTTTTGTTAAACACGGCAAAATTGATTTTCCAAGTACTCGTCCAAAGCTGATAATGTTACTTGGAGCTATCAGTTTGAAGGCAATTTTGGGTTTACCTAAGATCACTGAACGTCGGGGTATTTTTTATGATTGTGATATCTTTGGTGATCCTCCTATCAAGGCAATGGCCACGTTTCACCCTGATGCTGTTCTTGTAAAACCGGCATATGGCCAAACAGTATTATCAGATCTTAGACGAGCCCGAGAATTTGTAGAAGATATCAAGGTCACTAGCACGTTGCCTACCAATAATAAGATTCTTGTTCGGGACAAGGAACAATTCACGTTATTAACAGAGTTTCTAAGGACTCAGGCTAAAGAAATAGCAGTTGACTTAGAAACAACAGGCCTTTCCTTTTACCGTAATGAAATAGCATCCATCAGTTTTTCATGTACTCTTGAGGATGGTAATATGTTAAGTGTAGGTATACTTACTAGACCCAAGGTTGGTTGGTGGCACGCCGAGTTAAAAGATCCCTGGGTCAAAGGTATATTTACTCAGCTTTTTAACAATCATGAAATTGCCTTTATCTTTCATAACGGAGACTTTGATACAAAGTTTCTTTGGTTCAATGGCTATTATGTTAAGAACAGTTATGATACCATTGATGCCCACTTGTTATTGGATGAGAATAGTTCCCATAAATTAAAGGATTTAACTACCTTATTCATTGCTGAGAAGGCAGGTTACCAACACAAGATTCTTGAAGAAGTAGGTGATCCAGCTGAAATTGCCAATGCTTCTCCTGAAGTACTTCTGGATTATAACACTGATGATACCTACACCACTAAGGTGCTTAAGGATCAATTTGAAATTCGTTTACGCAAGGAAGATTTGTGGGACTTTTATGTTGATCATGCCATGCCTACACGCAGAGTATTTACTAAGATTTCATTTCGGGGTATCATGGTAGATCGTCCGCGTGTTCTAGAAACATCTTCTCTTTACAGGGCTAAGATCAAAGCACTTGAAAAGGATCTTTTTAGTGCCGTAGGTTCTACGTTTGAATGGACTTCATATCAGCAGCTTGCAGACATGTTATATGTGAAGTTACATTTGCCTGTTTTTGCTACAACCAAAAAGGGCAAGCCTTCAACTAACAAGGAAACATTAAAGTTATTAGAAGACAAGCATATTGCCCCTGCACTTATCATCAAAATGAAGCATATGCAGAAGATGCTTACCACTTACCTTGATGGCGATGATGGCATGGGCAACATCAAAGGAGGCATGCTACAGTACCTTGACCATAATGACCGTATACATTCTGATTTTTTAACACATGGCACAACTAGCGGTCGACCTTCAGCAAAAGCTCCAAGTCTTTTAACTATTCCACGTGATCCTGAGATACGCATGAATTTCATGGCTCCTCCTGGGTGGGTTTTAATAGACTGCGATTATTCACAAGCTGAACTGGTATTACTAGCTTTTCTTTCAGGTGACCCTAGATTGATAGAGGCCGTGACTTCTGATGACATGCATTTACATACTCAGCTCAACATGATGCGCCTTACGATGGATAAGGTAAATAAGGAAACTCGTGTCATTGCTAAGACCATTAATTTTCGAAAAGCATATCGTGGAGGTGGTAGAGGAGCAGCTGGTGTACTGAAGATGACTGAAGATGAAGCTGAAGCTTTGTTTAAAAAATGGGACGAAACTTATTATATGGTCCCCCAGTGGTGGGCTGAACAGGAACGCCAATGGCGCGAACGTGCTGTGATTGATGGCATTTATGGTAGACGTAGACACTTCCCGCCCGCGTACGATCGAAAGACGGCAGCTTACTATGATCGTCTGTCTGCGAACTTTCCTTGTCAGAATGGTGTGGCAGATACTACTAATAGAAGTCTGTATACCATTGACGCTGCTTTAGAAAGACTTTTTGGTTGGTCTTTAGAAACGATGTATCAAGTTCCAGGCATTGTTCTATCTGTGCATGATGCTATCATCTCTGAGGCTCCTGAAGAACATGCAGAAGACATTTGTAGCTTAATGACTGAGATTATGCGTCTTCCATTACCCAAGATAAATATTTCTTTAAAACTTGACTCTAAGCTAGTACACCGTTGGGGCGAAGAAGCTACTAAGGAAAAAGACAAGGTTGTTGAGAAGACAATTGAAGATGATATTCGTGAAGAACTACGTGACGACCAGGTAAGGAGATTTTAATGCGCATTGTTTTTACCGGTAGTCATGGTGTTGGTAAGAGTACTTTATTTGATCGAATTTACTCTCTAATACCCTTGCCTTTTGCCTTTGATAGTTTTGTAAGGAACCATCCTAATCTCAAAAATTACAGTGCACGTACACAACAGCGTTATATTGACTTTTGCTACATATGGAAGCAATATTTGACGCCTTCTTACATAGCCTCTAGATCTATCTATGATACTTGGGCATATGCCAAGCTTACTGTGCATCCAGACTTTCACTACCATCTAATGAAATGGGCTGTGCGCCACATTTGGTATGACTACGTGTTCTATGTTCCTATCGAATTTCCTTTGGTAAATGATGGCGTGCGCTTTAGCGATCCCAGTTTTCAAATAGCTCATGATAAGACTTTGAAGTTGATACTTGATTACCACGGGGTCCCGTATCATACAATAAGAGGTACAGTTGATGAGCGTGTTCAGCAGGTAAAGGATATTCTGGGATATGATTAAACAACCAGCATTATTACACACCCTACCCCTACACTACTTGAATGTTGTAGGGCCAGAATCAAATTTTTATATAGAGTCTGAGTATTGTTTAGAAAGTCTAATTTACAGGGGGTTCTTTAATGGAGTTGATTGCAGTAATTCAATTCTTGATTGTGGCGTTGGTATTAATGCTGACGTTTCGCAGGTTAATCCTACGGTCACCGGTGACCGTGATTGGGCTGTTAAGTATTTTGAGCTTGCAGATATTTTGGGACCTGGTGTCGTCGTTGCCCCAGATATCCTAGGTTGTGCGGCGGCGACGCGTAAAAACTTTCAACTATACACTGAGATTAGTCCCTTACGGACTACTTGGATGTATGTGATACAAGGACAAACAATTGCAGAAGCAGAGGCAGAAATTGAGTGGGCCATCGCATCACCGACCGTCATCATGGTTGGTTTTCCTCGTGTTGTTCATTATTATGGCGATCCAGTTGATAGCGAAGCGCTAGGTAAAGTACGATGTCGCCTTATTGAACATTTTTTTAATAGGCTGGTATCAGCGGGTATGCGCATTCATATTTTAGGTATGAACAGTTTTGCTGAACTTCGTTTTGCAGCTGAATTGGGCATGTCTATTGATAGTCGTATTGCCTCGTTACTGGCAGTAGCTGGTTTGCAAGTGGATCCCACGCATCCTTTAAATAGACCGAAGGGTCTGCGAGTTGACATACTTCAACACTACAGCGTAGAAACATTAGAATTGATTGAAACTAATGTCTTTACTCTCAATGATTTTTTTGATAGCCTATGTCCGAAGAACCCGCTAACATAAACACAGTCCTGCAGGTCAATGAATTAAATCTGCAGGGTGAGATGGCTCAGTGTCCAGCTTGGTTTTACTACTATGCTGCTCTAGCTATTGACGCTGAGGAGGGCGCAGACACTGCCACTCTCGCAGTCGAAACCTATGAGCAACTCTTAGCCGGAGATTATAAGAAACTACCGGCGATGAGCGATTTGACGCAAACAGAAATTAAGCGTCATTTTAGAAGTGATCCTAAGTGGCAAGCTTTAAAAGAACAGGAAACTAAGTTACGCACCAATGCAAAGTTACTTGACAAGGCAGCGAAAGCATTAGAGATGAAGTCTCGTATGCTCATGTCAATTAACAAGCGGGATATGTACAAAAAGGGTGTTTTCACAGTTGAGCAAGACTAACAAGGAAATTTAAGGAGAAAACGATGACGGTATACACATATAATCCAGATAACCAAAAAAAGCTTACGCCTGTGGCAAATGAGCCTTTTTTGAAG